TAGTGCCCAGGTCGTTGCCAGACAGCATCTGGAAGACCTTGACGGGGTAGACCTGTGCCTCGATGGTCAGAGTGCCGGTACGAGAGCCGTCAAACTGCACGCGGTTAGGTGCGCCCTGGCCGCCGGTTGCGAACACGCGGTCACCCTCAAAAGAGGTAGAAGTGACGTTAGCCCAGTCAACATTCAGGAACAGCTTCTTGGTGGAATAGTCGACCAGCATCAGATCGGCGACCTCGCGGTTGGCGAAATTTGCATTCTTGTTAGCCATAATTGTTATCCTCCTATAGTTTCGTTTTCTTTGTCAATTCGCTCTATCCATTTCGAGGGGTCATATTTACCGCCCCAAACGGAGTAATTCATTTCAGCGATATTTAGTTGTTTTGCGCGTAATAGTTGGGAGAACGTATCTCGTATCTGTCCAACTGTCAGCTCAAAGATGTTCGAATAATTCAAACTTGGATGAAAAGTGCATAAGAGAGAAATCATGTTCGGCAGCTCGAAATTCGGGTCTGCTTTTTTTGTTTGTTTGAACTTTTTCTTCTTCTTTTGGAACTTCTCATAAAACAAGCGATCTTTTTCGGTCTTGAATTTTGGAGCTTCTTCCGGAATGTCGCTTTCATCGATATCAACCATCTGTAAGCAAATCTTTGTTACGGTCGAATAGTTGTTTCTGTCGATATAGCCACCAACGGAGAATCCTTTTTTGCCGCTATTTTCTTTGTTGATAAAAATTGCTCGATACTGCTCGTCCCACTCCAATTCCCCAGAAACAAAAAGACCCAGAGCCGAAATTAGTTCAGCCCTGGATTCATCTGTCGATGTAAGAATATCGAACATCGCAATATTTGCTTTTTGCTCGCTTGTCATTTGCTCCTAGATGTCTGGCATCTTCATCATAGTTGCCGCATCATGGTAGTATTTTTCTGGGGTATATAAAAATAAGGTCAGTGCGTATTGATACTGGGTATAGCCAATCTTCAAAATATCTTTCAGAAAAGGTGAGTGGATTCGCCCAACGTCTTTTAGCTGCACACCATATGGGCTCAGATGATCAAGGTACGAAATTTTTCTCATCAGCGAGCCCTCCTAAAAGAGCCAACCTGATAAACAAGCATTCGTCCGTAATAGCACTGCGCCGGCTTATAGATGCTGCTTCCAGCCCATTCAAGCGGTCCAATTCCAAATTCTTTGTTTCCATTCAGAAGCTTATCAATGTCACTGACCAAAATATCAATGCGTGTCCCAGCTTGTCCTTTCCGGTGATATGTCTGCATAAGGTTTTTACTGCAATATGCAAACACGTAAATAGTCATCATCGTAATAGAATCACCGCTGGTTTGTTCTGGCACAACCTCAACACACAAAAATGTTTTTGAGTTTTCCTGTGTATCTGGAACATATTCATACTTAAACACGCATCCACCTTCACCCGACCCATTCTTACCAAGCAGAAGAGTTTCGGGATCGTCGATATCATCTGTGTTGCCCAATAGGACATCAAGGACATTTTCGTCATTGATCAACTTGGAAACGACCCGATTTTTGAATACTCCGATCTCATCGAGATTCATATCAGATCACCTCCAATTCGATCTTTTCGGTAAGGCCGGCTGCTTTAACCGTCAGTACCACGACTTGTCCAATCAACTTAGAATCATCCACACAAGCGATCTTGCATTTTGCACCGGTCGTAATCGTATTACCGCCTTTGAAACATACTCCCGCAGGAGTACAATCGCCGGTAAGCGTCCATTCTGCATTGTCATATACTTCGCCATCGATTTTTGCAGTAAACAGTTTTCCAAAACCACCAGTTGGGATGGATGGTTCGCCCGTAAACTCTATCGAAAGCACTCTGTCGTCTACGATGTTATCGTCAGGATAGGTGATTTCCACGTTATCGGAAGCATCTTCCGGCACATAATTACAGATCATTTTCTCTACATTGTCTGTTTCTGCGTTGTAAAGGTCTTGTTCAACGTTAAACGAAAGGAACCCGATCTGGTCATTATCATAGTCAATTCGGCCAGTCATCTGATCAATCGACGTGATTCGATAGGTCTTTGGTTCTCCATTGACGATCTCCAACATCAGCCGCTTTCCAATGTTCAGACGGGCAGAATACTCGTCGAACGGAGTTTGAATACGGAATTCACGAGTTGAATAACTCATCACCTTGTTCTCACTCAGGTTGGAGTAATACGGTTTTTCCACAGTTGCCCACAGAGATACGATCTTTTTTGTCTTGTCGTCCTGCCACACGATCTGTTTCTGGCAGATTTGAATGCGGCCGCGCACGGTGATCTCATCATCTGCATCACGTTCGGTAATCAGCCAGTGGCTCTTACCCCAGTACATAATGCTGCCGATCTCAAAATCCTCACCAGGTCTGGTGCGGAATATTTTCTGGTTTGTAACAGTAGACGATATAATATTCACCCAGCGGGGTACGTCGTCTATCGTCACTTCTTTATAAGAAGGATTGACTGGTGCTAAAAAGCGCGTATCGTGGAGTGCCTTATTGATCACCCTGTCACGCTGCGTCTCTCCATCCTGTTTCAGCATAGCTCTATATTGAGATCTTGTCATATCCCACCGCCTTACTGTGTCCATTCAGAAACACTGTTTGACTTAAAGGAATACAAGTTCATCTCAGCAGTCAATTTACGCTGCGACTGCGCCAAAAGGTCTTTCATCTGCTCCAGGAGCTTAGCAGGGGAGAAGAAAGAAAAGTCCTTGGTGCTCATAGCGTTCTTCAAAGCGTCAGAGTTATAAACATACGGCTCCAGCCAATGCACAATCATGCTCAACGCCAGAATACTCTGTTCCTTGCGGGTCAGAGTAACATTGAACTGCTGCAGCTCATCATCATAGTCAGTCAGGTCTTGCACACAAATGTCCGCAAAATCATCAATGGCGGCCTGAAGCAGGTCGTTTTCTGCGTCTGCAAACATCTCGTCAGTATATCCTTCCTTATCATAATCTCGAATGCGCCCACGACAGCGGGCATAGATACTTTCAAAAGTGGTTGCCATGACCCGCCTCCTTTACATCAAATTGTGTCTTCCAACTCAACAGACAGGGTGTCCTCCAGTGCCTTAATCGCACTGCGGCTGTCCAGCTCACCGGTTTCGATCTTTTTCTTAGCCTCAGATGCAATCGCATCCTTGGTGCCGCCCGGTAGTGTCGGGACGATCTTCTTAATCTCATCGGCGGGCATTGTAAACACGTCATTGAAGTTGTCGGTGGTCAGACTATTTTTGTAATAGCGCTCAACGCCAAGCTTCTTGATAATGGCGGGATCATCGATCAAAATCCAATTTTCCTCAAAGAACCGGCGCTGATTACCGCGCATAGAAACCAGCTCGCGATACTCCATTTCCTGAACATCGCCAAAAGCCTCCCACTCAACGGTGTAGCCGGGATTCAAGGTGGATTTATAGATCAGATTGCCAGCTGTGCCATTGCGACACTCCACCATGGTCTCATTTGTAATTTCGACTACGGGCTCAGTCACTACAGGAGCAGTGGCTTTTGCGGCGGTAGTCTTAGTTGTACGTCTTGCCATTCGTTCCTCCTATTTAATAAAAGAAGCGGCAGGGCTGTTGCCCCACCGCCATTCAACTCAAATTATCGATCAGGCCATCTTGTATGCGCCGAAGTCACGATCAAACACAATGGCAATGCCGGTGCGCTTCATCATCAGGAACTCCTGGCTCATATCAGCGTTGTTCATCGGTGTGCCCATCAGCATAGTGACATCACCCTCGGTAACGCGCTTAATGGGCTTGGTGTCGCCAGCAAACACGTACAGGGTCTTGTCATCCAGGATGAAATCGGTAGTGCCGGTAGCGTGACGCTGCTTCACAGCAATCAGCTCAGTACCATTGAAGCGGCCAAAGTGACCCATTGCGTACATATCTTCCTTGGCGGAATCAGACACAACTGCAGTCTTGATCTGACGCAGAGCCTTACGGGTGCCAACAATCACAGCGGTCTCGCCAGTAGAAGCCTCAACGTGCTCGATCAGATCCAGCAGCTTGTCCTCGTCAAAAGAGCCGGTCTCAATGTAGGGAGCATTCAGCTTGCTGAACATGCCAACGAATGCAGCGTATGCAGAATCCAGCTCATCCTTGGTGAAAGACTTAGAGACGATATCAACAAACTTGTTAAAGTCGATACGGCCAGCCAGAACACGATTCAGTTCCTCATAGATCTTGATAGCGTGCAGCTGAGTATTGACGGTAATATCAGTACCAGCTTCCAGACGCTGACGGCGCACGCCCTGAGTACCCTCGGCGATATCGGCAACAGCAAACAGGCACTCGCGCTCGATGTGGAACTTGGGAGTGTCACCCAGAGCCAGGTTGCGATCCTCGACCATGTTCATAAAGAACTCGTCGCCCTTCAGACCTTCCTCAGAAATAACATTGACCAGCTCCTCAACAATAGCGAACACCTTGGAGCAGCTGCCATCACGCAGAGCCTTAATGTCCAGCTTGGTGGAACCGCCATTTGCCTCAACCAGAGCCTTACGCAGAGCCTCCTGGGTGTCGTTCACAGAATAATCACCAGCAACGTGGCCCTTGTAGCCATCGAGAGCCAGCTTGACCAGATTAGAATCAATAGCCATGGTATAAACCTCCTATAATAAAAATGGCCGCCCGCTTTAAACGGACGGCTTTATGTTGATTTCTTAAAACTTCGGAATCACTTCAGGGTGATCATGTAGTAGGTATAGCGACCATCGCCAAAACCAACAGTCTCAACAAAGTCAATGCAGCCAAAGGTCTTGTCATCAGCAGCTTCCTGAATCTGGATCTTGGTGTCATCTGCAGCAAAACCGACATACTTGCCCTTTGCAGGAGTGCCGTTAAATGCCTCGGCAGTAGCAGAGAAGCCACCCTTGGAAACATTCAGAGCGTAAACGCGCACGGGCTTACCAGCCTCATTGACCCACTCGGGCAGATAGTGTGCCACGGTCTGATCATAGAACAACTCAACGCCAGCGGTCAGATACAGGTCGGCAACGGTGGAAGTTGCGGTAGGAGCGGTAGCCTTGTAGACCTCGCGACCCAGCTTCTCGCCCAGAACAACCAGCTGAGCGTTATCAATCTCAGCAGCATCGGACTCCTTGTAGAAAATAGCACTCTCCAGCTGAGCACCATCCAGGGTGCCACCCAGCTTATCAATGCGCACAACAGCATGCTTATTATTAGCCATAATTATGTACCTCCTAATTTTTGGTAAATTACTTATTGCCGAGATAGTGTTCGATCAGACCACCATACGCGACATCTGAACCGTTCTGGGTGCCACCCACGCCAAAGCGGACAGTTTTTTTGTTGTTTTTATTGGGAACATAAGAAAACTCAGCACTCTTACGGCCAACCAGCGCGTAACACTTGGTCTCCAGGTCTGAATAGCTGATTTCATTGTTCTCCTTCAGTGCAATGTACTCAGTATCTGCGCCAAGCTTCTCGTCCATAATAGAGAACAGCTCATCACGCTTAGCCTTATCTGCGGCCGCAGCGGCCTTTTCCTCAGCCTGCTGATATGCTTCCAGCTTTGGTTTGATTTCGCTAACTTCATTTGCTGCTTTAGTAAAACTGTCAGACAGTTCAACAAGCTTATCAGTCAAAGTAGAGAACATAGTGATCAGGCCAGGCATCACGTCGCCCTCGTCCCAATCCTCATAAGTGACTTTCTTACGCTTAATATTCGCGTAATCCAGAACAACATTGTCGCCATTCATAGAGTAGGGAATACCCATTAGCTGATACGTGCCAGAATCGGTCACAATTACCTCGCTGTCCAGAATATCGGTGAGCCAATACTTAGGAATCATGCAGTCAGGGTCCCATCGAGAAGGAACCTGAACTTTCAGCAACGCATTATAAATTTCGTCTCGAAGCTGATTAGCGCTCAAAGTAAACTCAGCACCAGCAGCGGGCTCATTCTCGGTAGGAGCAGTATTCTCAGTTCCGGCGGGCTCGACAGGAGCAGGCTCGGGTTCCGTAGTAGGTGCGACATTCTCCTCAGCGGGAGCAGCTGCAGGCTCAGTCACCGTGTTTTCATTGGGAGGAGTAGCATCATTCCCGGCGGGTTCGGTAGGGGCTACCGTGTCCTCAGCAGGAACCTGATTCTCCTCGACGCCGGGGGTCTTAATTTCATTTTCATTCATTGGCGTTGTATCTCCTTTCTCCTCATCGGATGGATTATCATTTTGCGCAGTATAGTTCTGTTGAATTGCCTGATACTCATAAAGCCGGTCACGGATCTGAGCGGTAATATCTTCAACAGAAAAATTAGCAGTAACGCAACTGCCTGTCATAGCGGGCTTGATACTCGGATCAGTCGTAGACAGAATGCAGCAACCGTCAAATTTAAAAGACCCCACAGGAACGTTGCCGTTCTTATCTGCGGGGCCACAAGCCATATCGGTCAGCTCAACACTGTGATTCTTCGTACCATCGCGGGTAAAAATATCTACAGGATCGCTAAACTTTGTCCAAATCAAACCATCAACACGCAAATACTCCCGTTCAATACCGGTGCCGTCATCCTTAATGATCCAGCGAGGATTACAAGATTCAGGGATAACACCATAAGCTTGACCAGCATAAACGTACTTCACGTCCTTGTCGGTGATCCGTAGTTCATGTTCATGCCCTTTAAAGTCCTTGTCTTCCTCGTCAAGTTCATCTACAACATAGCCCAGGATCGGCGTATTACGAATTGTCGGTACTGCTTTGTTGATCGCGTCTTTTGTGAAACTTGTCTTGTTGAGGTTCGCTCCAGTGTGCATTACATCAATACTGACATCAATAAAGCGAAAATCAGAAGATTCGTATTCGCCCTTCTTAATAAAAGAAACCGGATATCGTTGATTCATTCTGTTTTCACCTCCTCGTCAGCAAAATAAAAACCCTGGCGAATCGCAACCTGCAACTCAGCCAGAGCATTTTCAAACACAGAATCGTATACAAAAACATACTTGTTTGTTGGGTCTATTCGCAGCATCAGAGCGCCACGGTCGGTCAGGAACTTTGCCATCCCGGCGGAGTGCGCTCCGTGTACGATAACTTCATAAATCTCCTGACTCATCTTATGCCTCCTGTCTATCGGCGCTTACATTGCCAGCATCAGACAGGCCCTCGCCCTTACTTGCGTTTGTTGGGCGGCCACCTTCATCCCCGGCGGAGCCGGACTGAGTATTGGAGCTCTTAAGCGGTGTTTCACCAGCACTAAGTCCCAAGATTTCATTTTCAAGATAAGTCATGTTCTCATAATCGCTGCCCGCATAACCAGTAGTTGCAAGAGCTGCGGTTCGAGTCGGCATACCATAGGTAGCATCCTTGAGATATCTTTCATGCATCTCAGTCACGTTATAATGAGTGACTGGTAGGAAGTTTAGGCGGAACCTATAAGAACTGGAAACGCTCTTCAGCTTGCGATTGATCCAGCGTTCCAACTGTCGCATCACTGCAAACACGATCTCCTGGTCATTCACAGTACACAGCTGCAGGGTAGTAGCAGAAGGATCTTCGCCACCGCCGAATAGATTCTTATTCACGCCAGCGCTTGTAAAGAATGCGGCCTCAGCATTTGCGACCTCTTTAGAGTCACTGTTCACGCCGCTCTTTTCAAAGTTCCAGCTACTGATTTTCATGGGAGTAAGAATTGCGCCAATATTCGACGGCAGTACATTACTCATCATGTCATAGAACTCTTTTGCTGTATCATAGTCGATCAGGAAAGAGCCGTCAGTATCATTCACTGGGATCTCCATTGCCAGCGCCTTATAGTTATTGGTCTCACTTGCGTTTTTACTGATGGCACGGTAGTCTTCAATATCGGCAAGCGCACTAAACAAACTCACAAACGGGGGAATGGGGATATAATCGTGCTCGTTTACTTTGATGCAAATGGACTTGGAACTGTCCAGCTCCTGCCACTTGTAGTTCTGCGAGTCAGCCTTATATTGGTTATACATCGTCTCAAACTCTGGCGGATAGTTTGGCAGCTTGTCTTTGTTGGAATCAAAATAAGAAAAATCAAAAGCAAAGTTATAAACGCCGTCCTCAATGCTGCTTATTTTACAATAGTCTGCATCAAGATTTTGAAAAGCAAAACTGTCATTTGTCTCCCACGCATAGCCATAGTAAACGTCATCGCGGAATGCAATTGTCAGTATCTTCGTGGCTTCGTGCGGGATATTCATCAGCTCAACTGCTGTTACAGCAGAATAATACGCCTTCTTAAATTTATTGGCGTTAATTGTCTTAGAGCGATCAAGTCCATACGGAGAAATCGTGTAAGAATATGTAGACATATTCGCAAAATACTGAATCAGTCGGCGATAGTAGTTTGAAATATTGAATAGATATTTACTCATATTTCGCAGCTGCTTCTCATAGTTGGCGGGGTTGCCAAGATAGGTGACGATCTGATCTTTCGTATATTTTGTATATGTCGGATTTGTGTCGGTACTCGATGCCAGATTGCGGATACCGATATGTGACAGGTTCGCATAAACACCATTGACAAGATCCTGATATGTTACATAAGAGGTCTTACCATCTTTGGCATTTGTTACGCGGACCTTTTTCTGCATTTTATCTTCAGCCATTACAGTCCTCCCTTCTTTAACACAGGCGCTCTAAAGTTAAACGTGAGCGAAGTTGGTTTTTTATTCTTCTTCTCCATGCTTCGTTCAACTTGCTGCGCAATGTAATAGTTGTAAGATAGGGAAGAGTAGCGGTCTTTACGGCAGCCGGATTTCTCCTTGACCTTAATAACGTTATTCACAGTTTCGTAGCCCAGGTTCACGAGTTCGTTTACAGCAAGTCCGGTATTGATATATGGCATCTGTAGTGCGGCTCGTTCAGTAGGCGACATTTTATCATAGCCTTTATAGATTTTGCGCAACTGGTCTTCACATCCGTACTCACTCTGAAGCAGATGGATACGTCCTTGCTGGAAACCGCTGCGTAATCCAATGGCTACATCGCTATTAAACTGGGAGCTGCCCATAATAGCCTAGATGACCTTGCGAGCATTTTTGTCAGCACAGCGAGATGCGATTTCTTGATTGTTACAGCAGCTGATCGCAGGATATGTTTCGCCTGTTTCTGGGTCATACATATCGCGCATCAACAGGTCAACCAGAGGCAATCCAACACCTCTACAGTCAACCCCGATATAATCACAGTTGAAGTAATCGAAATACCGTCGTAGTTTTAATGCTTGGTCTTGCGCACTCATACCCTCAACATTCTCTGAATAGACAAAGTTGCTGGTATAGCGCCCTGATTTATTTGGCAGCATACAGTTCAAGAAGATACTGGTTGCATCGTTGTCATTTTTGCGACTGCTCATCAATGCAATATCAGCGGTGAGAATTCGTACTTCGCCATTTTTCTTTTTCGGCACGTCCATAGCAGCTTGATTAAGTAAAAGATTCGGTGCGTAGAACGCTTTTTCAATGACGCGCGTTTTGTTGATATCATCAAACTGGAATAATCCACCCTCAGTAGCACCAAGCCACTTGCATTCATTCTCCATTGCAAATGTCAAATCAGAAAAACTGGATTCACTCATTTCGTCCTCTACAGCCTCCTTCAACAGCAAGCCGCTCTTGATTGACATCTGATACGGGAAGGATACGCAGAAATATTTTTTATTAAAATCGATCATATTTACGAAGTAGTCCTGACATTTTTCATAGCTCCAATGGTTTTGGAACCAAGCAGAACTTAGATAGAATTCTTTATTTCGCTCTGCAAGATGTGCGTATTGTGGCTTGTCCAAATATCCAGGATGACGAACAATATTCAGGAACTTCTTCAAAATCAAATCGATAACATCTTTAGAAAGCAAACGGTACTCATCACATCAACGTGTTAACTCGCTGGCTTTTTATCCAACGATTCTTATAGTTTCCTATAAGTTCAGCATATATTTTCACCCTCGTTTAACGTTAGGCGCATCACTGCGGATAGTCCTATATACTATCGTGCTGGGCACTCGTGGGAGAATTATATTTATTCATCTCCTATGCGTTACAATGATGAAGAGCCTTGCGAAATCCCTTCATTTATCTCGGTATTAGCACTGAATTTGTCATCAAGAATTTTTTCAAAGTTCTTCTCTTCAAAATAGGGAAGCCTTAATAGGTCAATTCCATTTTGTTCACAATAAGCGGTCTTAATTAAATCGCGTTCGTGAACTGCTTCCTACTGAGAATCGCTTTTAAGAGTCCAGTCGTTCTTTTCGTATGTAACATGTGGATAATGGAATTCCCCATCAACCTCAATACATAGATTTTTGTCTGGGATATAATAGTCAAAAGGTAAAACACGAATGTTACGGCAATCGTCAAAGCGTTTTTCTTTTTCAAAAACAATATTGCGTTTCTTAAAATAGTCTTCAACAATGTCCATATAATGAGATTGGCGTATTGTGCATAGAGCGCAACCTTTTCCACGCAACAGATTGTCAGGCGATGCCTTATAAATATGTCCACATGGAATTCGCTTTACTAAAAGAGGTTGCCGTGCTTTTACATAGTCTGTCAAAACTTCGTATGTATTTGGAAACCTATCATCCAATTCTTTTTGAAAGCTTTCAGTTGTTTTATGCCAATTCTTTTTACTGCAAAAGTAGCAGCCCTCTCCACCAGAAGTCATTTTATTTGGTATCTTGTAAAATGTATTTCCACACACTTTACAATGTAACCCGACTTTCGTTTGACTATCGATGTAATCTCCAGTGACTTCATAAATGGGACCAAATTTTTCGTCTAACAACTGCTGGAATTGCTCCTTGGTTCGCTTTCGTGAATTTACCTTAACTATAATTACTCCTTCTTTCAAATAAATTTTTAGCATCTACCGATTTTGTCCAGTCTAGGTTTTATGTTTCCATAAAATCTGGCATGTTTGTTTACCAATAAAGTTGCACGCGAGCCTCGTGACGAGTCAGTTGCAGTGACAACTTTGATGTAACTACCGTTTCTAAATATTATTTCTGCTTTCTGATTATTGATATCGACTTTCTTGATCTCTGCCCGCAACAGTGGGCTGTTCGGGTATATTTCTTTCATTATTTTTTCGTCTAGGATACTGATAGATTGGCTTCGTACCTTACATGCTATACAGACCTTAGATCCTGGCCACAAAATACAAGTTATGACGCAGAACACAGCGGTCAAAAAGGATTTTCCCAACCCGCGCGCCGCGACCCAGCAGAAGCCGGTGCATCTCACCATCAAAAACAATAGTAGCTCTTGGAATGGCTTCAATGTCAGGTTTAAATAGTCTTTTGCAAACCGCTGAGGATTCGCTCTATAGAATGATGCCCTCAGGGCAACTGCGTTCATTATTTTTTCTGATTTTGTATTCGCTACTTCCTTATCTGTTAATCTCTCTTTACTCATGCGGAACCACCGCCTTCGCCAATACCGAAAATAGTTTCGCGGAGGCTGGTATCTGTGGCATCGTCCTCATTTGTCTCTGGTTTATGAGCAGTATATCGTTCAAACTCTTCGTCAAATTCGTCTTGATATGGATTCTTCAAGTTGAACATCTTAAGCAACGTACCCAGCACCCACACTCTAAAATACTTACCGATACCATCAACGTCCTGCCACTCTGGCGACGGTTCTGGAATCGGCTCTTCCTCTTCCTATTTCTGAATCAGCGTGCCAAAAGTATTCGTTTCAGCCAATGCGTTATCGTTCGTCTGATTCGGTTTGATCTGAGCGGACCCCATCAGGTTCTGCAGGTTGTCGTTTGCTTCTTTTATTTTCTTTGTGTCGCCAGTGGCATCAGCCTTATCGCAATTAAGTTCTGCCTTTGCAATGCGTTTGAACAGAATTTCTTGTGCGGCCGTCTTACATTCATGTCTAGTGATAAGATTTTGATAGTGCTCATCAAGGAATAAATAATCTTTTTCATCCAGACCAGTACCCCAGAATTTTCTCATCTTCAGAGTGACCTTTGTCCCCTTTGTATCACCGGCAGCCAAAGCGTCTTTTTTCTTCTGGTCGATCACATCGTCATAAGTTTTATCTGCATACTGACGTATATTAAGACGTCCCATATAGGTGTTAATTTTTAAAGCAGATGCCACAGAATGTTCTGAAGCGTCAAGCAATTTATCATTTACATAGGTATCGAACATCATAGCTAGACGGTCAATTGCTTCATCTTCATCGTTATACTTCTTAACATAAAACTCAAACATCTTCTCACGACATTCATTGCACCACGGGAGGTATCCGTCGTTACCCATAAACCATTGACTCTTCGTTTTTGAGAAATTACCTTTGCGCACGTCATAGATCTTCCCACAACACATACACTTGCCGCCACTCCAGGACGGCGGAACCTTGATACGGGGCTGTTTCTTATCTGCGGCAGCTCTGGCCATAGCCAATCACCACCGTTCCGTCGTCCATCATATCATCAAAGCGATATTTGATCTGATCCTATAGTTTTAAAACTTCATTCAGTTTTTTCGTCTTGCGGAATTTTGTATATACAGAGCCAGTTACCGGGTGCTCTCCAATCTCTTCGTAAAAAATTCCCATAGCGCGAACAAACAGCGCTGTCCGTCTGGAATAGCAGTAGAAGTAATCGCCTCCTAAATCTTTGTGATATTTTTCTTCCATCTCTAATTTGGAACCCTCCTTTTTAATTTATTTTTGTGGGTACAGGTATGCGAGTCGAACGCATCTAAACACAGCTTATGAGGCTGGTCAGCACACCGGCGCTGTCACCTGCGACATATAAAGCTCGCCTTTTCTAACGAGCTGTTTATTTAACTATTGTTGAACTTATCTGACAATTCTTTTAAGATCTGATAAACCGTTTTCAATTCTCCATCAGCATTTCTAATATCAACCCCTAATTCTTTAAGACTAGTTTCAATGTCTTTATCAGGGCAAGCACAAACAGTCTCACATTTAGAACCTGCTAAAACAGAACAAATGTCGTCCATAATAATCTCCCTTATAATAAAAAACGCCCTAAGCGGTTAAGCCCAGAGCGCTTAAATCTATTAAATTACGATGTTAAATCACTATCTTCACTGGCTTCTCCAGCTTGACATCGTACAGACATTCAAGGCCGCTGTCATCGATTACAGCCACTGCCTGTTGCGGCACATCATTTTTGCGCAGTCCAATTGCGTAGGAATCGCTGCCACAAACGCAGCCGCTCTCAATAACCTTCATACCATGCACCGTTGTCATGCCGTTTGTGTGGCGGTGACCAAGGAATACCATGTCGATTGGCTGCTTCACCATCAGTGTCAGGTGCTCAACAACGTTAGCAGGGGAGTCCTTATCTCCATGTGCGTACATCACAAGACTATTCCTGGCCTTAAAGCCACCAAAAGTCGGATCGAGTTTCTCTGTCTTGACATCAATGCCAGCCAGATTTTGCAGCCGTGCCTTCATATAGAACGGGATCAGTGCTTCAAGTTCGTCGCCTGCTACCTGGTCCTCTTTGCTGGGGAATACTCGTGAATGATTGCCACTCACGGAATATACGTCAATATTCTGGCATACCTCGTACAGTGTAGCAACAAAATTACTTACCAGCTCTGCAGCCGTCATAACCTGCTCAATACTGTTTTCATTGTTCTGCACGCGGGTATTAACATGGATATGCCCATTGATCAGGTCGCCCAACAGCAGCACATGAATCTTTTCGGCTGTATGTCGCGCTACGATATTGAACACCTGTGCAGCATAACTCTCAAGCCGAGCCTTTAGGATATCTTTGTTGAACTTATTCCATGCCGAATCAATACCAGCGCCAGCATGTAAATCAGACAAACACACAATCACATCGTGACCGCTGTCTTCGTACTGCACAACATTCAGAAAATTGTCAGGGTTATACGGAGCAACATTCTTCAGAATCAACTCCTTGACGGATTCGGCACGGGCAACATCGCGATACACCTTGTTTGCTGCATTGCGTTCATCTTGTAATTTGACCTTTTCAATCTTCAGTCGCTGCAGTTCGTCCTGGATCGTTTCTTCGTTGGCGTGATCAATAGCGTAGTCATAACCAGCCTTCCACGACTTATAGGTCTTACGGTATCTGCATTCGCCATAGTCTGAGCCGGTCGCTTCATTCAGCAGTTCTGCTGCCTGATCCTAGGTCAGCTTACGTTCACTGCATGCCTCACCGATTCGCATCATATATTCATCAAAGGTCTCGCCGTCCGCTTTCTTAAATTCGTCCATGCGCCACCTCAGATCTCAAAATTGGTGTTGGTACGCTGGGTACGGTTCAGTTCGCGCAGCGCCTCTTCTGCCTCGGGATTTCCAGGCAGCTGAGTCAGAACAGACTTGATCTCCTCCGCATACCAGTGGTGAACGGTACGGGTGATATGGACACCGGGGATAACCTTACGCAGATACTCTGCCTCACGCTTAGTAATTTCAACCATTATAATAAATCTCCTTTGTAATTTATAATCGAAAGGGAAATATATAACACCCTTTCATATATTAAGAATCTAAAGTTCATTTCGTGCATTCGCTGCGTTTTCGCTTAATTTTCGCCAGACGTGCTTGTTCTTTCTTTGCCGCACATCCTTTGCAATATCTGCTGGCATTTGGTTTTTCTGAGTGATACTGTTCGCCACACACGATGCAATAGCATTCCTTCGGGTCAAACAATTCTCGCACTATGGCACTTAGATTCAGCCGATTATTTTCAAACGTTACATTGAACGTGTACGCAATCGTGTCATTCTTATCAAGGACAAAATTTGGGTACTGGTATAAGCATCCAATGTCATCAGTGCCGGTTCTGTTCAGCAGGTGATAGTCGTCAGAAATCTCCTTCATGCCCCGCACTGTATTATAGCCGTCATCCTAGTTTTTTCCAGCACAATACATAATCTCCGTTTGCTCTTCAAAGCAGCCACCAAAACGTTTCATCTTAAACTCTGTGTCCAAGGCAAAGGTGTCACTTCCGTACAGTCGGCAGAAGAATATCAACCCAAACAGAACACGTAGTTGTGCGTAGTTGATATGATACTTTCGGCGCGCCTCTGTGATATAGTCCAGATCTTTCTGATAAAGCACAACTTGATGTACGTCAAGTATGGGCGCGTTATTTTTACGGCCTCTGCTGAACGTCTGGATCAAGTGGCTACGATCATAGCTGACAGACTCAGGATTTTTCATCCGCTCATAATAAATGGTGGCGCATTCAATAGGGGAGAGGGAGGTCCGCTTCAGCAGGTTTCGCAGCATCAGGTTTGACTCGTGATAGTCCTGCCAATGATCGAGCAGCATATTCTCATTACAGTAAAAAGTTGTATATGCCATTTAACCTCCTTACTCGATTGGTATAATTTCGCCATCAATATAGCGGCAAAGTTGTCCATGTGCATTATAGTATGGAGACATATATCCACTATGTAGCCAATAATATATAACTCTTGTATTCTCATCGTAAATAAGTTTCGTGTTGGAAATACTATACAAAGAGCTTCCATTATAAATAGATTTATCGCCTACATTGTTTTTGCGCGGAATAGATGCCCAAATCCCAATACCTAAACATAAACATATTACAGCTATCAAAGTAATTATTGTTATTTTAAAACACCGATAACTCATTCTGTTTCATCCTTCTCATCAATCGCTTCGTGGACATAGTCTGAAATACGCTCGAATTCGGTATAATCAAAATACATCTCGCCACAATCACAGCATACCATCGCCGTGATATCCGGCACATGAACCATCTGATTTTTATAAGTAAATTCGTGCTCCAGTCCAGTCTGCTTTGTCAACAAGCCGCCACAGGTAGGACATTTGGTTATTTTCTGCAGTTTCTTTGTTTTCTTCTTAAACCAACCCATATTATTTCACCCTCGCTTCATGGATTTTCGGTTCAGCCAGACTATATCGCTGGCCAAGGTATTCGTACTCGCCGTTCGGATCGTGAACTGGCAACTGAACAGGAACCGGTTTGATATTTTCGACCACACCAGCCCCAGCCATGTGCCATAAGAACTTCTTGAATTTATTGGGATATTTTTCGTAGCAGAGCACCACAAGAATATTCGCCAACTCTCTCACATCGGGACACACCAGCTTGCACTTGTTGCGGTACACGTTATAGATCGCCTGCCAGTTTGTCTCATAGGTTTTGGCTTCTTCCTTGGTGATACGACCTTCAATCTCTTTATGATATAATTGCCAATTGCGACATTTCTTTTCGAACTCAAGTTGCTCTTTGCGGCATTTGTTGAAGTCCAAGAAAATGGCCTCGATCTCGTCAAAGACTGCCTGGTCATAGGAGACCTCTGGATCGTACATGATATGCCAATCAAAGCTGCCTGCTGGCTCTTTACGCCACCGCACACCGCGCTCCCAACGCTCCAGACTCATGCAAAGCAGGTTCATGTTGCTATGTGCCTTGCTGAGATTATGTAAACGTGCGTAGTAAGGACCGTTATATTTGAAAAAATACGGCATTCCACTTGCTTTCGCCCACTTACTAATCTGCCGAGGAATAGGGTAGAGCACACCGGTTTTTGCAAAATCCACAGCTTTCCCGTTTGCCACAGAAAGCAAGTCAACATAGCTTTCGTAAAGTTGCTTTGTTTCCTCTGTTCGCGCAACACGATTGTGGTATACAGAAGCCATATTGCTAATCTCACCAATCATACTTTTAAGGCCACGAAGAGTACAAGCAAGTTTGTTTTCAAGATTATCAACTTGGGCAAGACTTGTTACTTTATCTTCGATATCAATAGTGACATATCCATCGTCTGGAATAGTATTGATAATAATTGGCTCGTTTGACAATAGAGTTAGGTCCCCATCGTAGTCGGCCCCCGACAAGCGTTGTGGAGTAATCGAAAACACATTGATCATACAGCAGTTGACAAGGTGGCTACAATATTTTTGCGTTAGTTCATTATCAATGCCTTTTAGCTTAACGTGTTCTTGATGGCATATATGAGGGTTACGACCTAATGCTCGTTCTCCCAAAATAACACCTTGCCGATCGAAGCTATAAAATTCATTTGCTTTCAAACAACCTTTTATTGGAAGTCCCGCGATAGCCTCCATCAATGCAATTTGGTCTGGAAGTAAAAACTTGAATGTTGCGTCAAAGAACAATTTCCCGCATTTGAATCCATTGCGATATTTATCAAGCAGACTATGGAAATAATCTTTTACACTTGGTTCATGCGTCATCTCAGGATTCCGCATAATGGCTGCAATATAATGATTTAATGGTTCTGTATTGTCAGCTAAAGCCCCTAAAAAGCAATATGTATAAATAGGATCACCATTGACGATTTTCTCGTACCAGTCAACAGATCTATCAGCCAGATGCTTGAACTCATCAAATGGAACATCCTGTAAATCCTGGATAAGCTGATAGTTCCCTAAACTGACCAGATTTTCTTTATCTGCTTGATAATTCCATTTTGCAATTCCGAGGGCGTGGTCGTATTTCAATGCAAGTTCTTTATAACGGTTCCAATCATTGACAGTACCGTCTTTTTTGAAATACTTATACCCTTTATACATACTTTCGCATGCAATAAACATGGGTTCAGCATCACGGGTTACAGAATGCTTGATGCCCCAAATGTCTATAATTTCAGTGACCCCACGCTCCTCATAAAATGAGACGTAATCCATTTCATTAAAGACACCCTTAAAGTATGGCATACGAAACACCATACTATTGATCTGCTCACTTGTTCCAATCCGCCGCTCAACTTCACGCATTAGGGCAGGATGTGCGATACCGCATCCATCGAACATATTGATTTCAATATCGGCTTCTTTTTTTGCAATTGCTTTTTGCTTCCATGTTCGTTTTGCACCTGTTTTTTGGTCAACAAATTCGACCTCTTCATCACGAACATATTTTATTTTTTGATTCGGAATAGTTGCGAATGTGTCGGGCACTACAACAATCTTTGGAAACCACTCCCTCAATGCAATACAATGACAACTGGAAAGCACAAGACCACGATAGGCATAATATTTACTAAGTACAGTGGGCGCATCTTTGAAGCTTAAATCCATACTGATTCGCTTGTCTACTTCTGGCCAAATATGAGATTCAACCATTGAGAAGATAAACTGACGGATCATAGAGGCACTACGATCACCAAATGAAAAGTGATACTTGCCAATTTTCGCTCCATGTTCAATTAAATGACGGACAACCTTTGGTTTGTTTTGTGCGCCAGTTGCATCAATAAAAACAATAAACGGATTATAGTCATCGTAATTATTTGATACAATTCTAATTTGACGCAAGAGCATTGTATCAGATTGCAACACCTGATATTGAGGATCGTTTGCGACCTCTGCTGGAACCTTATAATTCTATTTAATAAATAAGCTTAGCGGATATTTTCGCACTGTATAACTTTTAGGACTGATCACTTATTTCACTCCTTTTATGACCAAATGGAATTGTAAATATTTCTCCTGGTGTCCAACCTCTGTCATAACGGCTTTTGATTAAACTAGTTGATAACCCTGTTGATTTCGACCACTCTAAAATTGATTTCTTTTCACCATTGTACTCAATCATTCGGGTGTTTCTTTTGTTGTTGGCCTGCTCTAACATTGTTTTCCATTGACAATTTTCTGGGCAATAGTTGCCGTTGTTATCAATGCGATCGATAGTATATTGTCCTCTTGGCGCGTTTTCATCATAACCTGTTTTATCAGCCCATTCTTTGAATTTCAGAAAATCTTTCCATTCATCACAAACTTTGATACCACGTCCGCCATAATCTTGATATGCCTTGTTTTCTGTTTTTGTACAACGTGACATCATCGCAAACCATACTTCATAAAGTCTCGATTTTCCAAATCCGCCCTGAGTTATGTGAGAACACCCACAGGATTTTGATCTACCACTAGTTAATAGCGCACCTATGACATCTACTTCGTTACCGCAATCGCATTTACAGTGCCAATATACTTTTTGATTAAGATATTTCGAAGAACGCCCAAGCACAGTTAGTTTTCCAAAATGTTGACCAGTAAGATCCTTGGCCCACTTTTTGTGCTTTGAGCAGCCACAGCTTTTTGTATTTCCCGTTCTTAATGCATCGCCATCAACAATACATTCATTTCCGCATTCACAAACACACTTCTATCTGGAACGATGTCTTCCATTTGCCTGAATATAATCCTGCTCTTGATTCAAAACAGTTAATTTGCCAAATTTCTTTCCTGTTAAATCAATAAACCGCATTATTTATATCACTCCTCAATGAATCAAATTATTCCAGTGGTCGTTAAAGTGGTCATCGCCGTCATCTTCGCCATCACTGCCGCCCATATCATCGTCGCCATACATGATCTCATCGTAGGCCGCCAGACACCTGCTGATAAACACAACCAAAATGGGTGTAACCACCAGGGCAGTAAAGAGCACACGTCCTAGAATCTGATATGTAAGCACAAATACAACAAGCATTTCTGCGATAGTAAACATCCAATCAACAAAGTCAACTGAACTTAAAACACCAGCGATAAGTACCATCAGCGGAATAGAGTTAACGCGGATCTCCTGAATATCGTCTCGCTCTGTATCGTTCTCTCCGCCCGGCTTCTTAGGCTCTTTGTCCATACTATTGTGTACCTCCTTAGTCTTCGTCGTCGTCCCACATTGTGCGCCGCTTCCGCCGCTCTGATTGCCGCTGGCGTTCGCCGCTTTCCTGAGCCTTCTCAACTTCCTGCAAAAACTGATTCTCAATCATACGCTGTTTGCGGGCGTTACGCATATAGCTGCTCTTAGACACCTTATCACGCTTGCGATCACTCATCGTCGCCGTCCTCCTCGTCATAACCATAATCATCTGGGCAGTACATCTCATGGAATAAATATCGTGTCAAAGAAGGGGACATAGGCGTACCATCTTCCATCCACAACGTATCATAAAGCGATGCATTGCCGATCAGTTCCTGCTATTCTGCATATACCTGAATCGCGTCAAGGATGTCCTCGTAAGTTACATCATAATCGCGCACAGCATCAGCTACGGCAAATCCAATATTATAAATATCCTGTTTTGAAAAGTCGTTTTCTTTCATATAGTTCCTCCTTATATCAGCGGCTCACAAATACATGGTCCTGTCAGTAAATCTATTTTATGTTCAAGTTCTGCGATCCGAGTTTGTAATTGATCAATCGCAGTTTGATACGAGGTTGTTGTTGCTCTTATAGTATCTATACGTTCTACTGCAAAATGCGACAGAGTATTTGCTTCGTCGACTTTGATAATCGCATGGTTTACTGTATCGTGCATAGAAAATAAATGATTATCTATTTCTTCAACTCTTACAGTTAGCTCTTGTTCATCCAATATTTTCATCTCCTTTACAATAGACTTTCACAATAATATTCACTATTTGTATTGATATCTCCATTTATCAGTTTAAGATATCGTCTGTACATCTGTTCACCATAAGGCCCAGCAATTTCGAATTCAAATCCGTTATTTAATAAGAAAAGTCTTACTTTCCTTTTAACTACAAACGTTTCATCTGGTTCTCCATAGCGGCAAACCGTCATATCGTCTTCGTCTATTTGAAATCTAAAATTATCAAATTCTATTTTACAATCATTTTCAATTTCGATATGTAATTGTAGGGCTGCTTGTTGTTGTACTTCTTCACTGATATATTTTTTCATAATAGACTCTCACAGTAACACTCATTGTGAATAGATACACTGTATTCTTCTTTTAGAAAATTTTTCGATACATAGTCTTTGATAAACTTTTGTAAAGTTTCATCAGTAACTATGGTGTCATAATCAACCCATTTGTCGAATTGAATAATGTGATGTGAATTGCCATAATTTACAGTGTCTATGGTCGATCCACTTTCAAATTGAATTTGTACAGGCTGCTTCCAATCCGATGGATATATGTATATCTTATCGTCAGGTATCAATAATTGATTGTTCATATCGTGCCTCATAATAGTGATTCACAAACGCATTCGTTTTCTGCCTCGACAACATCAGGAATTGCAATCGTCCACAACGTGTCGTGTCCCATTCCATAGTATTTTACTTCCGCTTGAACTTCACGCTGGTTACCATTTGCGTCAATGTAAGATACAATTTCGTTTGTGGTTCGCAGTGGTTTATCGCTTGGCAGAGACCATGTAAATCCATCCTTCGCCCAGTCAAAAGTAAACTCGCCACTGTTGATATCATCGGGATATCTGTACTTACACCATCGCAGCGTGCGATCATCATGCAGCGTATCAAATCTATCCATTGTTGGCACCTCTGTTATACCAAGCTGTCACACACACATTCATCCCGCTGCACTTCTTGAGGCGCAGTTGGCGGTGTAAACGCAACCTCGATTGGATCATATGTCATCAGAGAACAGGCATCGATTTGTACATTCGGAAAACACATGAGTTTAAAACATCGGTCGATATCATCAACAACAAGTGGCTTATCCTCTAAGTGCAATCCACGATAATTATCGGGAGGACAAGTAGTTGTTATCACGTGAATGCTGTATTCTCCGCGAGCTCTGCTTTGTAAATCTACTATAAGGCATTGATGATCAACCCTATACCCATAATATTGAATATCAAGATTCCTGGCGATTTCCTTGATATAGTCCTGTGCACATAATATAGCCGTCCCGCCCATCGGCACCAAGATATTGCAATTGTTCTTGACAGCGTATTCACATATCGCATATGTACGTCCACTGTTTCGTGGCGCTAATATTCTTTCCATATTTCACCCTCCTTACAATAGCGGTCTGCACACACATTCACACTGTTGATCGGCCAAAGCATCATGGATTACATCGTCCAGACATTCGGGTGTGATGGAGAACTGCTGAAACAAGTCAAACTGATTGTTGTTCATCAAATAGTTCATGGTGATCCGCCGCATTTTATTCTCTGAAATATACTTCGCATCCTCTTCACCATACAGCCGCACGATCTCCTTGAAAAATTCAAAAGTATCGGTCAGCACCAGCCTATCGTCAAAATAGAATGTCGTGTATTGTGCACCGAATTTATCTTTATTGAATATATCCCAAAAATCTTCGGGTGATTTACAGATTGCGGTCTCCTTTCGATGCTTTTGCACAGTATTCATGCGTTCATACCAGTCGCACACTGTGTTATAGATCGATGGCCTTACGAATAAAACGCGCATTATTTCTTCTCCTTCAAAAACTGTTTTTGAGTTATGATATTGCGCTCCATATATCAACGTCCTGAGTTGGTTCCTTTTCTTATGGAGTCTAGTGCCAGCTGCATTTGCTAAGGCTCTATATGTGTTAATCAAATTATTTATTCTGTCTGTCATAATAAGCTCTCGCATATACATTCGTTTTCTGATTCTGGATAGTATGGGATTGGATAACTGTATTGAGCTGCACGTCGATCTTCAGAGCAATTTCCTGGATGAAGTATATGTCGTGGATGAAAAGATAGGTCATGGCCAAGCTCCCAGCGGAATCCTTGATAATCGAACCAGATAGCATCTTGATTTTTGCTTAGAGCATCATAGAGATTGTTCATCACTTTATCGATTGTCATATACTGCTGACTCCTTAATCTAACAGGTCAGCCAGTTGTGCGGTCTCGCTGCGTTCTGTCTTGTTCAGGTAGACATATCCAAAGTGCGGGTTGCCAGCCAGACACTGAATTGCCTTACGCATACCGCTGTTATTTTCGAACACGGCCTCGTCAGTCTGCTTCAGATCGCCATCAAGCCACAGCATAGATCCCTCACCAACACGGCCAAGTAGCAGCTGTACATGCTCTTTGGTCAGATTCTCAGCCTCTGAAACCATAATAATTGCGTTCTTGTAGTCGCGGCCACGAATAAATCCAAGGTGAGCTACTTCTACCTGCCCATTATTGATCCAGTATTCCAAACCAGCCTCGCCGCCCAAGTGATCAGCCAGAGGACCAGCAAAAGAAGCAGCACCGAGCTTTTCTAGTAGGGTGCCGGGTAGTGCGCCCAACTCCTTGGTATTCTTGACTTCGATGTTATTGCGAATCCAGATCAGCTTCTCAACTTTGTGCTTCTCGATCATATCAATAGCAGAGGACACCATAAGCATTGTCTTGCCGCTGCCGAATGTTCCAGCCAGCATCTTAACAGTAATATCATCGTTTTGTAGCATATCAAATGCGAGCTTCTGTTGGTCATTGAGCGGTTTTACGTCGCCAGTGAAGCGATTACTAATCTTTTTGTATTTGAGTGGTACATATTTCTTGCCATTCCATCGTAGCCAGCCTACCGCATTGCCTGCCGGCGTATCATCGTCTACTGTATTTGGATCACGAACAATCAGATAGCCATTCACTGGAGTGTCAAACAGATTCTGATATGTATAGCCTTCATCGTGGGTCTGATATGCCATCGCCATGGCTTCCTCGCCGCCTTCATCAAGAGTGACTTCGGTCTAGCCAGTGTAGTCATTGTTGGCGCTTGCTGCTGCATCGGGATAGGTGAATTCGATCGGCAGATAAAGAATGCCGCTTGCAATATTGGCGCAACTCAGGTCGCTGGTCACAAATTTAAAAGAATCAATGTTGGCCTGAATCTGTCGCTGTGCTTCTTGGAGCCCGGCTTCAATCGCGTCATTCAGATTGCGCTTCATCTCGTCCAGGTACCAGCGAGCGGTTGCCATGATCGTCGCGTCGTTGTTGTCGCTGATCGGTTTGCCATCTAGGATATAGAACAGGGAAGACATGGGGACTGCCACTACCATAAAGGTGTTGTCGTCGTGATGCTCGGCCAGCAGGCGAGTTACAGTACGGGCTTTATAGCGGATCTCTTCGCTCTTCTTGCCGCTTGTCTTGATCTCTTCCAGCTCGTGCAGGGTCATGTCGGCGATCAGAAACGGCGCTGTTGCACTAGAAGCGGTTGCACTAGAGGCTGTTGCACTTGCAGTTTCGAAGGCGGCAGCTCCCAAATCAAGAAGCGCGGAGGTGTCATAAAACTTCATTAACGGGTGATCCTCCTTTAATAATGATATTGTAAAGTGTGATTGACTGCTGAAAATATAAGCTCGCAGCTGTGGAGAGAACTGCGGGCTTTTTCTTTATACCTTATTATACACCCATGGCGATGTAAAAGCAATAGTTTTGTGCAAAATACCGGAATAAAATAATCTGTTGTAGTAATAAATAAAATATAGTAAAAACAGCAGAAAAATTATTAAAATTAAGCAAAAATGAGCAAAAATAATGCATTTTAAGCGTTTCTGCGGCGCTTTTGAGACGCTGTTACACGGCGATCGAGGCACAACTGCGTGGAAATTGGGATGAAAATCATTATTGATGCGGAGCATTTTACAACGATAATACGTTATTTACCGGAGACGAAATCGGGGGTTAAAAATGGGTGTTTTGCTGGTGCGCAGATAGGGGAGATGACTGGTGATTATTGGGCGATCAACAGGTGATTTTGGATGCTGGCGACTGCGAATTAGGGGCGAATGCTGATGGATGATTGTTGCGTTGAGGGGGCGAGCGAGAGGCGGGTGAGGTGCGAAAACCGGTTGATTTGGTACGGGCTGGGGAGATGGAATAACTGGTACGCACGACCCGAACTTGACCCCTTTTCCAATTTTTAACATCCCCCCGGTATGGCCTGAAAAGTCTAGGAATCATGCGGGTTTTTGGTGAATGCTACCTTCCGTTATTAGGTGGTATTCGAGTGCTGGAAATCTGGAATTTTCTTTTATACCTTATCTATATATAGGGGAGATCCTTGTATGGATGTTTCGTGCAAAAAATTTAATGTGCTATTATGTAGTCACTCCAAGGGGCTACGGAAACAAGGTCCCGGGGAGTAGTCGCACCTTGAAAATTGCAAAGTTTGGATTTTCCCATACGGGCGGTTTATACCGTGCCGGGTTTTCCGGTCAAGTGGTTATCCCTTGCCATTCCAAAACATGGGTCTCCTATCTGAGCAGTTAGTGCGCCGTAGCTACACAATGGGCAAACATTACAGCCGCCGGTGAGAATCCGGCCCCTTTACAGGGGAATTCCCAAGAACGTGGGAGAAAGTGTGTGTAGACGTGCACCTTGACAACAGAATACAGGCAGTTCCGAGAACAACACAATAGGAACTGTTACAACAAGGTCAGAGCTACTGTTGTAGAGCATGGAAAACGCCAAGGTCAGAGCTGGCGATAATTAACAAGTTCCAGAGAAATAAGTGTTTGATGGGTTTGGAACCCTAGAGGAGAAAGAAACCTTACTTGGTTACAATTGTAGCCATTTTACATAAAGCCGGGCGCTTGGTAGTACCGGGGGAGACGCAACTACCACCAACGGCAAAACGCCGTGTCCGATATACACCAACTGAGAAAACAAGAGGTAATAATTATGCTGAAAGTTTATGCTGACTACGATGCAATCGCCAAGGCTGGCAAGCTGAACGAGCTGACCATCCCCGAGCTGGTGAAGTTCCTGAACGAGCAGAAAACCGTTCTGACCGCTGAGCAGTCTCAGAACGTCACCACCACGCTCAACAAGGCTGTTGAGAACAGCAACAAGGCCGCTTGCGACAACAAGTGCGCTGAGTTCTGCGCCATGGAACGTTCTGAAATGTGGCGTTCCTACGCTCCGAACCCCTACTACATGGGTATCAAGATTACCACTGACCCCAAGAGCGGTGCTCTGTCTACCCAAGATGCCAAGATGCTCATCAAGTTCAAGGCACTGGAGAAGTATTACCAGACCCTGAACGCTGTCGAGACAAACGACAAGGGGGAGCCTATGCCCAACAAGGCGGTAACTCTCTGCCGTGATGGTCACTATGAGAAGCTGGTTATGCTGTTCAACGGTATGCTTTCTGAAGAGACCGCAAGCGAGCTTGGTGCCAACAAGCTGACTCGTAGCACCAAAGTTGAAGAAGCCCTCAAAGATATGGGGCTGGATTGCTTTGTCGGTCCTGTCAACAAGAACAAGCGCATTGCTCAGCTCCAGGCTATCTGGAACGCCATGCTTCCTGAAGAGCTGGCAGCGGCCTGCACTGCGCTGTCCTGCGATATTAAGTATCTCAAGATTGCGGCCAATCGGGCAAAACAGGGCTCTGTCAAGGGTCTCGGTGACAAGGCCATGATTGACGAGATTGTTGTCACTATCTCCAAGGGTCTCTCTTTCGATGGCAAGGCACGTTCTTCCAAGTACGACTTTGCAAGCAAGAGCAAGTTCTTTGCCAAAGCCGAGCAGTAACACGCAATAGTCGGATACCCTTTCGGGGTCGCACCGTTCAAAGCGGCCCCTTTCCAGCTCCGCAATAGGGGCGTAGCGCCTTAGAGTGTGGCGCATTGTAGACACTCAGAAAAGAGGTTCACTATGGATTGTCCTTACATCATTCGTGAGAACATCGGCTTCGGCCGTGTTCGTGAGCATGGTTACTATCAGCTCGATGAGATGGCCTATGACCTGACCCACAACTTTGCAGACGCAGATGTTGAGGTCATCACTCGCACTCTGTACAACGTCACTATGGAGAGTGGCGAAGAACTCTCCCAACTGGATGACGACACGGTGTTCAAGATGTTGAGCGCCGGACTGCCTATTCGGTACGTCGAGAATGCAAGAGACGGGTACATCATGTACTCTCGTCCTGAGAGCAAGCCCGCTGTCAAGGTTAAGAGAGTCGGCGGTATCACTCGTGCAAGCGCAAGTCGTGAACAGTACGATGATGCAATCATTATCCCCATGGCAAAAGAGTGGGCGGTTCTTGACCGTGCAGACATTGGCGACCATTACCGCGTTATGGAGTTCAAAGACAACGCCATCAATATGTTTGAACAGAAGACCGAACGTAAATGGTGCAATCGTCCGTTCTATGACGAAGTTCGTTTGTATCACAATGGGCGTGTTGTTCGTGCGGCTGTTCTGGGGCACGAAATCGTTCTGTAAAAGAGGGACGTTGGACATGAGAATGTACATGGATGCAAGCGATGTTGGCCCTTTCCGCGACCTGTATGAGCAATTCCAGTCAAGAGAATGGGTTAAGGGGATGCTCATGAACGCGCTATCTGTTCTTCCCGCCGAGCAAAGAGAAAGAATCTGGGAAGTAGCACTCGTCTATCATTTCAACAGTGGGAACCTCGAATATTGCTTTCATAGCGATTTGATTCCACGAAGCGTTCCAAAGTGCTATTTGCTAGGCACAGACGGTAGAACTGACCCGGTTTCTATCAAAGGATTCATCCTGAGTCCATCGAAAGAATGGATGTACATGATTGAAGACAAGTTCAATTGCTGAAAGGAGCCCCGCCGAGTATGAAATCAAAAATAATAACTAGTGTCCTGGGCATGACGTTAAACTGCCTACCCCTACAATCGGAACGCCTTGACGTGGCGCAGGGGCTTTGAACTAAGAGTCCGAAAGAAGAGAAAGGAGCTATCTTTGATGTACAAGGACAAAAACGGAATAGTCATTCAGTGTGTCAACCGCAAGGGTATGACGTACAACGGATGCAAAGTGCCGTACATGGGATTGTATGGTACTTTTGGCCACTATGAATTTGTCGCAGAGCCGCGTTTTAACCCTCAGACGAAAGAAATGCGACTCAAGCATCGTGATATGAAAACGAAAACCAGATGGGACGATATGCCCAGCAAGGAAATCGTTTCGCATATCATCGATGCAGCACGAGTCAAGTGTGTCAAACTTTACAAGTGGGAAACCAAAATGGTAAACCCAGACCGTGATGAAATGAAAAAAGATTCCGAGATTTGGCACAAAGAAGCATCCAATCCTGACTGCATTCGTCGTAAAAAATTCAAAATGAAATACCGTCAATCGTCCATGAGTGGTCATGGGTATTCTGAACTTAGCTGTACTCTTTATGGTGAATCCATTGAGATGAACGGAAAGCAGAAAAAATTGAACCGCTCTATGCAGACATATATGGACGGCACCGGAATGGGTTCACGTTTCGATAATAGTGACCGTAGACCACTTGAACCGCAATTTCCAGTTAAATCTGGTAAACGCAAGTAATTATTTATTGTTCCCATGATTCCATTGTCCATCTGGGCCAATTTTGGAATCAGAATTTAAGCCAAGATTTGAATTCAAACAAGCTATTTTGTCTGAATTTTTAAGTTCTTTCTTTGAAAATTTTGTTTTGATAAAGATACCCTCACGCTTGTTTAGGGCACGTCTTTTTCGGCACAAATGTTTATAACAAAGTCCATCTTGAAAAACAGGTTCATTACATTTTGGCTTAGAACAAGTTAATTTTGGCTTCAAAGTTATCGCCTCCTATTAGTATTATAAACGAAAACAATTCTATAATCAATTAGCGTACTCGTCACACCAAAAATGTGGCGTTTTCTTTTTTACCTCTTTTCCTTGTTCAAAATGCTGGGCGATTTACGGTACCAGGGCAGACGTAACCGTAACCACAACAAAACAAAAATTGAAAGGAGCTTAGCAAAATGAAATTCGTCAGAATCAACGGCGAAAACCACGCCGGTTACGCTCTGCTTGATATCGTCGAGCATAAAACCACGAGCATGACTGTTGCAGAGCTGATGGAAGCTCTGTCCAAGTGCAGCCCGGACGCATACGTTACGTTCGGCAATAATTACGATGATTATGTCATCGAAGCCGTAAACCAGATTTGAGTATCAAACGAAAAGGAGAATCATCATGGATTACTTTAGCACCGAATTCATTTTCGCTTGCGGCATCATCGTTGGTGTCGCTCTGGCAATCGTAGCGCAGTCTATCTGGCATGATTTTCTCCGGGCAGCACGCCATCACTAAGCGTCGCTGCTCGAATATAAACCACAAAAAAGAAAGAGGTATATCGTTATGAAATCCATTCTGAAATCGCTGAAGTCCATGGCAGTGACAGTCGCCGCTGTCTTTCTGATGGCTGCAATCTTTGCCCTGCCGGTTCCCACTGCAAGTGCCGCCACTCCGCGTGATGTAGGTCTCCGTGAGCGCTACGTCCTCAGCGCAACCGTCTCTCAGCAGAATCTCCTTCATACGATGGATTCGAAAGGGATTTATCGGGATGTTCTGTACTGTTTCTTTGACGACGAAAACGGTGATGCCTGGTGTTATGCATACGAATGCGCCAACGAAACTGCTGTTGTTCCTCCCATGAATCAGAGTGTTACGCTCATCATGAATTCGAATGGAACTCCTGATATCGATGATGACATCATCGAAGATATTCTGTGGTGTAACTGCGACTGCACTGCTGAGAAAGATTGAATATGATGACCTGGCGGCATTTGCTGCCAATTGATAAAACAAAAGAGAGGTAAAACAAAATGGACAACATGAAACTGCTCAAATATGCCTACAATTCCGCTGTTACCAAATGGTGGCGCTATCTCAACATCGCTTCTAAAAACTCTGGTCACTCTCTCGGAGAAGTGGCAACGAAGATGCAGAATGAAGCAATGGCGGACGTGAATGCAATCGCCGAGATGATTCGCGCCGAAGAAGCCAAGCGGCGTCTGAATGCCGATGTGATTGCAGAGCTGAAGAATCTGGTCAAAGAGCAGGTCAAGCCGCAGCAGTCTCCCAAAGCGCAGCAGACCGGGGCCCAGCGTATGAAACAGGCCGTCAAAGAAGCTCCCTACGTCATCGTTGTCAAGTGGAATAATCCTATCATGGGCGAAATGGAATACCCCTGCAAGAGTTACGCAGAGGCTGAGAAGAGCTTTGAGGTCGCCAAGCGTGAAGTTCACAATGGCAACGTAACCGAAGCCCATGTGTACGAACAGAGCGAAGGTCAGCGTGTTCCCGTGATGGGCATTTTGAGTGGCAAGCTGTAAGCCGCCTGGGAAGAGGAGGACACTTTCTAATGATTTTGTCAGAGATCTATCAGATGCATGACAGATTGTGCGCCGTTGTGCTGGACCCGGAAAGCGGAACCCTCACGCCGATTCGTGTCGTAAATTTGGATACGAAAGAGCTGACCCCGCAGTTTTTCAGTGATGCGAGGGCGGGATTTCCTGATGCGAAACCATTCCGACCGTACAATCCGAACAGTCTGAATTGGCTCATCATTGAAAAATATGGTCTGCTGGTTGCATCTATCAATAATCTGGGTGGATTTATCGTGTTTGAAAGTCCTGATATGATTCCGCTGACAAAATCTCTATTCAGCAAGAAAGCGAGGTTGAATTATGAGAGACGTTTTTCCCCCAGAGAAACACGCGATCGCCGTGTATCCGCTCAACAACTGGGGCGGGCTTGAGATCACAGCGATTGAAGAGGCGTGTGTTGAAGTCGCAATCAACAATGGCGAGCGTCGCAAGCAGGCTGGCCGCCACAAAATCTATCAGACGAACAAGGGCCATGCGTACTTCATTATGCATGGCTCTCGTTATTATCTGGACGAATTCACAAGAGTATAAGCGCCGCAGCAGTCGTAAGAAGCGCAGCAGCGCAGCACAAAAACGTAGTAAGAAAGGAGCAATATGAATTATGTTCGCAACATACCTTAGTGACACGGATTCCAGCTGGATGCAGTCCCAAGAGCGCCGTCGTAAGCGCCGCATCGAATTGGCTGATCCGTACTTCCTGCCCTATAGCAGACTCCGGCCGCGTGTTCAAATCGAATTGCAGTTTCACATTCTGACTCTGCCATTCACAGTAAAGGAGGGTGATTTGATTGTCTGAGCATCCTATTGTCTGGGTGTTCGCCGCCATGTTGCTTCTGGTGGGCGCACTCCAGCAAATCGGAACCGGCTTGTATTATCTGGGGTGTTTCCGCCGCTACAATCAGGTGATTGACACCCTGGCACGCTGGTTTGATACCGTAGATCCGATCAAAATGACGGAAACGATTCGCGATTTTTTCCTCATCTCGATCGCCCTGACTCTGTTGATTGCTGTTGTGGTCTAACCCAGCGGCTTCAAATATTACATAAAAAGCAAATCAAAATGTGTAAGCAAGAAGAGAGGTAAACCTATGTTGTATTTCCGTGTTAAATTCGAAGCAAACAATGAGCCTATGTATCTGGGCACCCGTCGTGGCATCGAAATGTGGAGCGCCTATGCAGGTGGCGAATTGTTCACCGAAACCGAGGTCAAGAACAACAGCCTGAACTATGATTTCCTGATTCCGGTCAATGTCAATCAGCGCAAGACCCGTATGATGGGCCCGTACCGTGTGCCAGCCGACGATGCAAGTATCACTCCTTGGGATTACACCGCAGACCGCCGCTATGATCGTTTCCATCCGCAGCCTACTATGACGGTTGTTCATGGTGCGAAGGTTATCACGAAGCGGCTGGCTACTCTGCATAACCGCCCGGTTACCTGTTATCCTGTTGCCCAGGGGAGAGTTCGCCGTGGTCCGTATCGCCGTGGTCGCCAGGATGGTACTCCGATGCCGCCGGTGATGTAAGGACGCCACAGTAAGTGCACTGCTGGTAAAAATAACCTACATACAATGATTTCCAATCGCATCAAAGACGGGACCGCAGATGATATAATCTACGAAGTTTTGATGTGATATATAATAAACGCTTTGCAGTGGCGCTCTGGTAAAAATCGGAGCAACAAACTGCGGAGCCCATGTCGGGCGACTGGTGGTACCGAGGCAGACGTAACCACATCCACTACATGCGTAGTAAACGCGATAGCATACACACGCAAAAAGAAAAGAGGAAATCAACATGAACGCCGCGAAACTGATTGAATCCATCCCGCCAAGAATCAAAGACCATGTGATCGAGTATCAGAATGTTATCTTGAAGGGTGGTCAGTCGGCAATGCGGGTACTGCTTGATTGTACTTTGTCGCCAGGTCAGAAGGCGCTCCTACAGAATAACAAACATATCATTGGGCTGGAGTGTGTCGCTCGGGACAAATATGCCCCTGAAATCAAGCATTCTTACTTCTACATGGTATGAGCGCCGCTATGTATAATCCGCAGAGAACGCAGCGGGTAAAAAGGAGGAAGTTGTAACCATGATGGTGTATATTTTGGATAATTCCTATTCCAAGCGAACCAAGGGCAAGCCGTGGGCGATTTTCAATTATTACAATGGTGATGTTTATGGCAGTCGCAAGCGTGCAATGAAGATGCTGAGTGAGATGGTAAAATCTGTGAGCGCAGATCCGGAGTGTTATGACGTCGTATTTGATGCTGATGGCGGCAATCTTCATTATCGTTGGAAGAATTTGGACGGCGACGAGTTCGAACGCAATATCCAGATCGAATCAAAAGAAGTGAAATGAAAAGAGGTTCCGTGCTATGACTGCCTATGCAGACGCTGGCTATCAGCTCCAGCATTATAAAATTACATTTCATGGAAGACCTGAAAATAACTGGCCGATTCTTAAAATATATCACCGTGCATTCGCCAGCTACGATTGCGCACGGAAATGGGCGGCCGATGTGTTATATCGAAACCACAAATATCGTGGTGTTAAGATCGAGATGGAATGAAAGGAGCTACACAGTATGTTTGTCTGGGGAATTTTTATGTCTAACGAAGCCCGCGACGAAACGATTCATTACGATAACTTCCATTACGACCTCTTTGCTACTGAAGAACGAGCACTTGAATATCTTAAAAGTCAGGAAAAATGGTGGCGTGATTTCTACAAAGACCCGTGTATCGTAGATACGGCCAAAAAGAAGTTCTTTGGCGGTAAAAAGCCAGATGAATCCATTCGCTTGTTCAAAGAGCCTGCCGAAATTTGCGGCGAAGAAGATGCATGGGTTCTTACTCGCGATTACATTTCCTCAACTGGAGCCGAGATGCGCGAAAGAATCATGGCAAAAGAACTATCAGTAAAAGAATAAGGGGGCAGACGTAGCAATGGTTCTCAACATGACTGAACTTTCTATCGCCCAATGGTCCAACGCTCAGCTCGATGCAGCTCGCAAGCTATGCACGGATGACGTTCTTCATGATGGACCATTGCCTACGATTTTCCCTACGGATGCATCTATCAAAGTAAGGGATATGGCATGGCAGATGGCAGAACAAGTCGAAAAGTTGAAGCCGGAAGCGGTAATCATTCAGGGTGAACCTGTTTTCGTGGCCACCTTCGTAAATAACTATTGTATCTCGCAGTGTTACTCTCCTTGCTACGTTGATGGCAAGTTCGTGCAGTTCAGGAGGTTCTGATTATGGCAAGCTGGAAACTTGGCAAAGACCTACTCACCAGCGATACGATCCTTGACCCCGTCACTTTTGATGACTTGATCCTGGCTCTGAAATGCAACTGTGAGCACATCACGCCGGACGCAGTCATTATCCAGGCGACAGAAATCCTCAATCAGCGGCTGGAAGATTGGAAGTATCTGATCGAAAACAACATCGACGAAATCATTGCGCTGGCAGCGGATGAGCCCAATGAGGATGCCGGCCACGATGATATCACACTCGAAGAGTAATGAGGAGGTGGCGCGGTCGTGAGAAACTTGTCCAAACAGAACCGCAAGAAAATTTTTGATCTAATCAAGCGTGATTGCACGTTTGTTGGCGCTTATGATCTGGAACATTCTGAGGAAACTGTTTTGACCTATCTTCCGAAGCCCGGCACACAGATTCACAGAGATGTTGAGGAAGTTCGTGTCGTAAAAAATCGTAAGACCGGAAACTGGGTCGAATCCGTTGTTGATATTCGGTGGAAGCACGGTATGACCTTGGTAGAAGCCGAAATGATCGAACGAAAATATCAGTGCAAATCTAACAAGTAAGGAGGTAGCGCAGCGATGACCATCAGTGAAGCAACAGGAATCCATCAATGCAACATCGATAAGGCCACTTGCAAAGAACTCGGTTTTCGTGAGCGCTACACTCGCTACATCGATTATCTGGGCGGTCTGGATGTGGTCAAACAGTACATTCCGTTCGATCTTGATTATCTGATTCCAAAGTACAAAGAAGACCACTTGCTCAATAATACACTGATGTCTGTGTGGGATGATGCGGCTGGGTTTTACTGCTCCGGGCTCGATGCGATCCCTACATACGGCGGACTCTGGAACCTGTATCGCCAGCATGGAATCAATGCGGCAAGTTGTGCGACCGGTGTATGTATTTTGAAAGAAGCGGCCGCGATTCTGTGTGAACGAGCGACGCAATAAGAGGAGTGTTAATTTGTATACGATCAAAGTAACATATCGTGCAGCAATCGCAACAAGTATGCGGCTCGATTATAAGAGGGCTACTTACCAGTTCGAATCTGTGCCAAATGATGTGGTTGATACGCTGTGTGCTGCCATTGATACCGAGTATAAGAAGCGATCAAAAGAGCAGCATGTTGTGATGATTCACCTTGAGGCGGCGCTTGAGACCATGGAGCGATTCAGAAAGCGCATGTACGTGCCGAACTCCATCGAGAGCGTCGAGATCGTTGACTCAGAAGAAAATGGCGACTAATCAACGCCTGTTAGTTGTTGAGCAAAACTCCAAACAGTTGTATAATAAAAAGGAGCGTAACAGTATGAAGTCAGTACAGATTACATACGATGCAAAAGTTAAGATCGGAACTAGCTATGAGCGTGGCGAAGCATGTACGCAGCTCGATTTTCTTGACGATAAGGTTGTGGAGAGCCTGATCGCTGATTTGAATGCGGCACCTGCTGAACAGAGTTCGCACTGGTTCGATCTGCTTCAGACGCTTACTTTTATGAACATGCTGCAAGGACGAATCTTCATTCCGACTTCAATCAAGATGATTCAGGTCGTTGCTGAGATTCCGAATTGTTGAAAACTCACTTGTTCAAATTGTTGAAAACTTAATCGCTGATTCATTTTTCGCTTGCAACAATAATTCATTCCTATTTCGAACTCGAACTCAATTACGCAATCGCTGGCAAACAAACCGATTCGAAGCCGAGACGAGCGATAAGCGAGATGCGGCGAGAATAAATTTGAAAGAGAAAAAGAAGAGGATTATAGGAGATAATAGATAGAGAGTGTGAGAGAAAGGAAGAAGAACCATCAAGGAGAAGGAAAGGAGGAAACTTTATGCGATTCCGAAAACTCATCACGGCGACTGTACTGGCTGCTGCTCTGATGCTGACTGGATGCGGCGGAAAATCTGAGCCGGACGAAAATCTTAACCGGGTCAAGTATGCCAAGATCTACAACCCTGATGGCACGCTGTTGACTGAAGGAGAGTATGAATCCTGCTACTACGGCAACCAGGTCGTTACGATTGAAATCAACGGTGTCAAGTATCAAACCGCCTATGTCAATGTCGTCACGATGTGGTGGTATGAGTAAGCCCAACAGAAGAAAGGAGCGATAAATCGTGGAAGAAATCATAATGAAAGCCATTCCTGAGCATGGCGGCGTTTCGATGTCCCGGGCTGAACAGGAGACCATCATCACCATCGGAGCTCTGGATAAGACGGCCGATGTGTGCACCAACGATCCTGTTTACTGGCGCAAGCTTGATGCCATGTGTGAGAAGCATCCTGACGAGTACAAGCTCGCCAAGATCCACCGCACGAAAGACGGGTTGATCCTGTGCAAGTGGTATTCGGTGCCGCGTAAGCTGGTTCGGTTCGGAACGCCGACAGCGCCTCGCGAACTGACCGATGAACAGCGTGCAGAACTTCGTGAGCGAATCAAAAAAGCACAAGCGGCTCGACAGAATAAGGCCAGCATCGATTCTCAGCCGAATTCATAAAGAGTTTGACTATATTCTAAACATACATCATGGTTTGGTAATGAAATTACTCTACTGAGATGTGTTAGGTGTTTTTGCCTTGTAATTCTATTAGAGAAAACAGCAAGGTTTGAATCAGGAGGTGAATGAGATGAACGCAATGCCATTCGACGATTCCGCATAGCGCAAGCAGAGTCGCCGCAAAACAGATTGAGATGAATAGCAAGTCGAAAGGTTTGCACGTTTAGGCCAAGCCAAACGGAACGAATTGTTAGGGTGAGATACCCCACCCGTGGCTGCCACTGAAGGACCCATTAGCTCAGCAGGTGACCCAAAAGGGAGGAAATCACGGTACTTACGGTAGAGCCCAAATAGAAATACAGCGATGATGCGTCACTCCGAAATCCCGAGCCGCGCTCGCAGCTCATCCGCAGCTCATCAACGCTGCCGGCTGCAGCGATCGCATGTGAGGCACAGGACTCCACAGATATTTAGATCTCAATTTGAAACAAAAGTACATAATCGAATAAGAAAGTGAGTTGAAAACTATGTTGAAAACCGGTCCTCCCATGTGAGGTATCTCGTATTTTACGAGCAGATTTGTGATGAATTGTTATCTGGTTTTACCACGATAGCACGTTTAGGCAAAGCCGAACGGAACGAATTGTTAGACTGAGGGGACACCCCCGAGGAAGGCGGAAGACGCGTCGACTGCAGGTACCAGACATCGCTGGCCACACCAAACGGTGTCATCAGGTGGTTGAAAGAGCCTCATAACACCTCAACCGACGCATCCAACAACCACATTTGGGCCACAACCCCTGGTTCATGAAAGATCACCATCTCCAGCTAGTAGCTTCAGACAGATTTAGATCACAAATCGCCTATATTATAATAATGAAGGTTGTGATAAGAGCAACAAATACAAACAAAATGTAATGCTGTCATTTGTGAATATTTTCCAATTGACAACGATACGTTTTTGTGTAATACTTGTTTCAAGCGAAACACACTTTACAATGCCAAACGAAAAGGATGAGGTAAAAAATGAATGCGAATGTAGTAATGCAAGTAGCCACCACCAAGCAGTTCGGTGATATGGAGATTCAGGTCTATGAGAATCCGGCGGTCGATCACACCAGAGCTCAGGATGATTTCTATATGACCCGTGAGCAGATTGGCACGGCGTTGGGATATAAGAATCCTTCAATTTCGATTGGAACGATTCACAAGCGCAATGCGGCTCGTCTCGACCCGCTTTCAGGGTTAATCAATTTGATTACCCCTGGTGGAAAACAGCAGACCTACGTATATAATATGCGTGGTGTCATGGAGATCTGCCGTTACAGCACTCAACCCAAAGCGAATGCTTTCATTGATTTCTGCTGGGATGTGATCGCCGCTCTAATGCGGGGTGAAACCGTATCGCTGAATGCCAATCAGACTGAGCTCAAGCGGCAGGAGCGATTCGACCGGATGACTCAGACGCTGGCGGAGATTCATTCCAAGATGGACGCTCTCGAAGCCGCCCGTCAGCAGGACCGCAACGCTCTCGACAATGTGTTGTTCGTCTGTAAGCAGCTGGAACGAAAGCTTATCTCGATGGGTCAGCCGCAGAAGCAGCCTGAGCAGACCGCCACAACTGCCACAACCGCCGCAAAGGAAACCCACACCACTACATACAAAGGACGCAGCGAATGGCGGACTGAGATCTACAAGCTCGGCAACTCCATCGCTCGCATGACTGGTCTGACGCTGAATGCGGTTCTTAAACAGGCTTATGATTATATCGGCCGCAACTATGGCTGGTATTTCAAAGACGAACGCAAGGCGTATGTTGAGCGGGTCGGCTACATGGGTGACATCAAGAACCTCAGCGGCTTGGATATCATCGAGGACAGTGAAACGTGGAAGTCGATCTTTATGTCGATCATGAAGGATCGGTATGATAACGAAAAGCACGACGCTGAGGTCCGAAAGGGGATTAAGTCGGCACTCACCAAGAAACCGCCTATGATCCCTGCTGATATGATTCCTACTCGCCATAGGGTAGAACCCGCTCCTGAGGTCGTTGCTGAAGAATCCGCACCGGTCGTTGTGGCCGAGGCTCACGCAGTCGAGATTGAAACACCGGCAGTCGAAACTCCTGCGGTTGAAGCTCCTGCGGTTGAAGAGCCGAAAAAGAAATATTATTACTACAAGCCGAGTATCACGCTTCCGATCGTTGAACCCATCGCAAAAAAGCTGGGCGATAAGACGCTTGGGTATTGGGTTACCTATGCAAAGATCTATGACGCGATCGGCACTGCAAAGATGGACCGAATGCGTAAAGCGTATGTACGTTCTCACAATAAGCCGCCCAAGTCTACTCCTGATATCTTCCAGCATTCTGATAAGAACATGAAAGTGTTTAAGGAGGCTGCAAAGATCGTGGCGGCAGCTATCTAAGCTATCTACTTCCTCCATTAGCCTTTGAGGCTGGCAGCCGGGAAAGACCGGCATATAACCGGGTGTGGCGAAGGTGGTATCGCGCTAGGTTTGGGACCTAGAGATTTTCGCCCGTTCGAGTCGGGTCACCCGGACCATAGCATAGGGCTTTATCCTTTCTCCCTGTGCAAAAAAGCGAAGTTTTTCTCTTTCACTTTTCCTTTTTCTTCGCTCGTGGCTGAAAATGCCGAGCAGGTACGATAACCCTGCTTTGATATGGAGCTGATGGTCGTACAACAGTTCGATTCTGTTGGGCTCCAGCTAGGTTCGATGCAGCGGCGTAGTGTAGTACAAAGCTGTTGGGGTGGCGCAATTCCACCGTGGGTGATCATACTCCCCCTCTGACACACCCATAACGCTCTGACCAAAAATAATATCCATGATGCAACGGGAGTAGCTACCCGCCACAGTGGATGTGCATGGCTCTATTATGAGTAGGCGAATTTGGCACTGCCTGCGAAAGTGGCATAGATGCTCGGTGCCCAGAGTATCGGAGAGTGAATTTGAAAGGGCAGTCTTTGAGGATGGACACCATAAGAGACCAATTCGCTTATGTGTTGTATCCGCTGACGCGACTGAGTATTGCGCAAACTTTGTAAGCCGCTTGCTCCTCGCCGATGCCGTTACATGGTTAAATCCTCCTCTCTTATGCCGGTATCGCTCAGCGGCTAGAGCACTGGGTTTATACCCCTTGGTCCAGATAAGACAGAGGCGCGGGTTCGAGTCCTGCTACCGGCACCATTTTTTAGTAACATTTTGAAAGAAGGTATGAATCATGGCAGATCTGGATATCAAAGAAATCGTTGAATGGATGATTGAAGAAGCGAAAGATAAGGTTTCCGATAGCATCGCAGTCATTGATGAAGGAGAAATCGTTAAAAAGTTCGGAGTGGAGTCTGGATGGCTTCAGAGCCATGGTCCAGAAATCTATCACGAGTGTGATCGGCACTCAGAAGTTTTGGACTCTTTGATTTACACTGGAAACGATAGAGATTATTGGTCTATTCAGCTTACTTTTAACAAGGAGTAATCAAAAAATGGCAGATAAGTATCTTAGTATCATCACGAACTTCGGGTGCCACTACAGCTGCCCTGAGTGTATCGTCCGCAATAACAAGCTCAAGATGACGCCGACAGATGAAAACTCTTCATGGGTCACTCTGTCTCGGATTCTTGGAGAAAATCCTGATATGAATTGGGTATCTGTATCTGGTGGCGGAGATCCACTGTTTCATTGGTGGGAGCATCAATTTTGGTGGCTCGGTTTATTTACTGTTTGTTCAAGTGCTAGGAGACGCTTGGAACTTCATACCAGTTATATTTCGACGGATGATTCGAAAATGTTTGTGCTGTTTCCGTACAGCATGTTTAGTAGAATTGTGTATCACGTTCACAACATCGGCGAGTTGAAGAAGATCACCCGTGCTTGCGATGAAATTGTTCGGGTGGTTTTTGTTGTGGACGACAGTATGACCGAGGACGACATCAACGCCATTGCTGATTTTGTTGAGGAGTCAGACCAAATCGACGAGCTTTCGTTCCGGCAGCGTGTGGATGAAAACTATGAATCAACTTACCATCTGCACGACTTCCTACTGGCTGGTCATCAGAAACGCTGGTGGTATGTCACCCAGTGCGATTACAACACCTACTATCATAACGGTAAGCTGTACACCAAGTATACCGATATCTTTGATAAGGAGTGATTCAGATGTATGTTGTCGTCAGCGATTATACCAACGAGAAAGCTGATGTCTACAAGTCGGTAAGTATCGATAAAGCATTCAAATCAAGAGATGATGCGATTGCTTTTGCCGCTGTCAGCTTTCAGTGTTTTCTCAATGGGATGCCTGAAGATGAGGCCGCTCGGTACGAAGATGCAGTGAAAGTTGACACTGAATCCTACGCTGATTTTTGCGGATGCGAGTTGACCCCATATCCTGAGTATGTTATCGGAGCAGCGGTCGACGATGGTGAAGATAATCACATGTACTACATGGTGTTTGAAGTAGAGGAATGACCTGCGCAAGCAGTGGCGGCTCGGAAAGACGAGCATATATGTTTCGGTGCTGGAATCGGCAGACAGGGGAGTCTCAAAAACTTCTGCGCAAGCATGTGGGTTCAAGTCCCATCCGAAACACCACCGGCTCGATCGAGTCGGGAGCTTGTTGGGTGAAACGGTTTGGCAAATCGGAAAGACGGTTGACTGCTGGACAGACAGCTTTGATATGCTACCGTGGTGGAAAGCATACACGTTCGCCTTAAGAGCGAATGCCAGTGATGGATTGCGGGCTCACATCCCGCCGGTAGCACCACCCCGAAAGGGGTAACATAATAACTCTTGTCAATTATTCTCGGCTCGCTCGAAAGGGTGCAATTGGCCTTGTAAGCCGAGTATCTTATGCGATTGTAGCTCAGTTGGTAGAGCAGCAGGCTGAATGCGCGTCGGTGGTTCAAGTCCATCCAATCGCACCAGGGTTCCTGTCTTTTTAGGATGTTATTCAGCAGGGACCTTTTACCTCATTCTTGTTATTCCCGGCTCTTTTGATACGATGCTTCGGTCTATATCGTATCGAAAGCAACAAGGCTTTGTAAGCCGGGTTTCTATGCAGCGGTCGTATAACGGTGAATATGCCAGCCTTCCAAGCTGGAGATGTGGGTTCGACTCCCATTCGCTGCTCCATGCCGCAAGGCAAGACAGCTTTGCCCATTAGGTCTCTAACAAAATGGGGAGTTCAGGTGCCACGAAACTGTCGAAGATGATAGTTCACGAACGATAGCGGGGAATACGAAACAGTGGTTAAACAGCAAAATGACCCGGCCTGAACATTTTATATGCCGTAAGAGGTAATGCAATAATCACGATGATTCTTTTACAGCGAATTCTTAGTCATGACAAGGATAGGGTGAAGGATGAATGGTGTGAGCACAGTAGCTGTTCGACTCAGCTTTGCGGCACCAATAGGTACATGGTGGTAAAAGTACGATCAATAAAATAGCCACAACTTCCTTGTTGCGCCCTAATGTTTCGGATATTGTGGTCCGAAATGGAAGTTGTCCTGCCTGGAGAATCGGGAGTGCAGGTGTACCTAATTTATATGCGGCTATGGTGGAATAGGCAGACACGCCAGATTTAGGATCTGGTCTTCGGGTGAGGGTTCAAGTCCCTCTGGCCGCACCATGTTCGAATATCAACACACAAAAAAGGAACGCAAAATGATTTATCTTTATAAAAGTGATTTGACAAGAGCAAAAGAAATGAACCAAAAATGCCGGGAGGCTGGTGTGATTGCTCTGGATTGTGAGGGCAATGATTCCGACATGTATGGATGGCCTGATACTTTTTATCTGTATTTCCCCACAGAGGAATCTATCAAGCTATTCAACGATCTTTCTAATTACCTTCACATTGAGCGGACTGGCTTGTATATTATCCATAACGATAGCGGCGTGTTTTGTATTCCGGTTGACTATTATGCAGCCCAGTTTAAGGCTTTTACGCAAAACAATAATCGAGAAAAAACGAAACAGCTTATGAGGGTTGAGAATTTCAAAGAAGAGGAGGGCACATCCGTATGAATTCCATTATCAATCCGTGGATCTTCTACTGGATCGGCATCGTAGATAGTATCAGAACACTACTAATCGCTATTCTAATTGTCCTTATGATCGGAGGAGCGATTATGTTCATGTGTACCATGAGCGATGTAGACGATCATGGCTTTAAAAACAAAGATGTAGCCGAAGAAGTAAAACTCTGCATCAAGGTTGCAATTGCAACTTTTGTTGTCGCGGTTCTGATTTGTGTGGTTCCTTCTGAAGACACCTGCTACAAGATGCTCGCCGCTGATATGTTTACACAGGACAACATCAACAACGCCACTGAGTATGTCACTGACGTGATCGATTATGCGGTCGACAAGGTCAAAGAAATGGATAGAAAGGACTGAGTAACATGGACGAGAGAAAATTCTGTATCGGTGATCGCGTAAGGCTTGAGTCTCCGTGGGGTCCTGATGATCCCAATGAGGGTAAAGAGGGAATTGTTGTTGGGTATACAGAAGACACCGATTGTCTTCAAGTGCAGCTCTGCGATGGGTACACATGGAGCAAGCCAGAATTTCGCCTGATCGAGCACCTGCATGATGATTGGTGGGCACCTGTAGAGTCAACCAGTGAATGCCGCTGCGAGTCTCTGCTTTAATTTTTTTCGCCATCCAAACACACTTTACACTGTCAAATGAAAGGAGAAAACGGATGCATATCAAGTATGTGGACGGCCATTATGAAATCGTGTCGGCGGATAATGGCCAGTTCATTCAGTCGGCCGACACATGGGACGAGGCTCTTGACGATATGAAAGAGCTGCTAACAACAACGGTATAACGAGCAAACCGGCTCGTTTACATAACATTTTTTTATTATAAAGGAGATCAATATTATGAAGGCAACTGTTAAGTACAACAACGTTTTCGTCACTTCCGCTTACGACATCGAGACCCTGAAGAAGGTCAAGAAGTTCCGTCCCGAGGCTCTGGTTCTGTACAAGGGCGAGGGCAAGGAGAAGGAGCCTGTCTGCGCTATCGGTGTCAGCGGTTCTGCTTCTGCCAATGAGATGGGCGTGACTTTCGCAAAGAATTCTGTCACCACTCCCAAGGTCGCTACCATGAGCATCGAGCTGCCCAACGGCAAGACCACTGTCGAGGAGATCAACGAGTTCGTTCGTGAGAAGCTGGGTCTGGCTATCGTGAACTGCACCAAGATCGAGGAGCAGATCGCCGAGGCTATGAGCTCTATCGCTGCTGATGAGGCCGCTATGAACGCTGCTATCACCATCGAGAACGACGCTGAGCCTGAGGCCGCCGCTGAGTAAGAGCGCCGCCTGGTAAGAGCGCCACTGTGGTTCCACGCCGGATGTTCCAGCGCAATACGTCCGGCATTCGTTTTAAATGATTCGTCAATCCGACGTTTCAACAATAAATTTTTTAAATTAAAAAGGAGTACATATTATGCTGAAGATCACTGTGGGTACCAACACCAACCGTAAGACTGTCATGGCTACTGAGGACACTACCCTGCGTCAGTGCCTGGAGGAGAACGATATCAACTACTCTGCTGGTCAGACCTCTCTGGATGGCTGTGTTCTGCAGCCTGGCGACATGGACAAGACCTTTGCCGATATGCACGTTACCGAGAAGGCTTATCTGGTCTGTGTTCAGAAGATGGACAACGCCCGTTAAGGAATTAACGGAGTCTGATCCTGAATCTGTTCGAGCGAATCTCGAATAAAGTCCGAATATAAATCTGTTCTGGTTACAACAGATAAGTAGCATTGCAGCCGCTGGCAGGCCGGTTAAAGTCTGCCTTATATGTGTCCAGTATCTGGGCTTTTTAAATGCAAGATATGAATTTAAGGAGGAAGTAACTATGGCATTCACTGGTTTGCTGACGAAGCTCGGCTCGAACGAATGCAACGAATTTTTCTCTGACATCAAGAGCAGGAACAAATTCGAAACCGAAGATAACACCGTCCTGACCGTTCTCCGGGCAGTGATGAACGAGGAGCGGCTGGCGACTTTTACCGCTGATCCCGAGAACAAAGGCATCATGCAGTCTCTGGTGGTCGAGAACGAGATCCGGCTCCCGGACGATGAGAAGTTGACAGCGGCCTATTACGCTGGTGAGCGTGGTCCGTTCACAAAGATCAAGCTCGGTCTGTATTTCCATTTCATCCCCAACAAGAAAGCAGCCGATTACATCAAGCAGGTGAAAATGTTCGACGAGGACTACAAGAAGGCGGGCTGGGTTCGTCTTGAGGATGTCTCTCTGTATGTCGATCGCAGCGGTGACGCTCTGGTCTACCAGAACGAAACCAAGCAGGCGACCATGGTGTTCGCTCCTTCACCCAAGAGGATCCAGGTTATGCAGATGATGATGAGCTGTCTGCCTCGTCTGCTTCCGTGGGCATTCAAGGATCACCCGGCAACCAGGGATGAACTCGATCTGCTGAAGATGCTGGCTGAGCAGAAGTATGACAAGTTCAATGCGGCAATCGACAAGATCTGTGCAGCTTATGACTTCTACGGCAAGAAAGTCGAAAGCATGCTCAAGGGATTCTGCAGTCAGAACTTCACCCGCTCGATCCACGATCAGGAAGAACGTGTCCGCCGGGCAGAGAACAACGTCAACGATTATATGAGCAGCGCCCGCAATGCCATGAAGCAGGTGGATGAAGAGCAGATGAAGCTTCTGGTGCTCCGGAATCGTGCCTGCAACTCTGGAGACGATGAGAAGGAGCTGGTCGATTTCTTCAAGGCGAACAAATCTCTTATCGCTCTGGATAAGTCCGGCAATCAGCTGTGGGTCGGCGTGAACTGCTATCTGAATGACTACAACGAAGATATCTTTAAGCAGTATGTCGAAAAGCAGGATAAGATGTCCAGCTACATCTACGAGGAGAGCCCGTATGATATGGATCTCACCAAGAAGCTGTTCCTGGCTATCTGGAAAGAGCACCGGTTCAATCTGCGTGTCTACTGCGAGTGGATTGTCTATGATGACTGCCGCGTCGAAGCCGTCAGAAGCACTAACATGAATCACCGAGAAGACCTGATGAAGGATCGTTTTCCTCAGCCGCATATCGACCGGTTTACCTGTTACGGCGGCTATCGCGGTATGCTTCAGGATCTGGCTCTCCGCCGTGATTACATCGGCGTTTTGTCTACTCTGGTGACTTCTTCTTCCTATATCAACTGGACGGATTCTACGGTCGTCGAATGGATGATGGAAAAGCTGTTCGGCGATTATAGTAATCGGAAGTGTCTGGAAGATAAGGATGGCAATCTCTACACCATCAAACAGGTGGTTGAGATTCTGGAAAACGAAAGCAGAGAAACGGCATAAGGAGGTTTGAAGTATGCAGCCGGTTAAGATGAATGACGAACTGATCCAAGGGATTTTGCAGGAGTTCTATGCACAGGCTTCTGCGTTGGGCAATCTGCAGGCGGATAAGTTCTCCTTTAACAAGAATTTTTCCAAGCCTGCCAAGGACGCAGTCGAGGTGAATTTCACTCTGGAAGCTTATCACGAGATGTGTGCCCTGATCGATCACTTCAGTACCGAGGTCGCCTGGCACGGTCTGGTGAATCGCATTGATAAGACTCACTTCCAAATCACCAAGATCCTGGTTTATCCGCAGCAGGTCACGGGCGCAACAGTGAATACGGACCAGGAAAAGTATACGACCTGGCTGTATGAGCTGGACGATGAATCCTTTAATACGCTGCGGTTCCAGGGCCACAGTCATGTGAACATGAGCACTTCTCCCAGCGGTGTGGATATGCAGAATCAGTGGGATCTCATTGATACTCTGAGCTCTGAGGATTACTACGTCTTTATGATCTGGAACAAGCGGCGGGAGTATAACGTCCGTGTTGTAGACATGGCGGACAATGTCATCTACAGCGGCGACGATGTCAAGGTGACGATTGGAGAGGCCGATACGAAAGGGTTTCTCGAACAGGCGGAAGCGCTCGTCCAAAAGCCGGTCACAACTACACACAGTGGCTACAACAATGGCTACAGCGGAAACTACAATGGCGCAGCTTACTCCGGCAGCTACAGCGCGGGTACGACAGCTTGTCGTGGAGGCGCGTTCGTTGGTAACACAAACACCGCAGCCGCGTCCACGAAAACAAAAGCAGAAACGAAGCCGGCAGCCACGACGAACCCGGCGCTGAAAACTGTCACGGGTGGAGCCGCCCCTAAGATCGATTCAGCCAAGAGCAAGGGAAGCGAATCCAATCTGATGAAGTATTATCAGGAGAATCCGAATGACCTGATGAACAATTGGAATTCGAGCTGCTATCCCTACGCTGACGCATTCCAGGACTAAGAAAGGAAACAACAATGGATCTGAGCAAAATCGAAATGGTGTTTGACCCTGCGTCTGTTAAGGGTCGCATTCATATCATCGGCTGTGGTTCGGTCGGCTCTACTGTGGCTGAACTGCTGGCACGATACGGTTTGACCAAGTTCACTCTGTGGGATATGGACTTTGTCGAACCCAAGAATATCGTCAACCAGATGTTCTTCCAGCAGGATATCGCACATCCCAAGGTGGAAGCTGTGGGGAACATTCTGTGCAATGTGAATCCTGATATCAAAGAGGATCTGGTTCTGATGCCCAATGGCTGGCAGGGCGAAACCGTCAAGGGTTATGTGTTCCTGGCCGTGGACAGCATCGAGATCCGCAAGCAGTTCCTAGAGAAGAACAAGTACAATCCTGAGCTGCTCGGTGTGTTCGATATCCGCACTGGCCTGTATGATGCACAGTGCTGGTCGGCCGATTGGAAGGATCGCAAGCAGATCGACAATCTGAAGAACTCCATGAACTTCACTCATGAGGAAGCAAAGGTAAGTACGCCGGTGTCTGCATGTGGCATTGTTCAGGGTGTTGCACCGACCGTTCGTTTCATCTGCTGTCTGGCGGTTACGAACTTTATCAATTTCGTGGGAGGCAACCAGCTGAAGAAGCAGATCGTTGCAACCCCGTTCATTCTGGGTGAAGAGAGCGTCATGGCGTTCTGATAAAATCGTAAATAAAAAATCGTGATGAATAGTTGTTTTTCATAAACAGCGCACTTAGGCCAAGCCAAGTGTATCGCATTGTCAAGACGAGGATGGTCCTCCCTGGAGGCATCAACATTGCAAAACTGAGCTCGCACCGCCTGCCGACGGCGCTCCCACAGAGTTCGAAACGACCTTTTTGAATTGCCCGGAAGCGGTTATATAGCCAATTTCAGCATCCAATCATGATCGGGACCTCCTATAGCACGCGTTTTAGCCTCAAGAAACCCATTTAGATCACGATGAAATCATAAAGGAGAAACAATGTACATTACATATCTGAATCCTCCTAAGACCCGGCAGATCACTTTTGATGAGATTCTTGCCGGTGTCCAGAATGTAGAAGCACTGCACTATGGTGGCAGCAACACATCTACAATGACAGTGTGTCGCAACGATTTAACCGCAAAACTTCGCGCTATCACCAACGTTCCCGAGATGATCGAGAAGCTGGCGGCATACAACGTGAAGTATGCGGCGCTTGAATCCAGCGATATCCCGAGTCACTACTCTCACTTTGAGATTCCAAAGAAATCTGGCGGCTGGCGACCCATTGATGCGCCCGATAAAACTCTTTATGATGCACTGATGGAGCTGCGGGAATTACTGAAAAGTTTTATGATCGTAGATTATCACACAAATGCTTTCGCATATATTCCAAATCGCAGCTTTATCGATACGATCCGTAAGCATCAGGCAGGTCACAATAAAACCGTCGTTGATGAGGCGACCGGCATGAAAAAGGTCGTCAATTATCAGAATCATTGGACGGTCAAGTTCGACTTCCATGGTTTCTTTCCCAGTACGACACCGGATTTTCTGCTCGGCATGATGAGTGTGATCTATCCATTTGCTCTGATTATGCGGGATGCACGTGGCCGAGATGAACTGGCAAAGGCGGTCAACCTGTGCTTCCTTCGCAACGGCCTACCGCAGGGAACTCCCATCAGTCCGTGGCTTACCAATGTGATGATGATCCCGTTTGACCACTGCATCACGCGCAAGCTGTGCTATGGCTACAAAGCAAAGGATGGCATCGATCGCGAGTTTACTTTCACACGATATGCAGATGACATTCTCATCAGCTGTTATCATCATTTTGACCCGATGGAAATTCAGCAGATCATCATTGATGCGTTGAACTTCTTTCATGCGCCGTTTACTCTGAACGAAACAAAGACGCATTACGGTAACCGGCACTCCAGCAAGAACTGGTGCCTCGGCCTGATGTGGAATAAGGACAATCAGATTACAGTCGGATGGCGCAATCTTAAAATGTTCCGTTCGGCTTTGACGAATTATATCAATGCAAAGCAACACGGCAGAACCTGGGAGCTGGAAGATCTGCAAAAGTTCAATGGCAAGCTCAACTATTATCACATGGTCGAGCCTGAGGTGATCGACGAACTGATTCGTCGTTACAATGCAAAGTTTGGCACTGATATTATGGCGATGCTCAAAGAGGATCTTCGTCCCAAAGAGGGCGTTGTTGCATAAAAAATGGAGACATACACAAGGAGTGATGATCTATGATTGAAATTATGTGCCGGGATGGAAAGGTCCCATCGAAGGAGCTCGAAAAGGTCGCGGATATGATCTACTATTCCACAGGCATCGAAACAGAGGTGGTCTACGAAGAGGATCGGCGAGCCCTGGTGTTTTGGGGTCCTGAGGATGTCAAAGAGATCGTGGAAAGTTTGAATCTGAAATCGATCAACACAGACGATACCAATTTCTGCGATACCATTGTGGCCGCCGCAGAGCCGCGCATTCACCAGGCAATGTTGGAAGCCGGCAGAGATGTTCTGTTTGATGAAGTTTGTGAAACGGCTGCATCCATGGGCGAACAAATCGAATTCGATGAGCCCAATCAGTAATCAGTAAACAAAAAATCACTTTGCATATCGTTCCAAAAGAGCGAGCATCACGCCCAAGGCGGATGTTAAGAAGAATACCACAGCAATCGGCCGCTGCACTCCGCCATAGGCCCCTGATCGTGCAGCTGGCCTCTGCCAATCCTTGTCAGGAAACACTCGTCCTTCGATCCGAGACGAGGTCACGCGCCAGGTCGCGTGACGAAGTCTCCGATCGTGCGTCCTCCCGTTTCCAGAGCATCGGATTTAGAAAGTGATTTTGATAAAAAAAGAAAATGAGGTAGAAATATGGAATTGATGTATAAGCCAGGCGATAAAGTAATGATTCGCCCGGATCTGAACTGTCGTGAAATTTATTGCATGAGATCAGGTCGCCACAATGGGGACTATACCTACAATGTGGTTGATCAAATGGTAGATCAGGCTGGAAAGGTTTTTACGATTCAGGGTCCTCGCCACGGAGGAGCTGGATATACTCTGGAAGAGTCTGATTATGGCTGGACCGACGAGATGTTTATTTCTATCAATGAGTGTTGCTGTGATAGCATTCTGTGAGGTGAACTATGAAATACAGATACGATGTCGGTGACGCAGTGGTCGTAAAGCGAGATCTCAGAAAGAATTGCAGTTACTTTATGATGTCCGGCCCCAATCCCAAAACATACAACACTGTTGTCGACGAAATGAAAGAGCTCGAAGGCAAGACCGTTCATATCGCAGGACATATTGATGGTCAATACTTCATTGAAGAAGACAATAAATCATATGCCTGGACGGATCAGATGTTCCTGACGCAGGACAAATACAGCGCTGCTTGTGTTTGCGAAAGTTTGCTATGATTGGAATGATTTGAAAATGCAGAATCCATGCCATTATTGTGTGGCTCCCAAGCGTTATCCCGGGTGTCACGATCACTGTCAGGAGCGCCAGCAGTACGTCGAAACTGAGCTGACACAGCAGCACCAATACAAAGAAAAGTGCCGCATGATCAACGATTTTGATAATGAGCTATACACTCATAACCTGCGTTACAGAGAAAAATATCAACACAGATATTGATTTACATAGAAAGGATGAAGATCAATGGCAGAACCGGCACGTAAGCGCAAGGATCGCGTAGTTCAGTTCCCGCAACAGCCTGGTTCTGAAGCTCACATCACCATGAGCGAAGCCGAGCTGAAGGAAATGATTTGGGACATCGTGGCTGCCGCTCGCAAGAAAAAGCGCAAGACAAAGCCAACCAACAGCCTTTATACAAAGGATGGCCGCATCAAACCTTCGCCTGCTGATCCGATTCGTTCCAAAGAGGATTTCCAGAAACTGGCGAATTATCTCGCTTCCAATGGCGACCCCAAGTTTCGTTTGCGCAACAAGGCGATTTTCGTGTTCGGGTGCAGTCTTGGTATTCGTTGCGGCGATCTTCTCAGTCTGAAAACGGCCGATGTTTACGAACAGGATGGCAGTGTGAAAGAGCATGTCGAACTGATCGAAGAAAAGACCCGTAAGCGCAATGTGTGCAAGATCCCTAAAATGGCAGCCGACATTCTTGAGGATTATTTTGATGAACAGAATTTCGAGATCAGTCAATCTGATTATCTGTTCCGCAGTCGCAAGGGTGGTCCTCTGACAGTGCGCGGATTCTATCGGATCTTAAAAGAAGCAGGGAAGGCGTGTGAGTTGGATATCGATCTGTCCACTCATACCATGCGCAAAACTTATGCAATGGCTGCACTTCACAGCGCAGAACAAGCAGGCGAGGCAGGGGATGCGCTGGCTATGCTTCAGATGAAATTCAAACACAGTGATGCCCGTGTCACGATGCATTATGTCAAGGCAGACCAGGATAAGATGGACGAAATGTCTGATCGTGTGTCGGACTGGTTCGATGATGGAGGAACAGAATGATTGATTATATGTATCACCCAGGCGACAGAGTCCGCGTTAAACCTGAGCTCTTTGAATATGAAGACTATAAAATGTTGTCTGGCAAAAATAAAGGTCAGTGCTGGCTGGTTCTTTCCTGGATGAAAAAATACGCAGGACAAGAAATTGTCATTCAGGAGATCGTACAAGATCGTGGTGTTTATAAAGCACAAGGAATCGATGGCTGCATCTGGACTGACGAGATGTTTGAGCCGCTTGTCGTGGACGAGTGCATTTGCGATTCACTGCTGTAATGGAATGGAGGAAGTAGAGCGATGTCAAGATATTATCAGTACAAAAACGGGGAGGAAGTGTTTGTTCGGCCTGATTTGGAGCGCGGTGTTCAGTATTATATGCGTTCCGGTTACCGAGCAAATGACGTCAGTGCCACCCTCACTTATTCTCAGGCGCAGCGTCTTGGCACTGTGGTTCATATTGCCGGCAAGCGCAATGGCCGCTATTACATCGACGAAGATTATGGGTGCGATCGGTGGACGGATGAGATGTTTGCAGCACCCAACGAATGTATCTGTACGCCGCTGCTGTGAGGTGAATTATGGAAGGGAAATACCTGTACGAAATTGGCGACCTCGTAAAAGTTCGCGACGATATTGATCGAAACATGCAGTATCATATGCGTTCCGGTCCCAAAGCTGGATGCGAACCCGGGACTGTATATCATATCGGAAAATATAAGGGGTCAGTCCACAAAATCATTTCTTATGAGCTGGGTTATTACAAAATCGATAATGACCCTGATCATCTGTACTGGTCTGATGAAATGTTTGAGCCGATGTCGGTAAACGAATGCTGCTGTGAATCTTTGTTGTGAGGTGAATGTGATGGATGCTTTATTGTACAAGCCGGGTGATCTGGTAACAATTCGTTCGGATCTGGTTGGCGACCGCGATTATCCTGTCTGGTATGGGCCGTCAGCAGGCAAGCGCGATCTTTTCTGTAACGACGATATGATCAACTATAGCGGCAAAACCTATGAGGTCGAGGATTACTCTGATGATGATGGTTTTTATAGACTACAGGGAATCCCTTATTGGTGGACTGAGTCTATGTTTGAAGGCCCGACCGAATGTATTTGTGACAGTTTACTGTAATTAAAAAGGAGAACGAAAATAATGGAGAACTTCAAAGAATTCCGCACTCTGATTCAGAAGCATTTCAATGAGATGGTGAAGGATGGCGCACCTCTGTTTATCACCAATGCAGATGAGGATAAGCTATATGACCTCTATCTGGACAGCTTCCCGGCTGGCACGAATCCTATCTTCCGTAAGCGCCGTGAGTATGATTGCTCCTGCTGCCGTCGCTTCGTGAAGAACATCGGTAAGCTGGTTTCTTTCATGGATGGTCAGATGGTCACCATCTGGGATTTCGACACCAAGTCCGATGTTTATCAGCCGGTTGTGGATGCGCTGGCTGCCTATGTGAAAACCTGCGCTGTTGTGAATCCGTATTACGTCAGCCGCAATATGATCTCTGATGGCAAGTTTGGCACCGAGATGAACTATGAGTATGACGCTGATCATAAAGCGGTTCGCACCTGGGATCATTTCGCTGTCGAGATTCCTCAGCGGTTCATTGTGCGTTCTGATGATGTACCTACCAAGATGGCTCAGTGGCGTGATTCCGCCAATGTGTTCAAGCGCTCTCTGGAGGAGCTGACCATGGATGCCGTGGACACCGTGCTTGAGCTGATTGCGCAGAACAGCCTGTATCGCGGTAAGGAGTTTGAATCTCTGGTTCGTGGCTTCAAAATCGATAAGCAAGTGTATGATCGTCTGCCTGATGAAAAGAAGTCCGCTTATGTTTGGATGGCTCCCGGCGGAGCTTCGATGAACCGGCTTCGTATCCGTAATACAGCAATCGGTACTCTGCTGGTGAACCTGAGCGAAGGTATGGACGTGGATGCTGCTGTGACTGCTTTTGAGAAGGTGGTTGCTCCTGCAAACTATAAGCGTCCCAAGGCGATTTTCACCAAGAAAATGCTGGAGGACGCACAGAAAACCGTCACTGAGCTGGGCTATATGAACAGTCTGGCTCGTCGGTTCGCCACTCTGGATGATATCACCGCCAACAACATCCTGTTCTGTAACCGTGATGCTGCTCCTCGGGTGATGGGCGCTGCGAATCCGTTTGAGGCAATGGCGAAATCTCTGGGTACTGATCCCAAGAAGTTCGGCCGCGCAGAAGAAATCGGCATCGAAAAGTTTGTCAAAGAAGTTCTGCCTACTGCGGCAGGTCTGGAATTGTTCATGGAGAATCGCTTCTCGAAGAACATGGTATCTCTGATTGCGCCGCAGGATAAGAGTGCGCCAAGCATGTTCAAGTGGCCCAATGGTTTCAGCTGGGCGTATACCGGCAATATGGCAGACAGCGATATTCGCGAAAACGTTAAGGCTGCTGGCGGTAAGGTGGATGGCGTGCTGCGTTTCTCGATTCAGTGGAACGATGTGCCGGGTGAATGGGATGAAAACGATGAAGATGCTCATTGCATTGAACCCGATAAGAATCACATCTATTTCGGCAACAAGTGGCACCCTCGTACTGATGGCCGCCTGGATGTGGATATCACTCATCCTTCGCGGGATAAGGCTGCTGTCGAGAACATTACCTGGCCTGACATTAAAAAGATGAAGGAAGGCGAGTACAGCTTCTATGTGCATTGCTTCGCTAGTCGTGGCGGTAAAACCGGTTTCCGTGCTGAGATCGAGTTCGATGGCAACATCTACTCTTTCAACTACGATAAGCCGCTGCATGGTGGTCAGAATGTCGCCGTGGCAAAAGTCACGCTGAAGGATGGCAAGTTCTCTATCAAGGAGCTGCTGCCCAGTTCTACCAGCACCCGCGAGATCTGGGGTGTGAATTCCAATCAGTTTGTACCTGTGTCTGTGGCGATGTACTCTCCGAACTACTGGGACGAACAGACCGGCAATGGCAACCGTCACTACTTCTTCATGCTCAAGGACTGCGTCAACCCCGAAAAGCCTAATGGTTTCTACAATGAATTCCTGAAGGCAGACCTGCTGCAGCATAAGCGTGTGTTTGAGGCGCTGGGTTCTCAGATGGCAGTTCAGTCCGTGGATGACCAGCTGTCCGGCGTTGGCTTCTCTGAGACGCAGCATAACAGTTTTATCGTTAAGGTGCAGGGGGCAACCGAGCGAGTTCTGAAAGTGGTGATTTGATGGATTATCGTTATAAACCGGGCGATCGTGTCGTGGTGATCAATGGTATTCAAGAAAGCGGAGATTACTACATGCGCTCTGGGAGTCAGTTCCCGCTTGCTAATGTGATCTGCGTGAGCGAAAGTACGATTCGCGCACGAAAAGCCTTGGAGGGAACGGTTGTCACGATTCTTGAGTATTGCCGCAATCGATATATCATCAAAGAAGCGGATCGGAAAATCTTGTGGACAGACGATATGTTCGTTGGTCTGGCGAACGAAACTGAGTGCTATTGTGAATCTCTGCTATGAGGTGTCAAATGGAGTATCGATATAAAATAGGCGACGCTGTTTTAGTTCGAGATGATCTTAAGTATGGTGCCTTTTACGATATGAGGTCTGGTCCTTATCCAAAAGCCAACAGTAACATTGTGACATTGGATATGTCGGAACTTCATGGGCAATTGGTTCATATTAAAGATTATTCTTCTAACGGGCACTATATCGTAGAAGAAACATATGATTTTAGATGGACTGATGACATGTTTTCTGGTCTGGCAAACAATGAGTGCTGCTGCGAATCTCTGTTATAAGGAGGCACAAGTTGCAAGATACAAAATATCATGTAGGCGATGTCGTTATTGTCCGCCAGGATTTAGATTTTAGAAAATGTTATTGGATGCGATCAGGTGGAAAAGAAAACGCTCTTTGGAGGAACGTTGTTTCAGATGTTGTAACTGAAGACATGATAGAGCTTTGTGGACAGACTATCGAAATCGAAGAAATAGTCGATACGATCGATGGTAAAAAATACAAAGCAAAAGGTCGCTACTGGACAGACGACATGTTTTCTGACCAAATCGGCAATGAATGTTACTGTGAATCGCTTTTGTGAGGTTTGTTATGGATTATGTAATTCCACTTCAATTTAAGCAAGGCGATCATGTTATGGTTCGTCCGGATTTGAATATCAATACGGTCTATCAAACATTTGGAGGCAAGAATGCCGGTTATCGTGCAACTCCAACGTTAAATATGGTTCGCCTTGCTGGGTCGGAATTTGAGATTAAAGAATACTCTAGGTCTCAAAAAACTGTAAAACTAAAGTGCTGTGGTTCTTATTGGACAGAACAAATGCTGATTCTTAAAAGTTTTGTAGAACAGGAATGCGTTTGTGAATCACTTTTGTAAATCTGAAAGGAGAAATTATCATGGAAAAGAATCTGTTTGAAATCGCAACTCGTAATCGCTATCGCTTTAACTACAAGGGCGTTATGACCGTAGAGGATCTGTGGAGTCTGCGGGTCGAGGATCTGGATGCCATTTTCAAGATGCTGAACCGTCAGAAGAAGACCGCCGACGAGGATTCTCTGCTGGCCACTAAGAGCGCCGAGGATCAGGATCTGGCCAATAAGATTGATATCGTCAGGTATATCGTGTCTGTCAAGTTGGCTGAGGCAGCGGAGCGTGTGTCTGCCGCCGAGAAGAAGGCACAGCGCGATAAGATCCTGGAGATCGTGGCAAAGAAAAAGGATAAGGCTCTGGAAGACATGGGCATCGAGGATCTGATGAAGAAGCTGGAAGAGCTGAACTGAGAAGGGAAGTATCAAACATGAAAGTTGTTGAAAGCGCAAGCAATCTGTTCCTGTATGGCGACGATATGAAGGCGTATGACAAGATTCCGGCGGGTACCTATGATATCCACTGTTCTGAGATGACCGGTTTCTATCTGTCCCGCCGCCCCGATATGGTCATCAACGAAAAGGTGTATGGTGTCCAGAGTGGCAAGGTTGCCAAAGTGCTGAATTCGTTCAAAGTGTTCAATCGCAACCTGGGTGTCATCCTCAGCGGCAACAAAGGCATCGGCAAATCTCTGACCGCTAAGATGATTGCAATCGAGGCCGTCAAGCAGGGCTATCCTGTCATTCTGGCTAACCGCTATATCTGCGGTATCGCCAATTTTATCGAATCCATCGATCAGGAAATTATGATCCTGTTTGACGAGTTTGATAAGACATTCAAGGCAAGGGACAATGAAAGTCCGCAGGATACGATGCTGAGTCTGTTCGATGGCACCAGCGCGGGCAAAAAGCTGTTCGTTGTCACCTGTAACCAGCTCAATGGCCTGAACGATTATCTGGTCAACCGTCCCGGCCGTTTCCACTATCACTTTCGCTTCGATTACCCAGGCGCTGATGAGGTCGAAACCTATCTCAAGGATAAGCTCGAAGAGAAGTATTACGATCAGATCCCTGCTGTGGTCGATTTTTCTGGCAAGATCGATCTGAACTATGACTGCCTGCGGTCTATTGCCTTTGAACTGAATCTGGGCACTCCATTCGCAGAGGCCATCAAGGATCTGAATATCATCAACATGAACGAGACCAGCTACAAGCTCACTGTTATCTTCAAGGATGGTTACCGTGCGTCCTGCACCAAGCGTTTTGATATGTTCAATGGCGCACAGCGTATCTGTTTTGATGTCAAGCTGAAAGATGGCTACTGGCCTGATTGCTACATCAACACCGAGGATATCCAGTATAACCCCGCCAACGGTGAGCAGTTCATTGATGGCAAGAAGGTTGATGTGATCAATCCGTATTCCAAGAGTGATGACGATGAAAAGGATCGCTATGAAGCTTTTGAAAAGGACAACGGTGTGGTCAAAGTCATCATCTCTCGTACTCGTGAAAGAGACATTCACTACATGGTCTAAGGAGGCTCAATATGGTCAAAGCAAATCATTATAAAATCAGTTCTTTTCCTGACGGTACTCCGCTGATCAAGAAGGATCTGACCATCAATTATCTCAACGTGATCAGCATCGTCTGGACGTTTGAATCCATGGCCGAGCTTCCCACGGTCATTATGATCGCAAAAGACGCAAAGGATAATGGTGCAGAAGTCGAGCTGTTTATGCCGTATATCCCGAACGCTCGTATGGATCGCGCCTATCACGACGAAGATGTGTTTACCCTCAAGTGGTTCGCTGACGAGATCAATCGGTGCGGATTCAGCTGCGTTACCGTGTTTGACCCTCACAGTGATGTGGCCCCCGCACTGATCGATCGGTGCGAAGTACATACTCCGATTCGTGAGATTTGTCAGGCAATCGAAGAAAGTAAGCCTGATGTGATCTACTTCCCGGATGCCGGCGCAATGAAACGATATGAGGAAACTGTTCACTGGGCATTGGAGCGAGTCAAGTGCAACGCCTATATCATCCATGGTGATAAAAAGCGGGACTGGGCAACAGGCAAAATTCTCGGTCTGGATGTTGTTGGTGAAGTGAAGCCTGGTGAAAAGGTTCTGATGATCGATGATATCTGTTCTTACGGCGGTACCATGTTCTATTCGGCCAAGAAGCTGAAGGAACTGGGTGCTGGTGATATCGATATGTATGTCAGCCATTGCGAAAACAGCATTCTGGATTCTGAGCGTGGCCATCTGTTTGATGATCCGGAACTGATTCATATGGTCTATACCACAGACAGTATCTTTACCGGCCATCACGATAAGATCACTGTTTTTGAACACAAGTGGGACGAGGACTGATATGGAAGTTTGGGCATTAGATATTCATTTTAATACGGATGGAGATTTTGGTTGGCGGCTTGCTCCGGTTGCAATGACCTATAATGCCAACAATCAATTTTACAGGCTGAGTGTAGTTCGAGAAGTTAAAAACGATGTCGAAAAACGTCAAGTGATTGCCGAATTTAATTGGATTTTGGAACAGCTGATTAAAAATCTTTATACCACCAGAGAGTACGTTTCCGACTACGTTGAAGAAATGCTAAATGACTCTCTTGACGAAGAGTGGAAAGAAGATTTCTATCATGAACTGTCTGGCAACTACGATGGTTCCTATGTTCAATTCCGAATTCATACGTCAAAAGATAAAATGTCTTTCAAGATTAACTGCACAAGAGAAGAATACGAAAAAATTCAAAAGAAGTATGGAGACTGCCTTGGAATCGATGGAAGGCAGGTTGTAAAAGAATTATTGAAGGGCTAAATATGAAGTATGCAAAAGGTGAAATCCTTAGTGCATATCAGCGCTTGACGAAAAGTATCAAATATGGAGATGCATACTGGTCTGAAAAAGCAATGATAAGTGATGTTCTGAGTGATTACTTCAATCGAATCGAGAGCAAGAAAGTTGTAATCGATCCAAAGTATGAAAGCTACAGATGCCCAAAGTGCAATACAACGTTAATTGGTCAATATGATCACTATTGCGGACAATGTGGTCAGAAATTGGACTGGAGGATTTGAAATGATCAATATCAACCCAATGTTGCTGTGCGATTTCTACAAGACGACTCACAGTAAGCAGTTTCCGGCCGGCACTACCAAGCTGGTCAGTTATTTTACTCCACGCATGAGCCGACTGGATGGCGTGGATGAAGTCGTTGTGTTCGGTATTCAGGCATTTTGCAAGGATTATCTGACGAACTATTTCAACGACAACTTCTTCGACGAACCAAAAGGAATGGTCGTTCCCCAGTATAAGCGATATCTGGATGCGACCATTGGCAAGGATGCTTACGATCTGAGCAAGATTGCAGCGCTACATGATCTGGGATATCTTCCTGTTGAAATCAAGGCGCTGCCAGAAGGTACTCGCTGCCCCATCCATGTGCCGTTCCTTGAGATGAGCAATACGCATCCTGATTTCGCATGGGTTCCGCAGTTCCTCGAATCTTTTATGAGTTCTGAGCTGTGGCATCCGATGATTTCTGCAACGGTCGGCACCCTGTATCGCGATATCGTGGACAAGTATTACGATGAAACCGTTGAGGATGGCGTGCCGCATGCTCGTGCTCTGGGTGATTTCAGTTTCCGTGGTCAGGAGTGTATGCAGTCGGCAGTTAAGTCAAGCGCCGGTTGGTGTCTGAGTTTTCTGAATACGGCTACTGTCCCTGCGATTCCGTATCTGGAGGAAATGTATCGCTGCAATTGTGAAGAAGAGCCCGTTGCGTTTGGCGCTGTTAGTACCGAGCACAGTGTGATGTGTTCTAACTTCGCAGTCGATGGCGATGAAATCACCTTCATCCGCCGGGCGCTGACGGAGCTGTATCCCAATATGAGTTTCAGTATGGTGTCTGATTCCTACGACTACTGGAATCTGGTCGATAACATCCTGCCGCAGCTCAAGGATGAAATCATGGCTCATAATGGTACGCTGCTGATCCGTGGCGACTCTGGCGATCCGGTCGAAATCGTTACGCAGACGGTCTATCATCTGTGGGATATCTTTGGCGGCATAGTCAACAGTAAGGGCTACAAGGTGCTCGATCCTCATGTGAAGGCACTGTACGGCGATTCCATTACGGTGCAGCGGTGCGAAAAGATTTATGCCGAACTCAAGGAGCATGGTTTTGCCTGCAACAATGTTAGCCTGGGTGTTGGCTCTTTCTCTATGCAGTGCATCGAGCAGAATGGCCAGTTGAAGCCGTTCACCCGCGATACGTTCGGCATGGCTGTCAAGGCAACTTATGGCGTGGTCAACGGCAAAGAAATCCAGATCTTCAAGGACCCCAAGACCGACACTGATCATTTTAAGAAGAGTCTGAAGGGTATGTGTTATGTCACTAAGGATGATTCTGGAAAGCTGGTTTGTACTGATGGTCTGATGGATCACGCCGCTCATTCGGATGGTAATCTTCTGCAAACTGTGTTCCGCAATGGGGCTATGGTCAAAGAGTACAGTCTGAAGGAAATTCGCGATCGTCTGTGGGAAGGTGAATTCTGATGGAGAAGTCGGTTCTTCAGTTTTGGAGTAATCAAAGACTTATCTGGAAAGGTGAGCGGAAAGATGCTGTGAAGCTGATTAAGGCAGGAGCGTTTGACAATCTGAACGTGATGGTGTGGACGCAGGACCTTGAGAATTTTAATCTGCACAGTCAACGAGGAGCACAATATTTTGGAATCAAAGAGTTAAATCGGAGGTGAAATATGGCTGTTGTAATCAAAGAAGGTAATGTGTTTGATTCTGACGCTAAGATCATCTGTCATCAGGTGAATTGTCAGGGCGTTATGGGGTCAGGTGTTGCCAAAGAAGTTCGTGAGCGGTATCCAAAGGTGTACGAGGAATATCACACTTACTGCGAAAGCAACAAGGATTGTCCTGAACGAATGCTGGGTGTCGCTCAGATGGTTCCAGTTGATGAAAAAGGTTCTCGATGGATCGTCAATTGCTTCGGTCAGAACAGTTATGGATATGACGGAAAGCAGTACACGTCTGTTGGCGCACTGTTTGAAGCATTCAAAGAAGTAGCCAAAATCGCCAAGGCATCAGGAGTTAAAGTGGCTATGCCGTATGGAATCGGCTGTGTTCGTGGCGGCGCAAAATGGCTGCTTGTGAAAGAAATCATCGATTTTACATTTAAAGACGTTGACGTGGAACTGTGGAGATTGGAGGGTAAATAATATGCGCAAGTATGAATTTGACGCAGCAAAAACCAAAGATGAAATCGTCGGGTGGATTCGGAACTATTTCCGCAAGAATGGTCCTGATTGCAACGCGGTGATCGGTATCTCTGGTGGCAAGGATTCCAGCATCGTGGCTGCTCTGTGCTGTGAAGCGCTGGGCAATGGCCGTGTGATCGGTGTTTTGATGCCCCAAGGTGCTCAGAGCGATATCGATGTGGCACGGGAACTAGTTAAGCATCTTGGCATCAAGTCGTTCGAGATCAATATTGCCGAGACTGTGAACGCACTGCTGGCCAATGGGCGGACGGCTGGTCTGTGCGATTCCAAGCAGGCTCGTGTGAATCTGCCGGCACGAATTCGTATGGCGACTCTGTTCATGGTGAGTCAGAGTATGAATGGGCGAGTAGCTAACACTTGCAACGCTTCAGAAAATTTCGTCGGATGGCAAACTGTGGGAGGGGATGGATTTGGTCAGTTCAGTCCTCTCAGTAAGCTGACTGTCACTGAGGTAAAAGCCGTTGGTCGTGAGTTGGGTCTTCCTGAAAAGTTCATCGAGAAAGCGCCGGAAGATGGACTGACTGGAAAGACCGACGAGGATAATTTCGGCTTCACCTATGATTTTCTTGATAAATATATTCGTACTGGTGATTTCGGCGGTGACACCGCTACGGCTGCCAAGATTGATCGGATGCACGAGGCAAATTTGTTTAAGGATTTGCCGATGCCTACGTATGACCCGACCTTGTTTAATTGGTGGTTCTAATCAAGGAGGATTCAAAATGGAAAAGGAAAAAGTTGATGTTCTGATCGTTGTCGATATGCAGAACGATTTTGTCACTGGTCCGCTGGGTACTCCTGAAGCGCAGGCCATTGTGCCGAAGGTTGTGGAGAAGATCAAGAACTGGAAGGGTGAAGTTCTGTATACCAGAGATACTCACCATAAAAACTATCTCGAAACGCAGGAAGGTAAGCATCTTCCAGTGAAGCATTGTTTGTTCGGGACAAGTGGCTGGCAGCTTGTGGACGAAGTTGATGAAACGATTTCTGATGAACAATGGTGTGAAGATAACCCGATTTATGATAAACACACTTTTGGATCGGCCAGGCTGGCGGATGATCTTGTATTTTTCAACAACAGAGAGAGTTGCGGAATCAATTCCATTACTCTGGTCGGCCTCTGCACGGATATCTGTGTCATTTCGAATGCGCTTCTGCTTAAGGCAGCACTACCTGAAGTCCCTATCATTGTGGATGCAAGCTGCTGTGCCGGTGTTACTCCTGAGTCTCACAAGAACGCATTGGCTGCTATGAAGATGTGCCAGATCGAAATTGTAAACGAGGAATAAAATGCACTACGTTAATAGCGATATTATTTTGGACGCTGACGAAGCAAGACGGTTTCAGTATCTTCTAAGGCATCCAAATGTAGAGGAAATACAAAGGAAGTTAAAGGCTTGTAACGATGCTCTCGCTGAAATGAATTATCGGGAGAACGAAGACGGGACTACTTCTTTTGATATTGATCTTGAGGTGTGATCAATGGAAGAAATCATTATTTTCGGTTAACGTCCGGATGCCAGGTGATTGGCGGTACTGGGGCAGACATAACCGCCGCCAGAATAATTTGCAAAGGAGAATGGATATGAACGAAGAAGTTAAAAAGAAGCAGGACGAACTCAAAGGCGAGATTTATGAAGATCTGAAGAAATATCTGACATGGGATGATTATATCAAACTCACCCAATGGCTGAACGAACATAATTTTTGGGTAGCTCCTGCATCTGCAAAATATCATGGCGCGCATCCTTGTGGTTTAGCCGAGCATAGCATTGCTGTTGTGAAGGCTCTTGTTTCGTTGACAGATAAATTAGGACTGAAATGGGAAAATCCACGTTCTCCGTATTTAATTGGGCTGCTGCATGACGTTTGCAAAACAGATCAGTATCTTTTTATCCCGGATAAAGGAACATATGAGTATCTGAATGACTCTATTTTCAGTCATCATGGCGAAAAATCTATCTGTATGCTGGCGAGTGTTATCACCATGACAGAGGAAGAAGTTGCGTGTATTCGATGGCATATGGGCGCGTATGAAACCGATACGAACGAGTGGAAATATTATGGAAATGCCATTAGCCAGTATCAGAACGTGCTGTGGACTCACACAGCAGATATGATGGCCAGTCATATTGCTGGTGTGTAAGGAGGGATTATAATGTCGCCCTGTTTGATGTGCGCCGAAAAGAATTGTCATAACTGTCCATGTGCGATCTGTGAGGTCGTCGATGGCAAGCTGCAGGATAATTTTGTAATGCAGACAGCAATGAAGAATAAAGCGGACTGCAAGAAATTCATGGCGCGTCTTTCAGTAGAGCTTCAGCAAATCGGCCAGATGAAATCCAGGAGCTGGACGGATAAAAACAACTGGCGCGGGTTCCCGGCGGGCTGGTTTAAGCATGATGATCTGGTTTCGTGGTTGTTCTGTCATTGCTAAAAGGAGATGGCAAGATGGGATACACAGTATATATTACAGCAAATCGCTATTACGAAGTACATATCAAGGATGCAAAAGATACAGACGATGCAATGCAGCAGGCTTTGGAAAAGTATGATAACGGAGAGCTCGAAAGTTATGAGGATGAGTTTGAATCGGCGTTCGCGGAATCGGAGGATGATTGATTGGCAAGCAAGTGGCAAACCTGTCGGCTATCAGAAACTCAGGATCGTCGGGTGAAGTTGACCAAGGCCAAAAAGGAAGAAATCGCCCGTAAGTTTGAAACCGGTGAATACTCACTCCGGGGTCTGGCGCGGGAGTACAATGTCTCGCACAAAACGATTTCGCTCATTGTCGATCAGCGGGCAAAACGAAAGAACGATGAATACAACAGAACACACTGGATGTATTATCGCCCGGATGCAGAAACAATGCGGGAAGCGCATCGAAGGTCAAAAGAATATAAAAAGCGACTGTACGAAAGAGGAGAGTTGAAATAATGGGACAGCGGTTGGTTATTACGGTCCATGCGTTTGATGAGGATATCGCCACGATCTATTATCACTGGTCTGCATATACAACCAGCGCACTGGACGAAGCTCAGAAGATCCTTAAAAATGTCAAATGGGAAGATACCACGTCAAAGGACGAATTGATCCTGCGTATCGTTCGCTTCATGGAGTCCAATGGAGGATGTATCGATTTTGAGGACAAGCCGGAGTTCAATAAGCGTTTCCCGAATGTTGAGTTTAAGGACGATGGCTCCCGCAACGATGGTCTTGTTGCAATTTCTGAGCAGGTAATGGACAAACAAAAATGCTGGTCTGAGGGCGATTTGATCATTGATTTTGATAACGAAATGATTTGTAACTCGGTTTTCTGGTGGTATGATTCGGACGAATCTCTGCGGGATGAACTTGGCGAGGATTGCGATATTGATTTTGACACTATTCCGGAGCTCAAGGTCGATCCTGGCGAATTTTCGTTCGATGGTCTTACATATATGATCGAGACGTTTACAGATGGCTATAGTTATCATCGCTATCGTGGGGAAATCTGGGAAAGTATTGATGGATGAGTGAGGTGATAAAAAATGACACGAGAGGAATTGCAGTTGATCATTGCAAGTGAACCGTATGATTTTCTGCGCACCAATCCGCATTTGGGCAAGCAAGTGATGTTTTTGACCATTGGCGGCAGCCACGCCTATGGAACGAATGTGGAAGGGTCAGACGTTGATATCAGGGGTATCGCACTTAACACAGAACATGAGCTGCTTGGCATGGACACGTTCGATCACTGGGTCGATGAAACTACTGATACAACGGTATTCAGTTTCAATAAAGCAGTTAAGCTAATGTGCAGTGGCAATCCGAACATGCTGGAGCAGCTTGGAAATGCTGACGATCTTGTCATCAGCTATCATCCGGCCACAAAGCTTTTGATGGATAATAAGAAGTTGTTCCTGTCCAGACAGGTCGTGTATTCGTTTGGTGGCTTTGCAGATAAATTGTTCAAGAAGGCAGTCACTTTGGGCGAATGGTGTAATCAACACCCAGAAGATCAGATCACAAAGAAGCGAATGAACAAAACCATTATGAATATGATTCGTCTTTACCTTATGGTCTTTGATATTCTGGAAAAGGGTGAAATCATTACGAGTCGGGCGGAAAATCACGACCTGTTGATGATGGCTCGAAACGGCGAATTCCAGGCTGCAAACGGTTATATCAAGCACGATGTAAAAGATTTCCACAAAGAATATGAAAAGCGCCTGCAGTACGATAAGGCGAACACTGCTTTGCCGGACACCATCGATAGAAACCGTGTCAACGAGTTAGTTGTGACTATCAATCGAATGGCGCTAACGGTGATGTAAAATGAAAATCGAAGACTATTCGCCAGATGAATTGGCTGAAATTTTTAAGGAAGAACTAGATCGTCTTGATATCCCATATCATTATGATCTGGACGCGGAAGCGAAATTTGCGCCATTGATGCCTGATGAACCAATTTTAGAAGTGTAATTTATTGGACTATTAGGATGATATAATTATAGGAAAGGAGTATACCCTCCACGGATGAGGGTATGAAAATTGAATATGTTAAAGCTGTCAGTGTCGAACGCAAACAGCAAGATGGGGAGTATCAAGTCGATCTCGATGCCCCGTATCAAAACATGTGCTCCAGGCGTTCCGTGCGCAAAAACGTGCTATGTCAGTCACTTCGACTGGCGAACCACAGTACGAAACGCCTATGACAACAATTTGAATCTGTGGTTAACAGACCCTGACGGCTTTGAAGTCCAAGCGACTGCAGCTGCTTATGGGTCTTTTTATTTTCGGTGGCATGTCAGTGGAGATATCGTGGATGAACGATATTTCGATATGATGTGCCGCATCGCAATTAAGTTGCCTCGCACCCAGTTTTTGGCATTCACCAAAAAATATGATCTGGTTAACACATTTGTGGAAGCGGGCGGTACGATTCCCAGCAATTTACATATTCTCTTTTCATCCTGGCCTGGCTATAATGTAAACAACCCCTATAATCTGCCAGTTGCTTATGTGGCATTTAAAAATGGATATTGTGAAGCGCCGGCCGATGCACATGAGTGCTCTGGCCATTGCGAGGATTGTGCTTACGCTGGTAAAAACTGCTGGGTTATGGGGCGAGGCCAGTCCATTGTTTTAAAAGAGCATTAAGGATTTTATAGACCCCTATTATAATAATGTAGGAAGGATGATATAAATGGCGTATGTTCTTACCAACGGACACACCTATATCACAAAAAAGCCGAATGGCAAATTCACAACAACATACGATTCAAGCCTGGCTTCGCAGTATGATGCAGAAAGCAAAGCCTGGAACGTATTGAATTGTTTGCCGCGTACATATAAAGAAGACGGGTATCTCCCAAAGAAAATCGAAGTCAAGGAAGCATCGGCACAGTTAAAAGAGATGGTCACTCCCGCACAGCCAGAACGAAAGCGGTTCGATCCTGTATCTTATCCAATCGAAGATTCAGAGTGGATGACTGATTTTAAAAAGAGTCTCAAAATTGTCGATAAAACTCTCAGCAGCTTAAAGCCGATGTATGCAAACCTCTATTCTGATCTGACTCGGGCAACAGATGAGATCGATGATCTGGAGCACGCCATTGAACTCGTTAAGGCAAATGCAGTCCAGCGCTGCTTTCTGGAGAACGAACTAAAGAAAGCGCGTAAGATCCGCCGCGAGTGCAAGGATGCGATGAGTCTGATCGAAATGGTGCTGAAGTTCAATCTGGATGACTGGGGAACCGGCAAGGTGCAATCTGAAATCGTTCGTCTGGAAACTCGGTGTTATACGCCGAAAGTCCGTGATGATATTTTTGTTTAAGGAGTGATTTATTATGAGTGGAGCAGTATCGTTTGTTTTAGGTCTACTGGGGCTGGGAGCGTCTGGCGCAGTCAGTGCTGGGCAGAATATGAGCCGAAAGAAAGCTGATTATGAATTTGGAGAAGCACATGGTTATCATGGAACACCAGATGTCCTTCAGATGCGAGATCGTGTCCGCAAAGAGTGGTGGAGTATGTGTGGTGACGTATATAATGCCTGTGGTAAGCCTGCAAGTGAGTACGGAAATCCATACAAAACCCCATATTGTTATTGTAAGAAGCGCTGGTTTATTGCCCATCTGAACGAAAAAGGCATTCCGTATGATGATGTTGTCGTGAACGATGTGACAGGAGTTACATTTTATGAGCGGCAGAACCAGCGGTCGAGGGAGTGGATGAGAAAGCTATGAAAGTTTATGACGCTTTGAAGTCGGTTTTAGCAGCTGTAGAAAAAAATCATTCAAAATTAAGATCAGAGCCTGATTCTGACGGTGTATCCCATGACAAATGGGAAGAAGAGGAGGAGGCATTAACTGACTTAGAAGAAAGTTTGGAAGAAGCAATTGAACAATATGAAAGTGCAATGGAAGTGAGAAGAAGTCTACGCACGATGGTTCTAAACAATTAAAAGTTGTTATTTCGGGTTGAAATGCACCATGTTTTATGGTAAAATAACAACCGAACTGAATTTGGTTAGAAAAACAGGACATCTTTTAGTTGTTTGGAGGGCAAAATGCGGGTCACATACACTGCCCAGGAAATATACGAACATATCAGATCATACGACATCATTGAGTTCTGGGGCAGCCGGAATGAAGAAAATGTCTGCATGATCAAAGCCAAGTCATCCTGCGTTGCACTGAGAAAAGGTAAGCGATACAGCTACATCAGTATCGAATACCAGTTTGATCCCAGGTCAGACATCCTTTGTTGCTGCTGCAACATTACAGGTAACGTGTTCTCTTGTGAAGTTGAGAGGGGGAAAAAGTCGGAGCGCCTTATTATTTCATCCGATTATGCAGAGGAGCCAATCACACTTTTTTTAAAAAATCTTTGAATTGGTATTGTAAAGTGTGAATGAATATGGTATAATAAGGACACAAAGTAAAACAGATGGTCAGCAAGGAGGTCATAATATGTTTAAGGCTGGCTCAAGTGTCCCAAAAATCGGTGAGATTCGTCTCGGTTATGTTGCCGATATCAAGCAGGAAGGAAAAACTGTCCATAAATATTATGGCGTTCATCCTTATCTGATCGTCAGCAACAACATCTACAATAAAAACTCTGGCCAGTGTGAGGTGATTCCATTCACCACAAAACGCTGGAACAGCCGCAACCCGGTCCATGTTGATTTTGGTGTAGGTGAAGTCGATGGCTTACCGCATGAATCCACTCTTGTGATCGAAGGCCGCGATACGCTGTTAAACTCTCAGCTGAGCGAACCAATCGGAACGTTCTCTGATAAGAACTGGCAGCGCGCAGCGAACGCCATGGTGATCCAGTGTCCGATGCTTGCGGCTGCATTCAGTACAAATCTGGTCTCTGCATCATAAAATCTACGATTCTGTTTGCAAAATCTTCTTACATAGTGTACAATGAATCTAATAGTTCATATACCGACCCACTGTGTAAGGAGATAGCAAGCGATGAAACAGAGTGCGGAATATTACAATGAAGAGCTCAAGACCAGATTTATTCTGGATAAAATGTGCGAAAAAGATTCAAACGGAGATCCAGCCAAGGATTCCGCTGGAGAATATATCATTCTTGCTAAGAGTAAGAACAGGTATAACAAGGTTCGCAGCATTTTTCATAAGCTTGCCGCGTTCGAACAGAAGTATGAGAAAGACTTTTATGAGATCGAGTCTGACAAAGACGAAGAATTTATAAATGATCTGTTTTCAAGGTGGATCTCCGAACTGAATGAAAACTACAGCATCTTTGTGTTATCTATTTTCAAGCAGTATATTATGTGGTGCAGAGATGAGGGTTTGCTCTCAACGCAGCGGTACTATCAGCATCCGTTCTTTGACATGGAAATGTCCGGATGGAAAAAGAAAGACACCAGTTCCACCTTCCGCTCTGAGCGTGTAAAGAACCAGCTGGAAGCCATTGCAAACAAGAGTACCGATGAATTGGCTGAAAACTATGTATTTCCATCAGAAGATGATTTCTTCACCTACGTCGTTTCTGTGTTCTCGGAAGAAGGGGCGATTATGACAGGTGCAATTATGTGCCTTCTGTATTACGGATTCCCATCTGAAGAGATCCGTCTTGTCAAAAGAAAAGACGTTGATGTAGACACCAGAACTGTATGCGGGGAATATATCGATCACGATATTGCATGGTCGATCATCTGTAAGGCCAAGAACACAACCACATATCTCAAAAACCACGCAAGGGGGCAACTTGGGAAGTTAGAAATGAATCTTGGCGATGGTCCTTATCTTATTCGTACAAGCAGGGACAGTTCCAATGATAGTCCTGTGCCAATTGGATACTTTAAGGATCTGTATCGAAGAGAAAAGAAAATCGTCGAGGGGCTTCCGCCAACATCTAACTATAAAAACATCCTTGTTAAAACAAGCACCATCAAAAACCTGCGCAAATTCTATGAGATCATGTCGGAAGAGCATGAGTATGGTATCGAATATATCGCTGAAAAATTCAGACAGAACCAATATGATACGCCGCTCACATTCCGAAAGTATCAAATAATGCGCGAGAAAGCAAGAAAATTATAAAAATGAAGGGGCCTGACCAGCCCCTGAATTTTTCCTTTACCATTCACACTTTACACTATCATTATGTTGAATAGGAGGTGATTGAAATGAGAAAGACGATTGCAGCCATTATTGTAACTGGCGTTTATCTGCTGACCAATCTGCTCGGCGGAGAAGCGGCTGGTCCGGTCGAGACATATCAGAGCTGGAGCGATGAACTAAAGTCGTATACGCAGTCGGTGTGTGACGAGTACAATGTCGATTATTCATTGGCGCTCGGTGTGATCTATAACGAGAGCAGGTTCCAGAGCGGCCTGACTCATGTGAATTCAAATGGCACAGTAGATTATGGTCTGATGCAGGTCAATGAGGTTAACTTTGATTATCTCAACAAGACGCTTGGTATTCGGTCTATGTCTGAACTATTGGATGATAGAACGGGTATCAGATGCGGTGTTCAGCTGCTGGCGTATCATAAACAGTACACCGGCAACGATTCGGCGGCACTTCTTCGCTACCAAATCGGAGCAGGGAAGTACAAACAGTACCTGAGGAAAGGTCGGTACACCAACCAGACGCATCAACAGGTGCTTACATATCAGAGCGAACTCGCTTCTTATATGAATTCCTTACAGTAGGGAAAAGATCAGGCGGTAGAAAAACGTCTGTTTGATCTGATCAATCGGTGGAGTGAATCCACCTTTATATGCTGGAGTGGCGCAATGGTAGCGCAGGAAATTTGTAATTTTCAGGTTGCAGGTTCAAGCCCTGTCTCCAGCACCATTAGAACAGCGGGCAACCGCAGTCAAAGATTATAAATTACATAAGGAGAATGATTATGACTACTGAAACTATGACAATCCATCGTGGTCTGGCGGAGATCAAGGTTCTGGAAAATCGGATCATTAAGACGATTTCTGGAGCAAAGTTCTGTGCAGCAGCCAAGCAGAGCATGAAAAAGCTGAACGGTGTGCCCATCGAGGATTACAAGAAGGACGCACAGAGTTCTCTGGACTCCATCAAGGATCTAATTGCTCGTCACGATGCGATCAAGCGTGCGATCTCAAAGTCCAATGCAGAGACTCATGTGACCATTGATGGTGTTGTCTATACTGTTGCGGAGGCTATCTATATGAATCAGCACGGTATCGAGTTCAAGCGTGAGCTGCTTGCTATGATGGAGCGTCAGTATTCCAGCGCCATTGCCACGATCGAAACGACCAATGCCCGTCTGAGTGATCGTGCGGATGATTACACTAAGGGCCTTGCATCTGCTTCTGAAAAGAGCAACATGGACCCTGAGGCTATTCGAGACGCACGTGACAGTTATATTGAGCGCGAAACTATGGTTCTGATCGATGGTATTGACATCAAGAAGGCCAAGGATGAACTCGCCGCCAAGATCGATAAGTTCAAAGCCGAGGTCGATGCAGTCCTGTCTGCTTCCAATGCAATCACAGAGATCACCATCGAATACTGATCTCTCAGAAAGCACACTGTATTCACTGTCTATCGAAAATAACAAACTGTGATCGTTCGCTTTTTGCTGGTGACAGCACTGTTTTTGGCGAAATCAAAATAATAAAAAGCAAGTCGTCACTTATAAAAGGTGGCCTGATACGCCGTCATAATACAAGTGTTCAAATATTCTAAAGAACAATACTTGGTTTTAGGATTAGTCAAGAGGTTAAGACGCAACCCTATAAAGGTTGTTACATCGGTTCGAATCCGATATCCAAAAACATCGAGCGCTATATCGCTCAATTATAGATGATGTACGGAAAGCTTAAAGTTTACGATTAAAGGTTAAAGGTTGAAAGTTCAAAGCTTAAACTCTTAGCTAAAGGTCAAAGAACAAAGCATACAGGTCAAAGATTTATAAAATCCATGGGCACAGGTTTGTGGATCGATTACATAAGTCCCGTTGTTTACCACATGGCTGGTAGATGGTGAGCGCCTTGGCAGGGGCGTAACAATACCTGCTGTTTATATGGTTCGGTAGCTCAGAAGGATAGAGCACTAGCCTGTCACGCTAGGGGTCGTGGGTTCAATCCCCATCCGAATCGCTTATGGTCCTATAGTTCAGTTGGTTAGAACGAGAGACTGTTAATCTCTATGTCACCTGTTCGAGTCAGGTTAGGACCTCTTCGTGGTTCTGTAGCTCAGTCGGTAGAGCAGGGGACTGAAAATCCCCGTGTCGCTGGTTCGATTCCAGCCGGGACCACCAATGTGTAAGTTGATTTGATAATTGAATTTGGTCGAAATCCTCCATAAAAAGGTTGTACGCCAAGGTCGAAAAATCAACATGAATTCTCACCAAGATGATGTTATCAATGAAATTTGCAACAGGATTAGCGAGGTAGTCACACTCCTGATCAGGGGCTGATGTAGTAAGCTTGGTCAAACTGCGCGCCCTGACGATGTAAGATCCGCATTCCGAGCGCAACTGTGCGTGAGTCTCACCAACCCGAAAACAGTGAGAGGTGAAGGAATAACACTGAAAAACCTTATGTAGCGCGGCTATAACCCGGAAGAGGCTTGCCCCAAAAGGATGATCGAGTTTGAGAACCGCAGTGGATAAGCATATCGCCAATAGTGCTCTGAAGAGTAACGGTAAATGCCGGACGCCTGACCCGTTAAAGCCAGGACGAGGATCACAGGTGACATCCCTCTGTGATCTATATTATGCGATCGTAGCTCAATTGGTAGAGCACTTGACTTTTAATCAAGGGGTAGCGGGATCGTAACCCACCGGTCGCACCAATACCTGTCTGTGGTTGGGTAAACAGTCTTGTGGAGACGCTGACAAGATAGAAGAGCGAGCGTCATATCCGTGGGCGGGCATTCGGATTCGATGTGCGCCCATAGCTTAATTGTTAAAGCCGCAGTCTCTAAAACTGTCATTTTGCGGGTTCGAATCCTGCTGGGCGTGCCAAACAAATTACATAACAGTATCCCTTATTTTATAGAAAGGAGCTAATCTTGTGAAACAGCAGCAAATTTATAAAGGCATCATAGGCCATCAGGGTTGGGGTGCTGATGAATTTGAACATCAATACGGACGTTGGAGTGGAGTTCGAAATAACTGGGCAAAGGCAAAACTTCGTGATAAGCGTCTCGCGAAGCACAGGACGAATCAAATCAGAAATGAACAAATCAGGAAGGAGCTTGAACATTATGGCAATGATTGATCCGTATGATGATGACTTCGGTGCCATTTGTAATTGTGCTGTTCGATACGCAGTCGGGCGCAGAACATATATGCCTGGTCTTGTGATCGATTTCATTACATCGCATCTGAGCGAGTTGACAGATAAAACGCTATGGTGCTTTCAGCAGGATCTATATCAACGTCTGGATGAAGGGTTTAATTTTGGAGATGAATTTGATCTTCAAAACTGGATGAGCTTTCTGGAAGATGTTGATAAAGAGATCAAGAAAAGAAAACAGCCCAGCGGCCATAACCACTGAGCTGTCAGGATTACCCGATGACGTGATTCATCTGCAGAACCATCAGTATGAGCCCGACGATACTGCAAATGTCACCAGCGACATCAAGAAAATCTTTCGCCTAACGCTTCATCTAAGTACCTCCAATCCGCTCGAGACGCGAGAACAATGTCCGTCATTGAGGAACTGGTATGTCTAGTGAGAGTTAAGTTGGCAAAAGTGTATCACGTTGTTACGCGATTGTCAAGAATCATCCCAAGCATGATGTGAAAAGGCTTGTTATATGCGGCAATGGCTGAGTGGTTTAAAGCGATGGACTTGAAATCCATTGATGGTAATACATCCGCGAGTTCGAATCTTGCTTGCCGCGTGTTATGGCCTGTTAGTCAAGAGGTGAAGATGCTGCCCTTTCACGGCGGAGACATCGGTTCAATTCCGGTACAGGCCATTTTTTGAAAATTAAATATTGTGAGGTATCAAAATGAAAACGACGAAGAAAGATTGGATCTATCGTGTGATTCTTCTGATTCTGTTGGCGATTATCTGGGACATTGGCGCGGCTCTGACTTCGCCAATTTTTGTTCCACAGAAAGGCGCTGTGTTTCGGGAATTCTTCTTGTTGATCCAAAATGGAACAATGTTGAAAGCATTCCGATATTCGCTGGTTCGCATTACGGTGGCAGCCGCTTTGAGTGCCGGCATCTCCATTCCTCTTGGCTGTCTGATGAAAATCTGTCATCCGCTTCAAAAGCTGCTCTATCCAGCAATTCGAGCAATGCGATTTTTGCCAGTCACTGCCTTCTATCCGCTGTTGACTATGTGGTTTGGAATCGGAGAGAAAATGAAGATCGCTTTCTTATTTGTGGCCAGCTTTGTGTTTATGCTTCCAAGTGTTCTAATCGCTATGGACGATGTCAGTGACGATGTGATCGAGGCGGCCAGCATTGATGGAGCAGGGAAGTTCAGCACAGTAACACGAATCGTCTTCCCAATCGCAGCGCCTTCCATCTGTCAGTCATTCGCCACAATGTATGCCATCGGTTGGACCTATATCGCAGTGGCCGAGACAGTGAATGCGAAGTACGGTATTGGCTATCTGATCTATACTTCGTCCGCTCGTGGCCGTACATCTCTGGTGTTTGTTGGAATATTGGCGATTGTGATTTTCAGTATTCTGTTTGACTGGATCACAAATATCTGTATCAAGAAGATTTTCAAGTGGAAATTTTCATAAGGAGGACAACATGTCGCACGAAATTGAGTTGTGTGGTTGTTTGACCATCCCAGATAACGCGAATTTTGATGAAATCACAGACGTGTTCTTAGATTTTGTTGAGTCGCATGGTTGGTACTATGGTGGTGGGTTCTCTGAGATTCGAGACGGCTGTTATGTGAAGCCTGATGGAACTCTTGGAGCACCAATTATATAAATCATATAGAGGAGAAAATTATGGCACATGAAATTAAAATTATGGGATGTCTGAATATTCCAGATAATACAAGCTGGGAGGAGTCAATAAGTTTATTTATTGAATTTATCGAGTCACATAATTGGTGCTATTATGGGGATTTTGCTGAGATTCGTGATGGAAAGCAAGTAGGTTATGGCGTAATAAAAAAAGAAAACGAGGAGAAAAATTATGGCAAAGAAAAGTTTATTTGAAAAGCTCGGTCTTGTTGAAGGTGTAGCTGCTTCTGAGTATGATATGCCGGATACCACGAATGAGCTTCGCGTTTGTAGTGGTGTCGGAGATCATTACATCAATGGAGATTTCCCAGAAGACGAACCGGTTCAGGCCGAGATTCCTGAGGGCGACACCATCGATGTCCGGGCGGTTTACGAGACCAATGGTATGAACCCTGCCGACGCTGTTACTGTCTACAAGATCAAAGATGTGATCGATACATTCCCGTCTGAGATGCCCACCAAGACTAAGCGTGCCACAGTCAAAAATCTGATGACGACGCTTGGTTATGATGCAACCGCAATTATCTCTGATGCGAAGCAGCGCAAGGAGCTTCTGCGGGCTGTTGGTAACGATAAGATGAATGCATTGTTTGACGAGATGAAGAGCAACGACCAGCAGATCGAATCTATGAAGGAACAGATCGAAGCTTTGACGAATCGCAACGTTGAGGCTGGTGCGGCCATCGAAAAGATCACCAATACAGTTCAGGATGAACTCAAGATGATTTCTTCTATCGAGGAATTTATCGAAGAGGATAAGACGGAGCCCGCCGGGAAGGAGGTCGCCCAGTAATGTTTTCTTTCACGATTGCTGAGTTTACTTTTCTCTGTGTTGGTTTCGCCTTTGTTGGCGGTTTAATTCTGTTTCCGTCATTCCGTCAGCAGCTCAAAGCTCTTGCCGGTGGTTTCTTGCAGGTCTTTGTGCAGGACACAGCCAAGACGCCAGATGGTGCACGCGCTATCTATGCTCAGAAGATCGATGAGATGACTGAGAAATACACAGATGCCTGCAATACTCTGCGAGACCTAACTGGTAAGCTCAAGACGATTCAGGATAACTACGCTGTCTGTCAGAAGCAGGCGAAGGGTTACGATGAACGTGCAAAGGCTGCTATGAGTCGCGGTGATGAAGAGTCCGCAACCACTTACGCTCGTCTTTTACAGGAAGAGCTCGATAAAGCCGAGAACCTATCTGCTCAGTTCCAAAAAATGAAACCAGCGGCGGAAGAGGTCAAGGCAATCAAGGAAAAGCTTGAAAATCAGTTGGCTGCTCTGAAGCGTGAAAGCAAGGATGTGGTGGCTGAATTAAAGGCGAACGAACAGGTTGCAGATGTGTATTCCAATCTGGATCGTCTGCGTGCATCTACCGGCACCGATAAAATGCTCAACGCTACCCGTGATGGCCTTCAAGAAAGTCGCGAAAAAGCAGCGGGTGCAAAAGTTCTATATCAGACCAGTCGAGAGGGAAAGCTGGATAAGGCGGATGCAAACACTGCTGATTATAAGGTGAGTTCGTATCTGGATAGTCTCAAAAAGAGCAATCCAAACGTAACAACTTACAGCATTCCTGATCTGAACACCCTCACAAAGTCTTCTGGATTGAACACTCAGTCCAAGAAATAAAATCAAAATTAAATAGGAGAGAATAACATGTCTAAGTTCAAATTGACTAAGGCTGGCCGCGCTGTTGTTGGTGTGGTCCTTGCTGTGGCTGTTGCTATTGGTGTCGTTGGCGGAATCAAGGGCGGTGTGATCAAGTTCGACAAGAAAAAGCCAACTGCGTCTGATAAGCCTGCCACGAATGTCACCACGAATGCATCAACCGGCGACGACACGATCAATCTGTCTCTGGATGAGTGGGCGGGATGGTTGAGCTGTATCACGGCAAATGGGGGTCTCACCACTCAGCCCGGCTCTGTATTTGACCAGCTCGGCATCAAGGTGAATATTAATGTCATCAACGATGCTACTGAGTCCAGCAATGCATTGATCTCTGGTGATCTGCAGGCCGCTGGTTATACTACGAACCGTGTCGCGTTCCTGTCTCAGAAGTTTACGGATGCCGGTAAGAATATCATCATGCCGGTGTTTACCAACTACAGCTATGGCGGTGACGGTATTATCGCTTCCACTCAGTTTGCGGATGTGAATTCGTGGGTCAATGCCAAGATCGGCGTTCCTGAATTCTCTGAGGCCGAAACCCTGGTCGCTTGGTTTGTCAATAATTCCAACCTGTCCGATGCGGATAAGACAACCATTATGAACAATCTGATCATGTTCGGTACGGCAGATGATACTGCTAAAGCATACTTTGCTGGTCAGATCGATGTTGCTGCAACATGGGAGCCGTATCTGACTCAGGCTAAGACCTATACCAACAGCACCGTTGTTTTTGATACCAAGTCTTCTTCTTCTCTGGTCATGGATGGCATTGTGTTTGATGCCGATTGGGCCGCAGCTCACGAAGATACTGTCAAGAAGTTCGTCAAGGGTATTCTGATGTCTTATGATCAGCCCATCAATTACGACGCAGCTCGTGAAGTGTTCCCGATGTACTCTACTTCCAGTGAGGCCGATATCGACGCTACTTACGCCAATGCCAAGATGGCCAGTTGGAAGGACAATTACAACATTCTAAACGATACTGCTCCCATGATCTATAACCAGATGTGCGATATCTGGGAGGCTCTGGGCGAAACTGTCAATCGCGGCCTTGTGGACACGATTTTTGATACCACTTATATTGACGCTCTGAAAGGTGATTTTAAGTCTACTTCCGCTGCAAATGCCACCACAAAGGTGACTGTAAGTGACGAAACCCGTGCCAATATCACCCAGCAGGTCACTGGCAATCTGGATTATGATTCAATGCTGAGCAAGACCGCTAATGTAACATTTGTCCCGGATTCTTCTGTGTTCACCGATCAGGCCAGCGCCGCCTCTGTTTTGGATGATTTCGTAAATATCGCCAAGACTCTGGATGGCACTATGATCGTTATCAACGGCAATATCAATGCGGACACTCAGACCGAGTTCGGTGTGCAGCTCTCTGCAAATCGTGCTCAGACTGTTGCTAACTATCTTGCTTCTCAGGGTATTGATCAGAATCGACTGATTATTACAGGCTCTGGCAATGCAAAGTATCAGGCCGACAAGGCTGCTGGTGCTCTGAAGTCGGATGCAAGCGTGTACCAGTCTACTGACATCAGCTTTATGCGAATTGAGAACTGAGGTGATTCAGATTGATCTGGATTGAAATCAGTAAAGCAATTTGGATTGTGGGCGGATTGATGCTGGCTTCTTTTGCAGCTGGTTATCTCTTCCGTGGTTCAACTTCTAAGATTTAAAACTCACGGCGGTGCTCAGGTAGCACTGGGTGCCGCCTTATATAATGCGTTGTGGTGAAAAGGTAAACACAGTGGAATTTGACTCCATCATTCGCAGGTTCGAATCCTGCCAGCGCAATAACATTTAAAATTAAAAGTCAATCAAAAGGAAGGAGAGATGACGAATGCTTAGATGGCTTTAATAGATTTATATTCAAAAGAAGAACTTGAAGAAATAACCAAAAATTCAAATTCAATAAAAGAGATCGTTGGCAAATTAGGATATTCGGCATTGAGTGGGAATAACAATCTTACGGTAAAAAACAGATTAAAAAATATAATATAGATACCTCTCATTTTACATACCAAACACCAACTAAAAGAACACCAGAAAATATCTTTGTTAAAGATTCTACCGCATCACAAAAGGTGCTTCGAAAATATTACAAAAATGGTAATTATTCTATTTATAAATGTTCGGTTTGTGGACAAGGCCCAGAATGGAATTGTAAGCCACTTACTTTGATTTTAGATCATATAAATGGAAACAACAAAGATGATAGAATCGAAAATCTTAGATGGGTATGTCCGAATTGTAATCAACAACTAGAGACGACAGGATTTTGTAATCCATATGCAAAAGAGAAACGTAAATCGGATAGGGAGGTTCACAGATGACTACTCCAGAACAACTTGAAATTGCACTTCGGGACTTTATTTATCAATGCGGAAAAAGATACGAAAACGAATTGGGCTGCGATGATTGTATCTACTGGAATTTTTGTACCCGATTCTATACTCCGCATTGTGATTGTCCTGATGAATGGACGATTTATGACAAAGTAAGCCCACTTCCGTCTTAATTTGAAAAGGAGTTTCCAGATGGCAGTTTATATGACAGGTGATATCCATGGCAACCCAAGTCGATTTTATGATCTGAAAAGTTTCTGTAAAGTGCATTCAGACGCAGAATGGTTTATCTGCTTGGGCGATGTTGGTTTGAATTACTATGGCGAGGATCATCCGCAGGAGATGTATATCAAGAATATTGCGGATGAAATCCCTGCAAAACTGTTCTGTATTCATGGCAATCACGAGCGGCGTCCTACAGAAGCAGATGGATATAAACAGATCGATGTCACAGAGGGTGCGATTCAGGGTCCGATGATGTGGCACGCAGAACACCCTAACCAGTATTTTGCCATCGACGGTGCTGTATATACGATTTTTACATCCGACCGTGTGTTGACTGCACTTGTTTGCGGCGGTGCTTATTCGGTCGACAAGGATTATCGTCTGCGGCGCGGTTGGCATTGGTGGCCGGACGAACAGCCAAATGAACTCACGAAGGGGCTGGTACGGTTGATGGCAGTGGAAAAACAAATCGATATTATGTTGACCCATACCTGCCCGCTGCGGTTCGAGCCAACTGAGCTTTTTATCTCTGGTATTGATCAGAACACAGTAGACAAGTCAACAGAACAATTCTTTGATGAAATCTACTCCTTATTCCCGGCGTACCAAGAGCCGATGTGGTACTTTGGCCACTTCCATGGAAATAAATACACGGATGAATACGTGATGCTCTTTGATGACATCATGGAGCTGAAGTGAATTTATAAATAGTAAATCGAAAGGGGAGTACAGATGCTGTATGGACGTGCGTCTCCTGATTTGATTCGATAGCATTTCGTCAAATTAGATAGGAGAAAACAATATGACTTGTAATTTTTGTGGTAAGACTCTGGACACCTGCGATGAGATCAATCTTGGTAACCTGGAACTGCCTTTCTTCTACGGGAGCAAGCGTGATGGGGACAAGATGAAGTTTTCTCTCTGCTCTGGCTGTTATGACAAGCTGGTAGATGAATTTATGTCCAGATGCAAACACGAGCCCATCGTTGTTCCCTTTGCCCCAAGGGTGCCGGAGTGGGAACATAAGACTACTGAAGAATCCGATTATTGATAACTGATTACATAGGAGGTACATATGGCAAGTAAGGAAAATAACGTTTACTCTCGCTTTAGCTTTTGCGGAAAGGTCACCGTTTCCAAAAAGGTCCCGTTCGTGAAGCGCGACACCTACGACAAGGGTGAGAAGATCAGTATTAACTTTGGTATCAAAGCCGGAAACAATCTCGGTTATGTCAAGCTGGAAGGCTTTAAGAATGACGAGATCAAGACCATGGATACTGACCGAAACAATATCGAGGTCGCGTGGAGTGATCGTCTGGACGAAGATGTGATCAAGACTGTTGCCAGCACCAAAAAGTTCACAGTGAATCTGGGCGAGCGCAAGGAGTTCATTACCGAGTGGGATATGATCGAGTATCTGGAGTCCGCTCTGGCCGGTTATGAGGACGATATTGTTGTTACTGGTAAGTTCGTTCTGCGTCCCGGCACCGGTAAATACAAGGATCAGGTTTATCGCGAGTATCAGATCCAGAACGTGTACATGCCTGGTGAGAAGGAAGTTCCTCATCTGACTATGAATCTGGACCTGTACTACGACAAGGACAGCATGGATACAACCACTCTGAAGGATGACGGCAAGATTATGATGCATTGCTACACTCCGATGTGGTCTAAGGCAGATGGCGCACAGAAGATGTTCCAGATCGACACCGTGTTCAATACTGCTGTTTTTGATATGGACAAGCCGAAGCACAAGGCAATCCACGATTACAAGATGCGCTATCTGGAAACCAAGTCTCGCAATCCTGTCCATATGAACTGGCAGATCGCAGTCGTCAATGGCGCTGAAGAGGTTCCGTTTACTATGGACAGCCTGACTGAACAGCAGCGGGAACAGGTCGAACTCGGTATCTCTAAGATGGAAGATTTCAAGCCGCGTGGGAATATCCTCGGTGATCGGGAAAAGGAGCTGCGTCTGGTAAAGCCTATCCTGACTGGTGAATTTGAGGAGTGCAAGACTGCGGCTGATTCTGGTTACACTGCTCGTGAGTTCGAGGATGAGATCTGGACCCCAGCGGTTGATGAAAGCGTGGACGATATGATGAAGGGCGGTTCCAAGGCTAAGATCAAGGCAAAGGCTACTCCTGCAGTCGAGGCCACGGATGACAGTGAGGACGATATCGATACCATGTTTTGATCCTGTCGATTTACCATGGAATAAAAATTAAAAAGGAGAATGCATAATGGGTTTCAAAATCAATCGTATTAAGGCAGACCTTGGCAGCTATCCTCATTATATGCTGCTTGGAATTCGCAAGATCGGCAAAACGACTTTTGTTCGTGACCTGATCAAAGAGAAGTATGGTGATGCAACAAAAGGACTGCTGATCTCGTGTGGTGCTGAGAATGGCTACCACGCTCTGGATGATCTGCAGGTTGAAGAAGCGAAGGTTTTTAATCAGGATTACGACGAAGAGACCGACAGCCGTGGTTTTATTCAGATCGTTGATGATATCGTCGAGAATAATAAGGACTATGGCATTAAGCTGGTCGCCATCGATACCTTGGATTGCCTATATGATATCGCTGCACAGGAGGCCATTCGGTTGTCTCGTAAAGAGACCGGTAAGCCGTGCAAGAGTATTAACGATGCATTTGGAGGCTACGGTCGGGGACTTGACCGTGTGATTGCACTGATTCAAGAGCAGATTACTCGTCTGGAAGATGCCGGTATCGCTGTGTTTATCTTGTCTCACGTCAAGGAAAAGACTCGTACTGATATGGTCACTGGTGAAGAATATCAGGTTTGGACCAACAACCTGATGGATAAGGTGTATGGTGCTATTGCTGACACCGCACAGATGGTTATGATGGCGGTCTTTGATCGTGAAATCAAAGATAAGAAGGTCACTGGAGAAAATCGTGTCCTGTATCTGCGTGCTACTGCAAGTCTGGATGCTGGTTCTCGTTTCCATGGTCTGCCTGAGAAGGTTCCTTTCACCCCCAAGGCTTTCATTGAAGCGTTTGAAGAGGGCGTTAAGAACTCTGCCACTATGAAGCCGATGACTGATGCCGATATGGCTGCCCGTCAGAAGGAAGAGGCCGCACAGCAAGAAAAGACTGCAGAAATCGCTCGTCGTAAGGATGCAGAAAATCGTGCTGCAGCTCAGGCAGAAGAGGACGAGCCTCACCGTGCCGAGTGGATCAGCGCAATTCAGGATCGTTTCGGTAACGCTTCTGCCGATGTTAAGGCCCAGATCAAGGCGATCCGCGATGAGGTCGGTCTTAAGTTCTCTGATCCAGAATTTCCTATTGACGCATTGAAACGCGTTTATTCTTTGGTCTAATCATTCACACTTTATATGGTCATTCCGAAGTAAATACGCAGGGCGGGACGGTGGGTATGTTGAGGTAGGAAATATGGCAAAGGAACCTACAGTTAAATGTATGGCTACCGGGGTGCAAGGCCCCAGGAGTCAATTTTATAAAGCGCCAAACAATCGCTACTTTCAATCGGAAGCGGTTTATCAGGCGTGGTTGGCCGGGCGGCGCAGGGAAAAGGCGAAAAAGAATAAGCCCGCTCCTCAAAAGAAGCCAGGCCGCACGATGGAATCTTATAAGAAGCTGTGCAGTACGATCGCGGATTTTATTGGATATGACCCGGAAAATGGTCAGCCAATGCCAACGATCGTATTTCGCCGGCTAAAGGAACTGGATTTCTACTCGGATGAAATCATTCAACAAACCATGGATGAAAACGAAAAGTCGATTCGGTGGGCAATGCAGAATAAGAAGTTCGAGGATGACGCAGGGAAGTGCAGCTATCTGATGGCGATTATTCGCAACAATATCGGCGCTGTTTACCGGCGTGAAAAAGACAAGGCAGAAAAGACTGTCAAAAATAATGCAGAACCAAATCTTGACACAATGATCGACCTGTCAATGATCGGTACTGCACACAAAGGAAAAGATGTTAGCAGCTTGCTAGGAGGTGACGATTTATGGATTTAACCAAGGCGATTGAAAAGATCGAAGCAAATCGTGTACAGGCCGAAGCAAGCTTTGTTTTTTGTCTATGGAAAGATCCCCAGCGATACGACGATTACAAAAACATCAACGAAGGAACAGATAAAACCCTGATCTGTGAAGAACAGGTTTTCTATTTCATGGTCGGTCGCGGCATTCGTCGGCAGGGCTTTTCTAACATCGACAACATCACTCTTGATACATATCTGGCGGACAAACCCACACTCCGTCGGCACTACGAAGAGCTGAACGGCTGGCGTGCTTGTAAGGCGATGATGGATCTGGTCGATCCGGGAAATACGGACAGCTATTACAACCAAATCGCCAAAATGAATACGCTCAAAATCCTGGCCACCAAGTATGATGATTTGCTCAGTCACCCTGAGCGCTTTGATGATGCCACAAACGAAGATGTGTATAACACTTTCGAGCTGCTCAATAACAGTGTGGCGCTGACAACCGGCAACGATTCAAAGATCGAAAATCTTGTTGTTGATGAAAAATACATCCAGCAGTGCAATGCCGGCATGGATCAGGGAATCAGTTATGCAGCCGGAGCACCTCTATTGAATTATCTGACACTTGGTGCTCCTGTTGGGGATATGTATTTGTTTGCTGGCCACAGTGGCACAGGAAAATCAAGTTTTATCTTTGAAAATATGGTTCTCCCATTTGCAGAAGGCGGCACAGGCGTTGCGATTATTTCAAACGAGATGCAGAGCAAGGCATATAAAAATATGTTACTGGTTCACATCCTCACGAAAGAATTAGACTACTGGAAAATCACTCGTAAAAAGCTCAGTCTTGGCCATTTTAATGAAGAGGAATTGGAGATGCTTCGTAAAGCAGCAGCCATTACAAAAGAAAAGTATTCCAATATTCGCTTTGTGAAAATGTTCGAAAACGACACTTCTAAGGTGCTTCAGTACATCAAGCGTCTTGCAAGATCCGGCACAAAGGCAATCATCTACGACACCATGAAATCGGATGACGGTATTGACGATAAAATGTGGCAGGCATTGTTGATGAACAGCCGTCGCATTTTTAATACTGTTTCAAAAGAACAGGTCGCTATGATCTGCACTTTCCAGTTGGCATTACATACTACGAATCAGCGTTGGCTTGACGCAACTTGTCTGTCAAACTCAAAACAGATAAAAGAGGTGGTGGCTCAAGCTGTGTTTGCAAGACCAGCCTGGCAGGATGAGTACACCGGTGAGAAATTTGATTGTAATCCCTATCGGCGGAATAAGGACAATCCAAAAATCAAAGAGCCATTCATCATGGATAAAGACAAAAAGTATATGGTTCTTTTTCTGAACAAAACTCGTTCTGATGAAGATGGCCAAACTCTTCTTTATCAATGGGATTCAGCTTGGAACCGTTGGATCGAAATCGGTTTTTGCACCATTGTAAACGATCATGGCCAGTATGACCGCAGATAAATAAGAAGGGAGGCTTCGATATGAATGGATGTCAATGTATTAACGTCTAAGCTTGAAAATCAGCCAGACAAAATCATTCAGATCCTTGAAGCACTTGGCTTTGAAAATATCAAGTTCAATCCTCTCAAAAATAATCTGCGGTTCGCCCGGGAAGAGCAGCGAAATCCAACCAGTTGTATGCTCGATTGCGGCACGCTTCGGTTCTTTGTTTTCTCTACAAACCAAAAAGGGAATCTTTTCAGTCTGATTATGGATGTTAAAAGATGTTCGTTTCCAGATTCTTTGAAATTCGCTGCACAAAAGGCTGGCATTTCAGAAGAAGAGGTCAACATCAAAACACATTGGCCGTTCGGCGGGTTCTTTCTAAAACTGATGCCGGACTATGAAGAAGAGATGGAAGATTTGAAAACGTACCCGGAGGAGACTCTGGAACCGTATGCTAACAAATACAATCTCCGCTTCATCAAAGATGGTATCAGCCTAGATACTCAGCAAAAATTCGGTGTCGGTTATGATGTGGAGTCAAATCGAATCACGATCCCAGAGCGTGCAACTGATGGTTCTTTGGTCGGCATCATGGGCCGCGCTAATTACGAGTGTGAACACGATAAACGCTGGTATCCGTTGATCTCTTGTCCACGCAGCAAAACACTGTTTGGATACGCGGAGAACTACCATCGGATTCAGGAGACAGGGAACATCGTTCTGTTTGAATCTGAAAAGGCAGTCCAGCAGTGCGATTCGTTCGGCTGCAATATTGCCCTCGCAACGTGCGGCTGTCATGTATCAGATACGCAAACCAAATACATCAAACGAATGCTGCCAAAGAAAATCATTCTGGCTTACGATGAAGGGCTTGAAGAAGAGCACTTGGTTAACGAATGCAAAAAACTTATCGTGAACAATCCGATCTTAAAAACAAAGGTTGGATACATTTGGCCTGACGGGTTGATTCAGGAGGGCTCCAAAATGAATATCGCTGATCTTGGTAAGGATGTTTACAAAGAGGGCGTAACAAAATATGTGAAATGGGTAGAGGAGTGATGTAAATGGGACAAAGAGTAATAGCCCCTGAGCTACAGGCACTGTATGACAAAGGGGCGCAGGTGTACAGCTATTCAAAGCTGAGTACGATCCATGATTGCCCATATAATGCATATCTGACTTATATCAGACCGCGTGATCAGTGCGCCAATGTGTATTCCTCTCTTGGTACTGTGGTTCACGATACGCTGGAAGGAATCATTGAAGGGAAGAACACAGAAGCGGATATCGGTCCTGCCATCGAAAACGGTCTGGACGAACTCGATATGCTTGGGATTGATTTTCCTAAAACGAGAGATGGCGGCAATGGCATCCGCGATAAATGGATCTCAAACATGCGTTGTATGGCTCGTGATTGGGTCAGTCCAAAAGGCGAGTATGAAATCGAGAAGCTGCTTATTCTGAAGCTTCGTGACGATCGCTATCTTCAAGGTTATGCAGATTTGATCCGTGTCCTGCCAGACGGGCGGCTGCAGGTGTTGGATATCAAGACTTCCAGTCAGTTTAAGGATGAAGACCTACTTCACTATGGTCGTCAGCTGGTCGCGTACACTCTGGCGCTTGAACAGGCTGGATTCAAAACGGCCGTTCCTTGTTGGATCATGGTGAAATATTGCAAGATTACATACGAAACCGGATTCGGAAAACGTGCAAAACCAGCCGAAAAGGTGCTCGATCGATGCAAAGTGGGTTACACGCTGCGGTCCACAGTTCGTTCCAAAATGAAAGCCGCCGGGTATGACGGTGAGCAGATCGAAATTGTTACCCAGGCATTTATCGAATCGAACGATATCAATGATCTGCCGGAAGATATTCGCTGCCAGTTCAAATTGACTACATATGTCAGACCGTATCCTGTCACCGATGAACTGCGCAAAGAATGTATTGATTACATAAACGAAACAGCGGACGAGTTCGAGGAGCGGAAACGCAGTGGCGAATGGCCTGCACGAGAGATCGAAGAGAAAAATGGCAGCCCCAATTTCTTTTGTACCAATCTCTGCGGTCATCGCAAAACATGTGAACCGCTTCGGGATTGCATCAACAAGCGACCGTTTTATGCGGCAAAAGACCCAAGCGTGGTCGGTATAGATGATTTGTTTTAAGGAGGATTCATGGAGCAAAACTATGTTGTATACCATTTGCACGACGATAAGGGTTCGCTCCTTGATTCTTGTACAAAATGGGAAGACTATGTTGATCTCGCTGCTTCTTACGGGATGAAAGCGATTGCTTCTACCAACCATGGTTACAACCTTAACTGGACTGAAAAGAAACAGTACGCAGAAAAGAAGGGGTTGAAGTTTATCGTTGGTTGCGAGGTGTATCTTACTTCTGAGATATATCACTATCCAGAGATTCCAGACGAGGTTTATGAATCTTATCAGGGATGGGACCCGCAGGAAGCACAAGAGGAAATCGGTAAAATGATGGATGCCGAACGCTATAAAGTTCGCGACAACTTCCATACGATTCTTCTTTGCAAAAATGCTCGTGGCGTTCTGGAACTAAACAAAGTAATGGGCACATCTTATGATGCTGACCACAAGTATTATAAGCCGCGCATTACTTTTGAAGAGTTCTTTGGTCTGTCTGATAACATCATCAAAATCTCTGCCTGTCTGGCAAGTCCACTTCGTAAATACACGTCAGAATGTGATGGATTTCGTCAGGAAGTCTATGACAAACTATGCGAGACTTATGACTATTATGAGATTCAGTATCACGATTGTGACGATCAAAAGGAATATAACCAGTATCTCTGGGAGCTTTCTAAGAAATATCACAAACCACTGATTGCTGCAACTGATACCCATAGTCTGAATGCGTATAAAGCAGAGTGCCGTAAGATCCTTATGATGGGCAAGGGAATCGAATTCACTGGCGAAGACGAGTTTGATTTAACTTTCAAATCTTACAATGAACTGGTCGATGCGTTCACTGTGCAAGATGCGCTCCCTCGTGAAGTCTGGATGGAGGCAATCGAGAATACGAATCGGATGGCCGATAGTGTTAATGATTTCACTCTGAGCACAAAGGCGCGGTATCCCATTTTGACCGGAACCTCTGAATCAGATGCCAAGGTTTATATCAAGCGGACCCATGATATGCTGAACGACAAAATTCATCGCGGTATCATTCCTGAATATGAAGTCGCACAGTTTAAGGCAGATGTTGAAGAAGAGCTTACGGTCTTCAAGAAAACCAACATGCTGGGCTTTATGCTTTCTATGAGCGACCTGATGATTTGGGGCAAAAATGAAGGCATTCCATTCGGACCAAGTCGTGGTTCTGTTGCAGGTTCCCGGTGTGCATTCGTTACAGACATTATCGATGTTGACCCGGCTCGCTGGAATCTGGTGTTCTCGCGCTTCTGTAATGAAAACCGTGTTGAGATTGGTGATATTGATATCGATGTGCCGGATGCTTATCGTCCCATGATTTACAACCACATCTTTGAATCGTTCGGCCGCGAGAAATGTGCATACGTTCTGGCTATGGGTACTCTGGCAGGGAAAGCGACAATCGACGAGATTGGACGAGCCCTTGCTAAAGTCTGGAAGCGAGAAAACCCAGATGTAGATGAATCCAAGAATCCTTATTCCCTTGATCGAATCGCAAAAGTGAAAAAGGAATACGATGCCAGCGCTGAAAAGTGCCGTGCAGACCATCCTGATATCTTCTACTATTTCGATGGATTGCAGGGGACAATTGTATCGCTGTCTCATCATCCGGCCGGCGTTATCATCGCTCCAATCGACCTCTATAAAAGGTATGGTGTTTTCCAAGATAAAGACGGTCTGCCTATTCTGTGTCTTGACATGGAAGCGTCTCATGCAGTCGGTCTGGCAAAGTACGATATCCTTGGTCTTGATACAGTGTCTGTTATTGATAAGACCTGTAAGCTGGCTGATATTTCGTACCCGCACACTTGGGAAATGGATTTCGATGACCAGGCAGTTTGGGCAGATATGAAAACGTCTCCGGTTGGTATTTTCCAGTTTGTTGAAGATTTCGCTTTTGATTCGCTCAAAAAATACGATGTTCACAGCATTGCAGATTTGAGCTTGGTCACAGCAGCTATTCGACCAGGCGGTGCTTCTTACAGAGATAAGCTCTTCCGGCACGAAGCAAATCACAACCCGTCGCCTGAAATCGACGAACTGCTAAAAGATAGCTTGGGCTGGCTTGTCTTTCAGGAACAGACCATTGCATTCCTCCAGCAGTTCTGTGATATGAGCGGCGGTGATGCAGATAGTGTTCGTCGTGCAATTGGTCATAAAAACAAGGCGGAGTTAGATGCGGCAATGCCTCGTATCCTGAATGGTTATTGTAATCACTCAACAAAGTCAAGAGAAACAGCTGAGACAGAAGCAAAGGAATTCTTGCAGGTTATCGAGAACTCGGCCTCTTATCAGTTTGGTTTAAACCATGCTACCGGGTACTCGATTCTTACATATTATTGTGCGTATTATCGCTATTACTACACCCACGAATTTGTAACGGCACTTCTGAACACTGCTGACACGCAAGAAAAAATCGTCAATGCGACCAAGCTTGCGAATGAGCGTGGCATCCAGATCATGCCGATCAAGTTCCGCCATTCCCGAGATGAATATGTCTACGATAAGACAGATAAGAAAATCTATCAGGGAATGGAGTCTATCAAGTATCTGAACAAACGGCTCAGTCGGGAGTTTTATAAGCTCCGCAATGATAAGTTCAGTTCCTTCATTGATCTGCTTATGGTGAACAAAATGAAGAAAATCGCGGACAGTAGCCAGCTTAAAATTCTTATTAAGCTTGACTTCTTTTCGGAGTTCGGGAACCCCAATCAGCTTCTTGCCCAGGTGGATATCTTTAATAAATACTTCGGAGCAAAGCAGCTTAACAAGATTGACATGGATCGGTTCTTCTCTCATGACACGATGCTTCATTTGTGCGAAAAAGAGACTGAGAAAAAATATGTCAATGTGGATTGGCTTGGTATTGTTCGGAATTTGGCGAGAGAAACAGAAGATATCAAAACTTCAATTACAGACCGCATCCAATATGAAGCTGATTGCCTTGGCTACATCCAGCTTACAATGCCGAAGCTCAAAGATTCTTACATCTACGTCTTGGATATTGATGGTAAGTTCGCCAATAAAACTGTAAGCGCCTACGTCCTCAAAACCGGTCAACAGCGTCGGCTTAAGGTGAAAGGCCGCACCCTGGAAGCTGCCCCAATCGAGAAAGGCGACATCCTTCGTATTGATGAAGAGCGGGATGAAGGCCGCTGGTCAAAGGACGAGCAGGGCCAGTGGGTTCAATCCAAGACCGACAAAGAAACGATTCTTCGTAAATACGTTCATGTGCGGTGAAAGGAGGTGACAAAGTGACATATAACGAAATCACTCAGATCCTCAAGTCAATGGTGATTATTGTTGATGACCGCGAAAAGGATACTCCACTTCTGCATCAGCGTCTCTCGTCGTTCCCGTGTGCTTATATGCGTAAGCGGCTGGACTTTGGTGACTATAGTGCTGAAGTAACACTGCCCAATGGCGAAAAATTCTCGTTGGCAGATAAGGTGACCATTGAAAGAAAGAATTCCATAGATGAAATCTGCGGCAACTTCACAACGAATCGAATTCGGTTCGCTAAAGAGTTCGACAGAGCGGCAGCAGCCGGAGCAAAAACTTACATACTGATTGAAAACGGTTCATGGGAAAAGATCAATCGCGGTGCATATCGCAGTAAGATGACACCCGCTTCACTGCTGGGTAGTCTCACCACATGGCTTGCTCGATATAACAGTCAGATCATTTTTTGTGAGCCAGATACCACATCATGGCTGATTCATGCGTTTCTTCTCCACGAAATGCGTGAAGCGCTGACCCATTATGAACTACCGCAAAAAACCAAGAGAACAAGAAAGGGGACTGAAGATGACATCATCACTTGATTTTGAAGGTGAGCTGATTCTGGACGGTGTCCTGCTAGACAAGCTGGAAACACTGACAAAAAAGCTCCAGAAAGCCACAAAAAAGACCGATAAGGCAACAGTCTTGTTGGATGCAAAAAACGAGATCGGTGAGAATTCGTTATTTTTCTTTCTTGATTTCATTCTCGATTCACAGATCACAACAGGAATCTCTAAGGCGAAAATTAACAAGAAGGTGCGAATCGTGGATAAATTTCCACACACTTTCCAAGATATCTGCTTATTCCTGGCGGAGTGCAATACCGGCTCTGACATGGCTTTGTCAATGGCAGCCAGTTATATCTACTGGAATGCTTCACATAAAGATTTTCTGATTCGAGTGTTCACCAAGAATTTGCCTCTGGGTGTTGAAGCTGCTACGGTCAATAAGATTTTTGGCAAAGTGGTAATTCCGGTCTGGGAAGTCCAGCAGGGATATCCTATCGATAAAGTTAAACTCAAGCCGGGCACCTGGTTCAGTCTCAGTCGCAAGATGAATGGTAACCGGGGCACCTTCTACCGTGGTAAGTTCATTTCTCGTCAGGGACAAGAGTTTACCGGCCTCGACCATATTAAGGACGACATCATCAAAGAGCTTGGCGATGAATCGCTGATTGATGAATACGTCTACGATGGCGAGCTGGTATACCGTAATAGCAGAGGGCTATCAGACGGCGAGGCATTTCGGGTTGGCACTGGTATGTTGAACTCGGATGGAGATAAAAGCCAGATCAAGTTCGTTGTGTTTGATTTGATTCCTACTGATGAGTTTGAGAACGGCAAAGGCAGCCTTCCTTATGAAGATGGTTCTTTTGTTACGCCATATAAACTCCGTCGTAAATGGCTTGAAGATTTAGCCGTTACGATCGAGCAGAAAGGGCTAAAAAACATCCAGGTCGTGCCGATGGTCTATGAAGGTACAGATCAAAGTGTGATTCCTCAGTGGCTCGATTATGCAGTCAAACATGATTGGGAAGGGCTCATGCTTAATACATCGGTTCCTTATAAGCGGGCGCGTCACACTGGCTGTCTTAAAATCAAGCGTTTTTATACTGTTGATCTTCGTGTCACTGCAATTGAAGAGGGTCAGAACCGTCTGGCTGGTACGATGGGCGCTTTGGTTGTTGACTACAAGGGCAACGAGCTTCGTGTTGGTTCCGGTTTTGATGATGCTACGAGAGCTACCGTGTGGGCGAATCAGGGTGATTACATCGGACGTATCATCGAATTAAAGTACAAAGAGGTCACAATGGATAAAAAGACCGGCCTTGAGTCCCTGCAATTCCCGACCTTTGTGCGATTCCGTGATGATAAGAACGAAGTAAGCTACGGCTAAGGAGAAAGTTATGAATCTTTCTAAGAAGTCCATTAAGCACATTCTTCGGATTTTGGACAACAAATGTATCGAGGTTCCTACGAAGACGTCCGCTTATAGCAGCGGTGGACGTAGAATTTTGACTCGTGATTTTGAGCCAAAGAAGTCACACGGAATGAATGGCTGGCAACGAATCGTCTATGTACCGTCCGAAGGATATTTCTACGGAATTTATAACGGAAAATCGGAAGAAGATTGGGATATTCCGGATATCTGGTCTCCTGCTCAGCTTACTGATTTGTGAGGTGTTAAAATGCTACTTTTAACGCAAGATGGAGAAATTATAAATCTTGACCGTATGGCAATCATTGATACCGCAAGCCTTAATGTTTATGCAAGGCAGGGCATGGGTGAGCGTGGAATTATCCTTGGTAGTTATGACTCTGAGAGTAGATGCTACGATGTTGTCGCACGTATTTTTGATTGCTATCGGAAAAATGAGAAAGCATACATAATGCCAAAATGAATGATTTTAAAAAACTAGCCATTCCAAAGAAAGAACGACTTGAGGTTCAACTTACGGACGGCACAGAAGAACACAATATCCAATACGTCATCACGTCTCTGGCTACAATCAAAGGCGATAAGATCTATAAAAACTTCCGTCTATATTCTGTGGCCGATGATGGCCAATTGACTCAGCTGGAAAAACGAGATGGCGACCCATATTTCGATGCTTTGAAAGGAACGGTGTATGAACAATGAGAAGTGGCTTTTTGAAAGGTATCGACAAGCATTACGAGAAATTACAATCGCCCAAAATCATTTTGAGTTTTGCGAGCCTGATTATATCGATTGCGCAATTGATGATCTCGTTCACGCTGAGAAAACTTTCGACCGAATCTTAAAGGAGATTCGCAATGAAAAATTGGACACGTCGATATCTAAGACTTAATTATCAAGATGAATCTCTCTGTTGGCGGCTTCGCTATGGAGAACGCTTCGAAATCGTCGCAGAACTGGATGAATTTTATTTCCTCTGGGCACATGGCACGATGATTGCATTCCCAAAGTATGGCAAGTACGTATATGACATTGAAACAGAGATCGTAAATACCGAATAAGGAGGGAGGTGAGGTCCCATGCGAGGGATCAATCAAAGAGAGCTTGGTCGCAAAGAACGCGCTACAGCAGAATGCGAGCGTCAGATTCGGCGCTACGGATATGAATGTGGTGAGGTTATTACATATAAATTGTCGCCAGAACAAATGAAACAGGTTTTGACAGGCAGAAAAACAGTGGATGATTTTATCAAGGAGGGGCAGTAAATGAAAGTCGAATTGATTTCGTATTCACAGCCGGTAAAGAAGGATGCAGACAAGAATCCGCTCAGTATCGCAGAGCTGGCAGCAAGTGTCTGTTACGATTCGCAGCCGACCGAGACTTATCGAATCGCAAAGGGATGTAAGGCGACCGGGCACACCTCGGTGCTTGAACACATCAGCTTTACGTTCCATGTCACCGGTGTCAGTCGGGCGCTTCTGGCGCAGTTGAGCCGCCATCGGCATATCAGTCTGAGTGTTCGCAGCCAGCGCTATTGTGATGAAAGTGTTATGCAGTATGTCAATCCATTCAGTGGGGAAGACGCGGATGTATTTGATGGTATGATGGCAGATATCGCCAACGACTATCGCATCTTGAAAGAGTATCACGGTGCTGCCAATGAAGACGCTCGTGCGGTGCTGCCAAATGCGTGTTGCACTGAGCTATATGTCACCATCAATGCGCGGTCACTGATTGAAATGAGCCACCTGCGGCTCTGCACTCGTGCTCAGCGTGAGATCCGGGGACTGTTTATGGCAATCAAATTCCAGGTTGCTCAGGTTTGCCCAGAACTCGCCGCATGGATGGTTCCGTCCTGTGAAGCGAATCCCAAGTATCCGTTCTGTCCCGAGGGGAGCCGCTGCTGTGGCCGCCACCCGAAGCTGGCAGATGTTTATAAAACTGTAGAGAAGTAAGGAGATTACATATGAGCAAGATGTTTAATATCGAAAACTGTGATGTCACCATGGAAAATGGCCACTTGCGTCTGATCTATCATACCGACGAGCTGCTGATGCCTATGACTCTGGCAACCGGCAAAACCTATCACGATCTGAACGAAAAGGGTATGTATCTCTTTGGTCAGGAGGACTGGGTAGGGAATGTCGTTGAATGGAGCATTCGGAAGGAGAGTCCTATCTGGCATAATCTGCTGGCCGACATCTATAAGAATCATCACGATCTGTATTCTTCTATTATGGTTACTCCGGAAGACGATGAATATGACGATGATGTTGATGACAACGACAAGGTTCTTGGTTACCTGACTCTGGAGGCCACTGGAGACATCGACGAGAAAACCGGCCACCGTATCGCTCATTTCAACACTGCCGATCTGGCCGCTCTGGACAACGACATCCTTCATGCTCTGGCCGAAGCTTGTGGCATCAAAGATATCAAGTATATGTTCCGCGACGAACTGATCAATGCTATGAGCCAGCAGGATATTGATATGGACGATTGCGATTACGACTGTGAGAACTGCGATTGTGCCGAAAAAATCTCTGATGGTGATGTTGTCTGCCACCTCGATGAGGATGACGATGAAGACGATGACGAGGAAGACCTGTGTGATGGCGATTGCGATTGCTGCAAGAACGATATACCTGACACCGACAACGACTGTTCCTGTGAGTCTAACGAAAATGAAGAGTCATCGCAGTCTGATACACAGCCGTATGAGTATGTGAATGGTCCCGCTCATTATCATGGGACCGAGTGCATCGAGAATATGCGTAAGCTGTTTGGCGACTAGGCAGTTCGCTGGTTCTGTATTTGCAATGCCTACAAGTATCGTTTCCGTGATGGTTCTAAGCCCGGTGTAGCAGCAGAGCAGGACGAAGAGAAGGCTCGTTGGTACGAAGATTATGCTGTGAAAATGATGGGCGAGCAGCGTTATTATTGATAAGGAGGTGATGGAATATGGAGTATGTAATCAAACGTAATGGCGTAAAAGCTCCGTTTGACAAGTCTAAGATCGTGAATGCAATCGAAAAGGCGATGACCACCACTCCCGGCGGTATTGATTCTCGTGTATCGAATGCAATTGCGGATCACATCGCTCAAATGCCAGACACTCTTTCTGTTGAGCAGATCCAGGATATCGTCATTGAGCAGCTGAAAGCAAGTCCTTTTGCTGATGTAGCTGAATCTTATAGCCACTGGCGAAAGCTCCGTCAGGAAATTCGTGACAAGGAAAAGACGAATGCCAGTATTCTTGAAATCATCGACGCTAAGAATGATGCGATCAATCAAGAGAACAGTAATAAGAACCCCACCGTGAACAGCGTTCAGCGCGACTATATGGCCGGTGAGGTATCAAAGGATCTGACCGCTCGTCTTCTGCTGGACCCGGAGATCGTTAAGGCACATGAAGAGGGTTTGATTCACTTCCATGATGCAGATTATTTTGCTCAGCACATGCATAACTGCGATTTGGTCAACTTGGAGGATATGCTGCAGAACGGCACTGTTATTTCTGGTACTGGCATTGATAAACCACACAGCTTTTCTACCGCCTGCAACATTGCCACCCAGATCATTGCGCAGGTGGCATCCAACCAGTACGGCGGCCAGAGCATCAGCCTGACCCATCTGGCTCCCTTTGTGGATGTCTCCCGCAAGAAGATCGCCGCCGAAGTCGAAGCGGAGATGGAAGGGCTGGACGTTACCCCGGAGCGCAAGAAGGAGATCGTGGAGCGCCGCCTGCGCAACGAGATCAACCGCGGTGTCCAGACCATCCAGTATCAGGTCGTGACCCTGATGACCACCAACGGTCAGGCCCCCTTCATCACCGTGTTCATGTATCTGGGAGAAGCCCGCAACCCGCAGGAAAAGGCCGACCTTGCCATCATCATCGAGGAGACCATCCGGCAGCGCTATCAGGGCGTGAAGAACGAGGCCGGTGTGTGGATCACCCCCGCCTTCCCCAAGCTGATCTATGTGCTGGAAGAGGACAACATCCGCCCCGGCACTCCCTACTATTATCTGACCGAGCTGGCCGCAAAGTGTACCGCAAAGCGCATGGTGCCCGACTATATCTCCGAAAAGAAGATGCTGGAGCTCAAGGTGGACAAAAACGGCGAAGGCCACTGCTACACCTGCATGGGCTGCCGCAGCTTCCTGACCCCCTATGTGGACCCCGAGACCGGCAAGCCCAAATACTACGGCCGCTTCAATCAGGGTGTTGTCACCATCAATCTGGTGGATGTAGCCCTTTCCTCCGGCGGCAACTTCGAGAAGTTCTGGAAGATCTTTGACGAGCGTCTGGCTCTCTGCCACAAGGCACTGCAGGCCCGCCATCAGCGCCTGATGGGCACCCCCAGCGATGCCGCCCCCATTCTGTGGCAGTACGGCGCACTGGCCCGTCTGAAGAAGGGCGAGAAGATCGACAAGCTGCTCTTTGGCGGCTACTCCACCATCAGCCTGGGCTACGCCGGTCTGTATGAGTGCGTGAAGTATATGACCGGCAAGAGTCACACCGATCCTGAAGCAAAACCGTTCGCGCTGTCTATCATGCAGTATATGAATGATAAGTGCACAGAATGGAAAGAAGCAGAAAACATTGATTACTCTCTGTACGGCACTCCGTTGGAGTCTACTACATATAAGTTCGCCAAGTGCCTGCAAAAGCGATTCGGCATTATTCCTGATGTCACAGACCACGACTATATCACCAACAGCTATCACGTAAACGTTCGTGAGCATATTGATGCTTTTACTAAGCTCAAGTTTGAGAGCGAGTTCCAGAAGCTATCCCCGGGCGGTGCTATCAGCTATGTGGAAGTGCCCAATATGCAGCACAACATTCCGGCAGTTCTCAGTGTAATGAAGTTCATCTACGATAATATTATGTATGCCGAGCTGAACACCAAGTCCGATTACTGTCAGTGCTGTGGCTACGACGGCGAGATCAAAATTGTTGAGGATAACGGCAAGCTGGTGTGGGAGTGCCCAAATTGTGGTAACCGTGACCAGAGTAAGATGAATGTTGCACGACGTACCTGCGGTTACATTGGAAGCAATTTCTGGAATCAGGGACGTACTCAGGAAATCAGAGATAGAGTTGTTCATCTTAGCGACAATTAACTTATAAATAGATGTGGTGGGTGGGACGGATTTATGAAAGGAGCAGAATTTTGAAATCGAGTAGCCAAGTGATTTCTCAATTTGAAGAAATATTTACAGCGTTGAACATCAAATATTTCAATGGAGAACTTAAAAAGGCAATTATTACGGTTGGCACAAATAGTCGCATTCAAGTAGCACAAAAATTCGTAAAAAGATCGATTTCTGGGAACACAACTTCATTCGGAATAGAGCTTAATGCAAATCAGCTGAGTAAGCCAATTGAAGAGACTGTTGGGAAAATTTTGCATGAGATGGTCCATGAATACTGCTTGGAGAACAACATCAAAGATACTTCCAATAATGATGTGTATCATAATAAACGCTTCAGGGAGCAGGCCGAAGCTCATGGTCTGATTGTAATTCGTAGTGAAAAATATGGTTGGTCTATTACAAGACCTGGTCAAGATTTAATCAGATTTATTGATCAACAAGGATGGAAAACAATGAATCTGACTGGAATTGAATTTACAGATGAATCTGCAGATAAAAAATCAAGTACCAGACGCTGGATATGTCCAAAGTGTAAGACCATTATTCGTAGTACCAAAGAAGTGCGTGTTACTTGCACAGATTGCATGGAGCCATTTGTAAAAATAGATAAGAACAAATCGTTGTATGAAAAGTAAAAATAGAAAGGCAGGCGATATCGCATGAATGATATTGCAAAATTCATTTCAGGTTTTCTTGGTTTTATTCTGTCGTGGTTCATTACGACTGTTATATTATATGGCGGTTGGAAGCTGCTTGGGCCCGACTTTAATCTATGGGCAGCAACTGGTATTTGGCTGGGGCTGCTTATCTTTGGCAGATTTGCGAACAGTAAGAAGCAGTAAATAAAATAAGTAGGGTGGGTGTGGTGGCATGATAGGATGTGAAACAAATGAACTATATTAAGATAACAACACCAGATATCGCAAACGGAATCGGCTGCAGGGTCACACTCTGGTGCTCAGGTTGTTCCCATCGTTGTCCCGGCTGCCATAATTCTCAGACGTGGGATGCGACCGTCGGCAATCCATTCGTCGAAGACACCATGCAAGAGTTGCTTGATTTGCTTTGCCCCGATTATATTCAAGGCTTGACATTCAGCGGGGGAGACCCTCTGTTCGTTCAGAACCGGCTTATCGTTGGCTATATCTGTGCGCGTGTCCGCAAAGAGTTCGGCGACACTAAGGATATCTGGATGTGGACTGGATACAAGTGGGATCAAATCAAAGATTGGGATCATCTGAATTATGTGGATGTTCTGGTGGATGGCCCATATATTGAGGCTCAGCGCGATATTTCATTGCCGTGGGCTGGCAGCAACAATCAAAGAGTGATCGATGTCAAGCGGAGCTTAAAAAAGAACGAAGTCGTATTATGGAAGGAGAACTAATATGAACCCTATTGTAAAAGTAAACAAGATCTATCCTGACGCTCAAATCCCTACTTATGGCACTGAGAAGGCAGCCTGTGCTGATGTTTACGCTTATATCCCAGCGGATCAGGCAGACCTGTATGACGAGCATGGTAATCCTATTATTTACATCCGTCCGCATGAGACCCGTATGATCGGTACCGGCCTGCGTTTTGCTCCTGCTGATGGTTGGGCTATCCTCGGATTTGCCCGCAGTGGTCTGGCATCTAAGAAGGGTCTGGCACCTGCGAACAAAGTTGGCGTGTTGGACGAGGATTATCGTGGCCAGGCTTTTATTCCTTTGCACAATCACTCTGATATGCCACAGGAAATCGTCCATGGTGATCGTATCGCACAGTTCATGTTCGTTCCGTATTATCAGGCACAGTTCGATGTTGTTGATGAATTGAACGAAACTGAGCGTGGTGATAATGGTTTCGGAAGCACTGGTGTTTAACAATTAAGGAGTATTGCTTATGCGATGTAGTTTTGGATATACAGTTAAATCCCCATATGTAGAAAGACGTGTTAAATACTATGATGAAAATGGTATCTATGACGAATCGGTACAAAGTGATGACGAATTGATTGTCATTGGGGAAAAGCTAAGAAATGGTGGTTATAGATATAACAAAGAACTTGGGAAAGCAGAGACGGCCATGTTCGAGACAGAACCAAACAATCCGCAATATAAAGAAATTCTTGCAAGATTAAATCGTGTTCGTGACAAATACGGTATCAAACACTGGGATGAAAAGGAGCGGGTGATGTAAAATGTTCTGGAATAAATCAGAAGAAAAACCGTCAGAAGAACTTGAAAAGGCAGAAGAAGTCAAAGAGCAAAGACAATTTGAACCATATAGATGCTGGGCTGTCAATGTCAACTATTGCCTAAGAAATGGCATAGATCATAGCTTTACAGTTGACTATGAAAATTCCGATTATCGCGATAAAATGAGCCACAAAGAGGCTGGAGAAGCTATGGAATCGGATGCAACCAAAAAGAAAGAAGAAATAGAAGCACTGGTTGAAGCAAATCTTGGGCAGGAAACTGGCTGGATTAAACTAGGGTCGAACTATATTGCCAATCGAGATCTTGCAACAGTATCAGTGCAGCTTATAAAAAGTGCAAGCGGAGCTTTTGATTGGAGAGACTAATGAACGATATTATCCAAATGCCGAAAGGCGATTACATTATGAAGGATGCAGTCTACGTAGACACGGGCGAAACTCGTACTGACGGATGGTATCCGGAATGGATCGGTATGACAATGCAGTTCCGTCCAATTCCTGTCGGCTGGATTGCTCAATTCCGATATGTAAAAGATAATGAGGGCTATCCATATCCTGGAGGGATGCACACATCTCCCGTTACTTCTGTCTCGATTTCAGAAAATGAAAAAACTGTCGAAATCGAAACCGCACATACAATTTATACGTTTGAAAAAGTTGAGGAGGGCTAAATTATGGCAAAGTATTTTTATGTTTATCACGTTAATGATGGCACTACTGATCGTATCGTAAAGATGTTCAACACAGACTCTGTTGTCAACGGTAAGAAGGGTACTTATATCGCTGAGAAAAAGGTTGCATCCAGTGATCTACAGGGTTTTACCAGTGGCATCAAGGCGGCAGGTTTTCAGCTGAATCAGGAGCTCGCAAATGCTGATATCGCAGAGCGGGAAGCAAAACGAATTCTGGCTGCTAAGATGGCAGATTATCATGCTGCACGCGATGCTTATGCCGAGGCTGCTGACAATCTGAAAAAGGTAAACGCCAAGTTCGGTATCTGATACATAATTGCAGTGGTGGGTGGGAGGAATAAATATATGAATGTTATAAAGCATGGAACTCATCTGGCAAAAGATTCCGGAAAATTATATAAAGTGACTTGTGACTCTTGCGGGTGTGTATTTGAAGCTAAAAGATCTGAATTCCATGTATGGCCCCTACCGGCACGACCTGTTAGCGAAACGGTAAAAAATTATGATGATACAGGTCGTCCGGCAGAAATACAATGTCCTGAGTGCAAATGCACTTGTGGAATTAGAATGAGATTGCTTGCAAGAGAATCTGCCTTTTTACATGCATATTGTAGATAATAGAAGGAATAAAGAATATGACTTATACACTTATGTCTGTTCCAGAAGATAAAGAAGTCTGGTGCACTGGATTTCGATTTGATGATACGAAGGCCGGCATCAATTGCAAGCCGGTACAAGGATCTATTCATAATAAGGATTATTGGAACTCGAAGTTTAAAACAAAAAATCGCACAATCAGCGTGAATACAAATCAATCGTATTATGCATTTGCTGATACTTACGAAGAAGCCGCACATATTTATAATGAGATGATAAACACATTTCTTGTTGAGCTTGATAATAAGTATCGCAAAGTCGCAAGTTCATTGGAAGGCTGCTATCTATCGAATGATTGCGGCGTGATGTTTTAATAACTAGACCTTCATAAAGAAAGGAGAATTTGATGCTTGTAAAAGATTACGGCGGTGAAATCGATTGGAACATTGGTGCGTTCTGCGGCCATGATGAAATGATGTTTGATATTGATAAAGCTTGTAAAATGGCTTGTGAGAAAAATGGCATCAGATATGTATTTGGAAGTATATCCACAATCCTACAGGGTGGTCGTATCCCACCACAGAAAAATCTGCCTGTGTCAGAAGTTCTGTCCAGAGCAGATAAATATAATGAACTTGGTATTGGAGTTCGTTTGACATTCTCAAGCCCGTTTGTTACACGCGGCGATCTTGTTGATGAAACTTCAAATATTATGTTGCGTCACCTCGATCATAATAATCAAAATGGTCTTACAAACCGTAACGGCGTTATTGTTATGTCCGATTTACTGGCTGATTATATTCGCTATATGTATCCCAATCTTGAGCTGATTTCTTCGCAAGTAAAACCGTCTGTTGAAGTCGGTCTTGGGAATGATTCTGCCGAATATTATAATCGTCTGCTTGACCGTTTTGATATTGTCGTTGTGAATCCATTTAAAATCCATGACGAGCAGTTTATTAAAAACCTGCATGACCATGATCGAGTAGAATTTATTGTCAATCACCGGTGTCTGCCGAATTGTCCCATGGCTGGCCGTCACTATCAGCTGAATACAAAGCTGGGTCAGGCTATTGTTAATGGTGATGATATTACGGAGCTGCAAAATCAGTTGGCGATAGTATATAACTATTGCGGCTCTACTCGAAACAGTAATCCTCTTCTTGGTACATCTATGAATGAAGATGAAATCAAAATGCTGGTTTCACAGGGATTTAAACATTTTAAAATCGAAGGTCGTGAAAATAATATCATCTCGTTTGTGCGTGACCTTGGTGACTATGTTTTCAATCACGAGATATTTGAGAGAGTCATTCATGCCATTGCCGGTATGATGCTGTAAGGAGGTTCACAATGATTATTGATTGCAAATCTATTGCACAAGATATCAAAAATAAAATCAAGAATATTATCGCAGAAGCTAACGATGCTCCTGTTTTATATATTTATCAAGTAGGGGATAACCCTGCATCCAACGCTTACATTCGCGGCAAGCTGCGTGACTGTGAAGAGGTTGGAATCGAAGCAGAACTTATCAAATTACCAGAAAATATCACTGAAGACGAATTAAACAATAAAATACTGGAAGATTATAATTGGGAATATGTGGACGGCATTATCGTCCAGCTTCCACTGCCAAAACATATCAACCCCAATGCTATCTGTATCCCAGACGAACTTGATGTTGATGGCTTTAATTCCACATCCAAATTTCAGCCATGTACTCCGCTTGGCGTTATGAAGATTTTTGATTCCATCGGGTACGATCTGGATGGCAAGAATGTGCTTGTGTGTGGTCAATCTGATATCGTAGGTCGTCCGCTGGTTGATATGTTGATTAAGCGCCATTGTAATGTGATTTCTGTGAATAGCAGCGGAAGTTTTATGAAGTGCACGGCTCTTGCAATGGATATGGTCGATGTGATCATCTCTGCTGTGGGCAAGCGTAACTTTATCACACCGTTTGGTATTGACCGAGTAGAGGTTTGCATCGATGTTGGCATCAACTATGACGAAAACGGAAAGCAGCATGGTGATTGCGCTGACGCTGTTTATGAGATTGAGAATATCAAAGTTACACCTCGTATCGGCGGTGTTGGGCTAATGACCAGGGCGATGCTCTTATACAATGTGTGCGTATCACGGTATGGGACAGAGAAGATGGAGAAGGTGATTGAATGAAAGAACAGACTATTCCAATTGACCAACAGCTTGTATATAACGTAGAAGAAGTAGCGACCCTCTTGAAAACCACGCGCCCTGTGGTATACTCTTTAATAGAAAAGGGCTATTTACCAAGTATCGTGTTGGGTCGGCGTAAAGTAACCCGTAAAGCACTTCTTGAGTTTCTTGATAAGAATGCCAACACTGACTTTGGAGAACTTTTGAGAGCCGGTTGATTGGCTTGCCCACAAAATTGCCCACATTTGAATTCTTGTGGGCAAAACGTGGACAAAATACATATCTTTTTGTATTAAGTAACGATGATACGGCAATTCACTATTGCAGTCCAATGATGAGGCTCGCCATGGCCGCGGCTTCGAGGGCCTGCTGAAGCGCTACTTCAACGTGGAGCTGTAATTCCTGCATTCTTCTGAACCTGTTATTATAAAGCTGCCGTGCGGTTCCAAAGCTGCACGGCAGCTTTTTTTGCTTGACGGGATCCATGGCAGGGCGTACAATGGAAAAAACATTCCGAAAAAGGGGAAGTCTT